CGCTTTGCGTTCTTGCCTTGCTTCTCTTCGTGGCGACCTTTGCCACCACGGTTGTGCATGTGCATAGCCTGCATGTTGCGGACTTTCACGACTTCGTTGAGATCCTTGAGCATCTTGAATTCCATGGAAGCTATTTATACTTGGTCGAGGGCATCCTTGAACTTTACGACCTGCTTCCAGAATTCGGCAACGACCATGTTGAACCTTTCAACGTCGTTGTTGACGTGGCGGTAGTTCTGCTCCATCCGCCAGAGGATTGCATGAGCACGTTGGGCTGCGTCGGGATCATCACCCCACTGCTTTCCAATGTACTCGGTCAGGAACGCCTTGCGCTTCTGTTCAAACAGTTCCGGATCCTGCTTGTACAGCTGGTTCCACTCTTCGAAGTCAAATGTCTTCTTCATAGCTCCCACGGAAACACGATCCACGGCGCATCACTACCTAGCGCTCGTGAGTAGTAGTCGGGCTGGAACACGGATGTCGTCTTCCAATAGAAGACATATGATGTCACCTGATGTCCACGTTGATGGAGCTGTTCTGCTACTTCAAACATGGTGTGACCGGAATCAGCGATGTCGTCTACCAAAAGAATGTGTTCCGCGTCAATCCCCGGAATGGTATTGTAGTGCGCACCACGATTATCCCCTTTGCCGTGTGCTGATGAGTAATCCACAGCAACAAACGGGATATCGTCGAGCTGATGCGATGCCATCACACCTGGAATCAGTCCGCCTCGCGAAAGACCAACGACTGTGTCGATCCCTAGGTCGGCGTCGTTGATTTTCTCAATTGCGAGGGAGAGCAGCTCGTCAAATGTGTCCCAATGTACGTATTCCTTCTTCATCGTCTGTTTCGTTCCTGTTCTACTTCGTATTGCGCGCACGTCTGAGGTACAAGACGTCCCGCATAGTCACGGTACAAAGGTACCATTGTACTGCTGTGATCGCGCCAGTACATCACCTCATCGACGCATACAGCAGTGTAGTTGGATGTGTAGTCTGGTTCCGAACCGCACTCGGTTGGAATCAACCGGCCGCCGTATTGCACATACTTGGGTGCAACAGAATGATTTGCATCGCTACGCAGATACACAGCATTACCGATGCAGATCGGACTGTAGTTGGCTGGTGTGTTCACTTGAGGAGGTGTCGGCGCTGGTGTTGCTTCACCTCGTTGATTTGCCCGCTCTACGAGCTGGTTTGCAGTCCGAGAGATTGCGTTGGTCAGTTCTTCAGGAGTCGGCGGAACCACAACATCTTCACCTTGTGCGGCTCTCTGTTGCGCTTTTTCGATGTACTCCTGATACGCGGGAAGCATCACTGAAAACAGAATGCCAATGATCAGCGCGATCATGATCAAGTCGCCGAGAAATCCTCTCTGGTTCCGCATTTTGCTTCCTGGTGAGATGAGTGAGTTATGGATGATCACACAGCTCTAGATCCGGATCAACAGATACGAAAGGCCCTCCGAAGAGGGCCTTTCGAGAGCTTTACTCTACTCTAAGAGATTAAGGGGCCGGAAGTCGTTCCGATAGCTTGATGTAGACGCGACCTTGTCGCCTCAACCAACTGCCGTCGGTGATTTCATACACTAGCATTACGCGCTCATTTTCCGAAGTTGGAACGTACGTAGGATCAGGTGTGTACGTTATTGTGTTATCGGCGTTAATTACAGCCGACCCAACTGGTGCCCATCTGCTTGTTACGTAAGGGTCGAAGATTTGAGACACCGACAAGGCGTTTGGCCCTGGTTGCGTGTCAACATCTCGTGCCAGTACATCAATGGTGATCGGATCAGTGTACGTTGTTTCGACATACTCCCAGTCATTTACGATGGAATCGAATCCTGTGCGAGACTCATACAGGTACACATGAGGATCACTATTTTCATTCATCATAACGAAGTACGAGTTACCAACGTCTGGATATCGAGCGTCAATCAAGAAACTACCGTCGCAGAAGTTGTTTGGATTATAGAATGCAACATCGAGCGGTATTGCTGGTGGAGCAGCAACGGACTCAGGCGTAATCATACAATTTGTAGGAGAATGGCTCGCTGGATTTCCCTGTACGAGCGTCCCCTGCGCCGGATTACCAAGCGCCTTGTTTCTAGTGTTAAACATCCACCCAACGTTGTACACAGAATATGGTACCTTCACCTCAGCAACAACAGTACCGGTATGGCTGTACTGAGAATTAGACACAGTGAACTCGATTGGATACGTACCAACAGCTTGAGTTGTCGTTGTCGTATAGGTCAGAGTGCTACCGCTGAGAGTTGTAGTTCCTTCTGTTGGTACCGCTCCGAGAGAGTAGGTTAGATCACCGTACGTGTCGTTTGGACCTGGAATCACAGCATCCTGCAGATCGTACGTATACACTGTAGGATATCCCTGCGCAAAGAAGATCGTGCCGCCCACAGCTGCCGGACCCGTGGTACGCACAACGCTTGTTTTCAACGCCACTGGAATGTCGCGGCGCAGCGTGAATACGCCAGGTGACGTTTCTTCCCAGAACTTCACGTTGAGTGTATCTGTGATTACACCCTGTGCTGTGCTGTTGAAATCACGACCGACTACAACCTTACGCGGATCAAAGGTGGGCAGGCGAACAACAGAGTATTTCTGACCAAAAGTGATCTCATTGTGCGGTCCTGCATAGAGATTAGCACCCGGTTCAACAGAGAAGTACCAATCGTCCTGGATGGCCTTATAGTCGCTGATCTTGATGTTTTCGATTACATCGATTGTATCGAATACGGAGTCCGCAGGGTAATGATCTACACCACCGCTAATCTCATCGTATCTGATGTCGAATTCGTAGTACGCAGTACCTGTAACACCGTTGGGCAGCAGCAGTGCCGTAGCACTCTCGTACGGACCACCCGATTCATACACCGGTGCAAAGCTAACGTTATTCAGTGTGCCAAAATCGTAGGTGGCGATTGCTGTTACACGATTGATGCCCGTTCCTGGTAGTGTTGCATCCAGATGTCCGCCGAAGCCAACGATCTTATTCGTGAACAGACCAGTGGTTTCGTCAATCCACACTGTGTGGGCATTTGCCTTACCTACTTCACCGGCCACCAAGGACACACTTCTCGTTGTCGTGTCATCATCAAGGATAAACCCGAACACCCAATCGCGCGTCCAGTCTTCAATCGCTGGAATTCCTTCGATGCGCTGCAAGGATACGTCGCCCTGATGCATTTCAAGGTAATGTTTACCATCGACAGAATCAACAACGGCGCGCACATTGAGTTCAAAATCGTCTGTGCGATTGATGTGTGGTGTGTAGGCGTGATGGCCCGGTTGGTGGATGTACAGACCAGCCGTTACACCTTCAGGAATGTTGTCTTGGCCGAGTGTCCAAAAGAACGAACCATCCTCATCAACATCGAGGCCAAAACGGTTTGTGAAACCGTAGCCGTTTTGAATCAGAATAAATGGTGGATTTGGGCTGACACGAAAGCCGTTTACACTGAATCGCTCATTCATTGGGCTTCCAGCACCAGGGATGTCGTCTGCCATTTGAATGCGTTTTGCTGGTCCTGTGTTAATCACAGGTGAATCGGTTTCCTTCTCATCAACGCGAACGTCGTTGATGAATGCTGAGACTTCCTGCGCAAGTGCGTGAAAGCGCATGGGTGCTACATGATCAATCAACTCAGCGAATCTATGCTGTTCTGTCCATACGGAAGGCGCTGATGGATCGGCAGTGGATACAACCACCTCGCGCTTGTATTTGTCAGCGCCTGAAGTGATTTGAATGATCTCAAATCTCACAAGCGGATCATATGAAGTAGGCCATGGTATTGTGGCCTCGGCACCGACACTAGACGGCGAGTACAGCGATGCTGTTCCCGTTGTTCCAGCGGTGAGGATGCTATAATCCATGTCGTCGAGTTCATGAACCATGATCTCAAAAGGACTATCGGCAGCTGTGATGCCGGCGATTAGTTTCTTTCCTGCGTCGCCGCCAGAATCGCGTGATGCGTGCTGCCACACAAAATGCCCCTCACCGATTACGTCTCGCGTGAACATATGTGTGTACAGATCGTCGAGAGTTCGCGTTAGGTCGCTTGAAGCTCTTGCAACTGTGCGCGTCCACGTTCTTCCGTTGTTGGTGAATGTGCTAAGACCATCATATGATCTCATTTCAGCCGGTTCATCACCTGTACCTGTAGAGAACGGCGTCGGAGGTCGGGATGTAATGTTCCCCCACTCTGCCAACATGAACTCAATACCAGCACGCGGATGACCAAACAGAAAACTGAATTGATAGTCCGCCGGCGGTGATGTCACAACATCCTCGTATGCCTTAGTGTACGCTGGGCTGCCTTGAGATGTCCCAAAGCCGTAGTACATTACTACACGACGGTGCGCAGGATTATTTGGATCCTGATACACATCAAATATGAAGACAGGATTTTGCTCAAATCGTGTAACATCTGCGCCGCTCCACAGAGTCTGCACAACCGATGCATTCTTGTAGATGCGAACAGCGTTATCGCTTTCCAGTCGAATGGTGTAGTCGTGCTGATTCGGCGCTAGTCCTGTTTGCGCAGCAGGGCGCAAACCGACCACAGACGACCCTGCATCAAGTTCAAAGCGAAAATACAACGATCCTTCGTCAAATGTGTCGACGGTATGAGCTTCGTTGTATCCGTTTTGGGGAGGGGTGGTCGAGGGATGGATGTTACCTACTCCTCGACCGTCGGTAACAGCAACACCCATGACGGACGTCACATCAGGGACAACCGCCGCATCCGGTCTTGCTGTTAGCGTTGTGGAGTGAGCCAAAGAGCTCACAAATAGCGTCAAAAAGAGTATTGCAGTACGTAGCATTGTGTTTTGGCTCCTTACCATACCAGTTTTACTGCGCCGTCGGCATCAGTTATTGTTCCTTCGAACGGATTGGGTTGTGCTGTGATTTGACATTCTGGATCGCTAGGACTTTCGCAAGCCGTTTCGCACTGCAGCGGTGTTGTAAGTTGCAACACTGTACCCGTTGACCAGTCGCCACACGCTGGATCCAGTGGGCCTGGGAAACCAAATTGACCTGTTGAGTTTGAGAAAATTGAACAGAAACGCGCTCGTGTCATTACGAACGGCACTTCTGCGTCTTCAAAACCGATCAGCGTTGGACCAGTGATTACTGGAATTCTAGCGAACGGGAAGTCGAAACCACCAAATCCTCCGCCAAACCCCCCGATAGAAAATCCTGGTAGAGAAAAAGTGAAGGATCCTGGGTTGATAAAGTAGTTAACCGTTGGTGGTCCAAGGATCGGGATTCTCACCGATCGCAGAATTGTTTCCTCTACGTCAAACCCTGGAATAGTAGATGCTTCGAAGTCTACGACTACAGTACCATCGAGGATATCTTGAACAATTGGGTCTGTATCACTTACAACAACAGATACGATACCCGAGCGCCCTGGAACGGTTGCTTCGCACATACCTTCCACGCGTAGTTCAGGCGTCGGGAACGAAGGAGGTGTGGGAATTCCACCTCGATACTGTGGAATTTCGCTCAAGTACGAGTTGTTGCGCGAAAGCGCAGCAGTGTTGTTTCCCTGATACGTCATCAAACTACGATCGAACTGAGTGTTGAAGTAGTTTCTACCCAAGGAAGAGTAGAAAGGGATGATGTTTTCATAGTCGGGAATGAAGGCAAATGGGCTGATGCGGTTTTCATTGGAGATCGCCATGATTGTATCGTATGGCGGCAACTGACCCGAAGGTGTAACGGTAATTTCCTCGATTGGCGTTTGTCCGCTCTGTGTCGTAGTTGTTACTACGGCATCAGCTGATGTCACTGTACCATTAACACTTACGCCGTGCGCTTCGAATTCAAAACCGTCAACGTAAGGATTTATGAGGGCCGACAGGTGACTTGCGTACTGCTGGTAACCGTAGTGACTAGAGTTTTCCAATAGAGGTATTAAGAATGTGCCAAACAAAGTACCGGATACCTGAGCGTCCAACTCCGCTGGGTATTTTGCACTTTCCGCTGTGCCCAACATGTCTTGAGCAAATCCTGAGTTATCGTAGTGTGAACAGTCCAGGGGCGTTATGTCGGCAGGATGATCATCGCAGTCACCACGACCCATTCCAAATAGATATCCAAGAGCCTCAAGTTGTGCCAGTTGTGACACTCTAACAACGTAGCCACCACTTCGCTCTTCGTATGATGCATAACCCTCAAGGGCGCTGTCGTTAATTCGCGACAAACCCAACCACGAGCGCTCTGAACCGTATGCGATTTTACGATTAGCTGCAGCTGTAGCCGTGGAAGACCAGTTGTCATTGAATGGACTTTGAAGAGGAGTGACTGGGGTTTCTTGTGTTCCTGGATCGTTGACGTCCAATTCCAGATACTGCGTTACGCCGTTGACATTCTGATCGTTAAACGTCAGATTCATATAATCGATCCAAATTGCAATATCGATCGCATTGTCGTTGCGTATACGCAGGAGTTCTTCGTCGTCGAATCCATCGAATGTCCAGTTAGGTTCGGTTCCACATGGCGTTGGTACGCCGCCAGCTGCTTGACAGTCGTCATACCAGATCACATCCGTCAAATCGGTATTAAGCAACATTTCTCGTACAGCCTCCCCGTAATTGCCCGAAAAGACCGTTCCGGTCAGGTCGGTTACGGCGCTGTCGATGGGGATCGGTCTTCGGACTAGGAAGTAACCATCGAGTTCATTACCACCAGCAAACGTGAAAGCATCGGCAAACTCATGCATTTGCTGTTCAGCTTCGAGTTGTGTAGTACGCGATGTGTGATAGAAGAAGGTGAAAACGATCGGCTCGTTGCTGGTGACCGTGCCGGATGGGTCATAATCGAGGTTAGGTGGAGCAGCATTAGGAGCTGCGTCAAACTCGATACACCCCATGTAATTACCTGTTGCGGCTTCTGCTATATGTTTTGTTGCTAGACATGCCGGATTCACGCCTGCGAACGCGCTCGTGCTAAACAGACACAGCAAGAGCGTTACTGCGGACAGTATAGTTGATTTCATGAATTCTCCTCATTGCAGAATGGCGTCCACGAAGTGAACGTGTCTTCTTATTTACTCGGTGTCGAGGGGTAGTTGTAGCTATATGGGTCTACAAAACTTTTTATTAGTCGGAGGCTTTGTTTGGCAGCTGAACGTAACCGTGGTCGTCAATATCCAGAGATGCGAGAAACTCTTCGAACTCTTTGACCTCGTCTGGATTCTCGTTTGGGTCTAGAACAGCAACCCGCCACTCGCGAAGAACTTCCTCAGGTACACCTATCTCAGAATCGTTGAGTAGGACATCGTAAATTCGCTCGATGTCCTCTTCACCGGGACGATTCTCCATCGCGACGGAATGCATGAATTCACCACTCTCCGTCGCGAAGACAATGTGGAAGCAGTCCTTGACTTCCATTGTGTCGTACTCTTTATTGAGATCTGTTAGTTTCATGATCCGAGTGCCGCTTGCATTGCTTGTCGCGTCATTCGCGCAGACGCAAGTGACATGTGTGCATCTTCTAGTGCGTTGTGGTCGCCACGCGGGTCATATCCCATGAGTTCAAATAGTTGATCCGATGTGTACACTTCATAGTTGACGAAGCCAACCGTTGATGTGTCGATGTTACGGTTACCGAATTTCAGCTCAATGCCATGACGGCGACACATCCGCTTCATGAACCAGATGTCGAATGTTGCAACGTTGTGGCCAAGAGCTCGAATGCTGACTTCTGGTCCCCAGTGCTTGATCACAAAGTTCGCAATCTGAGCGACAGCCTCGTCTTCACCAACACCGTTGTTCAGTAGGTAATCCTTCGACAGACCGTGAATAGCTTCTGCCTTAGGACTCCACACCGAATCGCCGTTCCACTGCACTTCGACGTACAGCTCTTCAATTGGATTCAGTGTGTGAGAGTCGGCTACGATCAGTCCCCATGAAACAGCCTGATACTCCTCGCATGTGCGCGGGTCGTATGAAGGATCATCGCTGTTGAATGCAAGACCTGTTGTCTCGGCATCCATGACGAGTAGCTTCTCAAAGTAGCCTGTTGGCTTGCCCTTAATCGTCGCCATCGTTACGCTCCCGCACCGTAAATGGAATGAGTCTATTGACAAGTACTCGATCAGCTGTGATTGCGTCTGCAGCATTCAGCTTTCGTGTGCTCATCACGATAGCGACGTTGGGGTTGCTAGCCACGTCTTCACCGTACTCAATCGACAATTGTTCGTACACGTTGCTTCCAGCGCTGTATGCAATTGCGTCGTTGAGATTGTCAAACACCTCGTTTAGCACAACGCCATTAATCGGATGCGTGACTGTGACGATGTAAAAGTCTTGTGTCGGTTGATTCAGATGCGTGACGATCTCTTCAAGCGTCTTCATTGGTTTCCTCGTAGGGCTTTGCCGGAACACCAAGTTGGGCGTATCCGTTTAGTTGTGGATCATCGCATGCAATCCATTTCGTTTCGGTGTTCGGGTCATCACTGCCCACAAACGTACCATCAGAGTTCTGCAGAGAGAAAATGTCGCCTTCTCTAAGTTCGATCATACGAACCACTTCCGATGTACCAGTGGCTGGATAGTACCGTCTTACGGTGCGCAATTCCTTGGCTTCTTCGATTGCACTGGTAAGCTCTTGTTCGATGTCTTCGTTCATCGGTCATCCTCGTACTGCGATTGGATGCATGCCGCAGCAAGCGTTCCGATCTGGACTAGTGGTTTGAGAGCTGCACCATCGCCATGTGTGTACCAGGCTTCCTTTGCTTCTGCAAGGTGACGCTCGAGCATCAAAAGAAAGCTCGGTACGGTGTGATGATTCGTGTCTCGGTTCTCAGTATATCCGCGGCTCAGCTGGTTCTCGCGCTCAAGCTCAAACAACTCGCACGCGGCCGCTAGCCTTGGCTTAGCTGGAGCACGCAGCGATCCTCTGAGCTCCTCAATTGATCGCTTCATCCCTGATACTCCAAAGCTGTACCTTCATCGTGATTGTATGAACCGCTGTACATGCCTGATGTACCTGCCTCGACGAAGAAGATCTGACCAACACGCGTGCCGGGTGCGATGTAGGCATCCCAGTTGTGCAGATTATGGATCACACAACCGATGTGTCCTTCGAACCCGCTGTCGTACAGACCGGACCGTAGAATCAAACCATTGCGGGCGAGCGTTGATCTGATGATTAGTTGTGCAGCTACACCTTCGGGTAGCTTAACGAACATATCAGATAGGATGTCAAGCGACCTGTATGTGCCGCTGGTTGATAGCAGCCATGCCTGATTGCCCTCTACTTGGCAAAGTGGATCATGTGGTGAGGTGCCAGATACTGTTCGTCTTGCAGCGGGAACGCTGCCACGCATCACCTTTTGCTCTTCACTAACGTAGAAAGGCTTGAAGTCGATGCGGAATGCACGATCGGCCGTAAAGTCGATCGCATTGGGTTGGACTTGCTTTTCTGGATTAGCGATGCCGGTTACCCAGCCCTCTTCAATCGCTATTCTCGGATCGATGATCATCTGTTTCCCTCATTTCGTCTGCGAGGACTTTTACGACTGTGTATCGTAGTCCTTTCTCATGTCCGAGGACGCTGCTGACCAACGTACCAAACAAGCCTGGTTCGTGTGCCACCATCTTAAAGTTGCGAACCATGCGTTCGAACTGTTCCTCGGTTATTACCTCTTCTCTCATCATCTGGAGTAGATAATTGTGAAGAGCGGCGTTGATGTGATTCGACAAGTCGCTTGCAGTCAAGCTGTACATGCTCATTGTGCTCATGCGTCGACGACTCCGATTAGCTTCTCGCGTTGGATCTGCTCAATGGTCGACTCATCGCGGCGGCCACGGCACCGCTCGATCATATCCTGCGTGAGATCGATGTTGTACTGAATGTTGCTGAGCACAGCTGGATCCTTGACCATTGGGTAGTCGAACTCGACTTCCTTCTTGACTTTACCCACTTGCAGGAAGCTATCACTGAACGGATTATACCTGTGTCCACAGATAGCCATCCACACTGGATTCGAACTATCGCAGGAATCGAGTGCACCCATCTTGATCAGCGTTGGGATCTCAAGAGCAGGACCTGCGTTGAGTCCAAGATAGTGATGGTACTTGTCGAAGTTGAACACGCCGCGTTCGATCAGAATCTGTGTCAGCACCACACGTGCGTAGGAGATGTCGACATGCGGAATTGCATTCGGCATGCCGAGAATACTCATCCCGATGATGTCGATACTCGGGTTAGTTGCAGCCCACACATAACCGTTGATCCAATCTTTGAGGTCACCAGTTTCGGACTGAGGAACGAACATCGTCTCGAACCCTGCATCCTTGATCTCATCGAGGACAGCAGAGCTCGCATCGATTGTTACTTGCGCTGGCTGGAACGGATAGTCAGGAAGGACTACAGCATTCGCATTACACTTACGACCGAGCTCAACGAGCTTCTCTGGTGCATAGCTTTCGCCAAGTTCGAATGCACCATTGTCCATGATCTTGTAGTAGTCGTTCTTGGCGTAGAAGTTTGCGTACTCCTCGTCCGTATCAACGAGATGCGCGAGTACAAGGTGCATCTCTGATTGAGATGCATAACGCTCTAGGTACGCCGTAGGAGTGATGAAACAGAAGCGAGGGTAGCCGCGCTTAGCAGTCTGTTTGGCCATTACACTTCCTCCACTGTGACGATAGCGCCGTTCTCGCCGTCTTCGGATACTTCGCACCGGCAGAGATCGAAACGCTCAATCAGTTCTTTTGCAATCATCTCGCAGGACTTAGCACCGAAGTTAAGCACTTTGGTAGTATGAACTCGATACTGCTCATGGAGGTAGTCACGAATCTCGTGCTTGAGCATGATGAACTCAACGTCGCGGTCGCTGTGTGTAACCGTCTTGTGAGCTTTGATGTGGAACATATGGCGGTGTGGATCGCGAAGATATGCAACTTCGTCGAACGGACAACCAGGCCAGCAATGCAGCGCTTCGACTTGGAGCGTGCAGTAGACTTCTTCGCTATACACTCGGTACGTCTCTCCCATTAGGTGTCTCCGAACTTCTTTCTCATGTTGTAGTAGTACGTGCGTGCTCCTGCTTTCGACATGTCGAGCTCAGCCTGAAACACTTCGATGATCTTGTCCTTACCTTCTTCTCGGTATTGCTTGTAGAGATCGGCAGCAATTTCTTGCTTCTTGCCTTTCTTCATCTTCGGCTTGCCAGTGGCTTCGTCGATTCGCTCTTCCTCTTCGGGCTTAGCGAACACCCATGGGTTGTTCTCGATGAAAGAGAGCGCTTTATCGATCGCCAGATTGTAGATGTCTAGTGAATCTGGAGTAGATCCCTGTAGATGCGCTCGAATGGACTCCTGAACTAGATAAGCAAGGATATAGTTTGCAGCACGCTGATCGAACTCAAAGCCAGCGTTCTCGACATCAATCGAGAACCCAACAATGTTCTGAATCATTACGACCGCTTCTTCTAGCGAGACGTCTGCATATCTACCTGGATCATCCGTCATATACTGGATGGCGGCGATATAGGAGTGGGTGGGAATATCGTAGGCTTCGATTTGTTCGATTACGTTGACCATGCGATCATTATACATATCGCACGGAAAAAGTCTACATGGAATTGTGTAGGTTATCGTTCACGTAGTTCCAGTTCAGCCTACCGAATACCTTTTCAAGATACTCTGCCTTGGCGGATTTATAGTCGATGTACCACGCGTGCTCCCACAGATCTACCACACCAAGGACCACAGCGCGCGTTTCATCAGATCGTGTGATTGGGGTTTCGGCATTTCCGCGGGTCCACCAAGCAACCTGGTTGTTCGACCACACAAGCCATATCCATCCGGATCCAAAGTGCTTAGTGCCGCGGGAGAGAAACTCTTCCTTGAACGCGTCAAACGTTCCATAGTGATCCTCTATGGCTTGCTGGAGAGATTGCGGGACTTTAACTTCTTCGGGTGAGAGCGAATTCCACCAAACGTCGTGATTGTACACTTGAGCGGCGTTGTTAAACAGAACATCATTTCGAGCTTTTCGGATGATCTCAACAAGATCCATGTCCTCAAACTCTGTGCCTTTGGCTAGTTTAACCAGGTTATCGTAGTACTTGCGATGATGTTTATTGTAGTGCTCATCAACCTGCTCTCTGGAAAGCACGGGCTCGAGAGCGTCAAGCGCGTACGGTAGTTTGGGGAACTCAAACTTCACGGAAGGATGCCTGTAATTTCTGAGGGGGTTAGCATTAGAAGGGTTTCGCCTTCAACCTCAACCTTAAATCCAGCACCTTTAGCAATCAAAACGCGATCTCCAGTTGAGACTGGGTTCGGCTTGAAGCGTCCATTCTTATCATACTCACCGGGACCAGCAGACACTACAGTTCCCGTGTCCAATTCTTCACGTGCAAACACAGGGATTGCGATACCTCGTTTGAATTCTTGCGATTCGTCTACCTTTACAGCGACGACAGCGTGGAGTGCTCGAAATGCCATGGAATACCTCTGTTATAGTTGTTATTTAGTATGTACAGAATTGAAAAAGGGGGCTTGTGCCCCCTTTTTTCAACGTCCCAAAGGACGCGTTGCCAGGCGCTCTACGTAAACGCCTCCGACGTAACCGCCGCCCTCTGCAAGTCGACGACGAATCGTGCGAGCTCGACTCGTCGTTCCATCACCACTCAGCTGACGTGCTGCGCTGTTGATAGAACTGAATACGACTGTGTTGCGGGTATTTGGTGTGATTGCTAGAACCGGTTGCATAATAACTCCTTTGTGGTTAGGAACTATGGATTGTCCACTGTCCACTTAGAAGAGTTCAACGGTCATTGTAGATAAGCCACTGCTCTGATGGGATTACGCATTACCAATTCACCAATGAACATTTGCAAATAAGGCTTATCGCGCTCACGGACCTGCGAATACACATCGAGGATGATCAGATCAAGCGGATGTCCCAATCCTTCTAGGATGTTAACGTATCTACAGACGTCTCGCGCAATTGGTTCAGCTGAGTACACAGGCATGTCGTTAGTTAGTCGCCTTTCAAGATAGTACTGTGCAAAGTACCGACACATTTCCCACTGCGGCGCAATGTAAACCGCATTGTATCTTTTCCACAGAACGGCTGCAGCGGAGGTATGACCGCTGCATCTTGGTAACCGAATCGCAAGCGATAGGTGCTCGTGGATGAACTGTTGCAAGCGAAGGTGGCGCCGCAAACCCGATCGCAGAGATCTCTCTGAGTCGGGCAGATTCATAACACGTTCGACCAGATCAGCAATCTGGTCGCGCATACCGCCGTGTCGATCAGCCTTTGGGTGCAACATCGCTGTGCTTCCACACTACCGCAATAGCATCCCATGGGTGAAGACTCTCTTCGTGTGACGTCGAGATTGTGAAGTCAAACACCTTACCTTCGTCGTACCATTGATCGAGAGCGTTGTACATGATGCGGACCGCGTCCTCACTGAACAACAGATTAGACCCATTAAGTTCCGCAAACGCCTGTTCGTCGCGACGCTTAACAACGATCTGTACTTCTGTTGGAATGTGCTGACGATGCAGCTCAATCATATCCTCGATCCAGATGAAGTTTGAAGGATCGAACTCAACTGTCGTTTTCATGATTGAACGCTGTGAGTGAGCGTTTGCTGCAGCTTCTCGCTTCTCAGTGGCTGTGTGTGCCAGTTCAAACGAGCACGGACACGTAGAGCTGTACGTGTAGTCGGTCGTTAGGAAGAACCGGAACTGACGGCCGTCAGGTGCATGGCGATGGAAGCGACCTTCAATTACGACGTCGTATGCAATGTGACCAACCATCTTGCGCAACGATACTTTCTCGCCATTGGCCAGTGTTTCGTACTCTCCATTTTCCTCTTCCCACGCGTTCAGCGGCTGGCGGGTGCGCAGCGCTTTTTGTGTCCAGGGGTATCGGAAACGCAGTTTGCAGTATGCGTTGTCAGATCCCTGCTTTGTGGCCATTGCCTCAAGCACACTCCGGATACCATCAATCGTGAGGTGATCTTTGATCTTCTCGTGCATCAACAAGTACAGACGGCTAAGGTTCAAGCCTTTTGCGTCCGGATCATCTAGGGAACAATAGAGCGATGCTTGTGCTTGCAGTGTCTGGATACCACCATCGCGGCGGCGAACCTGGATAGGGAAATCGACGGGAGCAATACCAACCTTTTGAATCGGCACACGTGCTCCAGGCAAGATAGGATCTACCTGCGGATCAGGTAGCTCTTCATCCATCGGATAGTATTCTTGATCGTAGCGGAACAACAGATCGGGCATCTTCTCGCTGTAATCGTTATGGTTGTACGTGCCCGATGGTGCTTGGTGCTCGTGCGCGTGTGTTTGATCGCAGCAGCCTTGTTGGCAGCAATTGTCTTTCATAGTTTCTCCCTGCTTTTATTCTTGGCAAATTGTCCGAGCAACCAAATAAATCGCTCAAAATCACTGGCGTTGTCCACGACCAGCCGAACAGCTTCAAGCTGCGCTGTCGTCAAACCTTCAACGCGTTGTTGAATATGTTTGATATGATCGCGACGGAGCGTAGCGATCGTGGACTCGGATGTGGTCACGAAGTCGTATTCCGCTCTGATGAGAATCTGACTCTTTTTTCGGCCTGCAAACGCAATGCAGTGCTTTCGATGAAATCAACACGCGCCTGCAAGTCTACAATGTCAACCTTATATAGAGGAGTTCTATCGTAATTCATACCAGTCGTAATGTCTTCCATTACGATATCAACCATGCGCGCGTAATGTTGATTGGCACCTCTGACCCCATCGGCGGCAACAGCGAACAGACCCCCCTTGAGATAGAAGATACCATCGTAGCAATTTTGTGAATACCTGCAAGCGGCATAGTATTCATTCAACCAATCGCTAAACTCGTTGTCCTTCCCAACAGCAATCAGCGCGTAAGTGAAAAGGTCTGCGAAGGTGCGTTCCGTGAACCAAATCTCTTCTGAACCGATCTTGTGTTGCATGTCATCTTGAATTTTGCGGTCACGAATTTCATCTTGAAACCGAATTGTTAACTCGCGATCGTTGTTGACTTGGCTAAGAGTTACACCCCACTCCTCGAGAATAGAGCGCGACGTTTTCCGCGACACAACGTTGTGGCCACGCTTTTCTAGTTCGGCCAACACGGTTGACTTACCGGAGCCTTGACTACCCATAACAGCTACAATCATTGCCACACCTCGGAGGGAGTTATCGTGATAGTTGATCCAAACTCAGTATAGGAAGGTACGCTGTAGTTTTCAACGTTCTCGAGGAGAGAGAGCGCATGAGAAAGCGCGTTGTCATCTACTTCCTCAGCGTTAACGCCAACGATTACACGTGGCTCGGGGGTTGTGATTACCTCGACAAACTCACGATACGCTTCGGGCTCTGTTAATGTGTTGAAATGTTTACTCAAGACCTTTTCGGGGTTAACGAGATCTGTCTCCATACACCACCCAAACGCTGCATTTACGTGAATGTCTCTGCACCGCTGGGCGAGTGTGATGATCTCTACATCTGCGAAGGGAATACCTTCTGCTGATGCATAAAAGGTCATGCTGGGCCAATCAAACTTGTGGTCGATTGCTTTCGCTGCTAGTGTTTTCTCCGGTAGGAGTGTGTTCATCGGACGTCCTTTCGTCAATCATTTCTTGATTCTGGCGACCGCGCTTGATAGCCTGACTGATCTGAACACGCTCGAGATAGAGAAGAATCTCAGCAGCACGCTTACTGTTGCGCTCCTGCTTCTTGAGATACAAAGCCTTTTTCGGCTTTGTCTTAGCCGATGCAATCTTGTTCTTGAGCGAGATTCCGATTGCAGCAAGCTCCTGCAGTTCCGCTTGCAGGATTTCAACTAGCTCTGGGTGTCGCTCTTGTTGCTGTTCTTGTTCCATTTCAGTCGATAGGCTTGAAGTCTTCAAGCTCGCCTTTCATGTCGAGTGCCTCGAGGGCATCAAATCCACCAATGAAGTTCCCGTTGATGAATATCTGGGGAACTGTACGGCAGTTTGTGCTTTCAATCAACGCATCGATGTCTCGGCGATCGACGTGATCTAGATTGACTTCACGGAATGTAACACCGCGCTGTGTTAGGAGTCGCTTGGCGCGGACGCAATATGTACATCCACCTTTGGTGTATACTGTAACGCTCATAGTAGGTTTAGTCCTTTGTCTCGTTGTTCGATTAGTTGCCGAAGAGCTACAACACCACGTTCAATTTGCTTCGCAGCATCCATATGACCATATTGCTTGCAATACATTATGCGCTGTTCAAGAATAAACAGTTGGTCATACAGCTCACTGGGAGTCATGTCATCCCAACGCGATGCATCGACTTTGGGGATCTTCTTTTTGGTAATCGGCGTGAGTTCTGCATCTTCAGCAATTTCTACTGATGCAGGTTTCTTCGGTTCAGTGAATACGGGGCTAATCTTGCTCATGGATCCTCCAGTTTAAGGAAACCTTCGGGCCAGGGCAACGGTTATGAAGGCAGTCCTGTAATATGTAGCATCTGAGCGTTGCCGGCTGTCCATAGCACATAGGCTTGGTTGCCATCTTGAGATGTCATACTATTCATCGGGATGTCCGTGCCAGCCAGGATCGCGCGGCGAGTTTCGAGCTCAGGCTCAAAGGAGTCGCCCGTATTGTAGATCCAAAGCTCTTCGAACGTCCCGTCTTCGGCTGCCCGTTTGTACACCAGATGCGCGTTTGGAACTACTCGGATTAGGCCTTGACGGTCGGGGTCATCTTGTTCGTCGTCGAGTTCCGAGAAGTCGTCGTCGCCAACTTCAAAGTCTTCGAGATCATCATCGCCGTCGAGACCAAGATCGTCTTCGTCGTCAAAGTCTTCGTCGTCCTCGTCGTCGAACTCGAAGTCGTGATCTTCATCATCAATGTCGGATGCCGGATCTTCATCATCGAACTCAAGATCATCATCCTCTTCCTCGTTCTCAACAGACCCCTTGAGGCGCTTTTGAGCTACATAGGGCAGTCGCTTTTCCCATACCAAAGGGATGCGACCTGATGTTGTCATTTCCTGTAGCACTTCATCTAACATAGACATATTTACGCGCCTCCACCTGTGCCTGCACCTGCTCCCCCGCTACCAGATCCTGAACCTGCTGCGCCACCGGCACCAGCAGAACCACCGTACGCTCCTCCACCGGAACCATCTCCCGGTCCGTGTCCACCACCTGTACCTGGTCCAGGACCGGTTCCAGCACCGTGGTGCTGGCCGTTTGATTTTCCACGGCCAAAGTAACCCCCGTACGTCACGTTACGAGCTGTTTTGCTAAACATCTTCTTGCACTGCTTGCGTAATTTTGGGTCTTTGATTGAATCGCAGTAGTTGTTCGATCCCTCTTCAAGAGAGAGGAATTCACCAAAGGATAGTCCTTGTGTCTTGCTCATATATACACCCCGTAACTAACTCTATTTATCAAGTCGGACAGAGAGATACATGACTAGAAAGAGATCGAAGCGCGGCAATCCATATCCACTGATCGTCGAACCGCATCCGGACACCTATTCAGGCTATCCATTCATCACACTTGTTCAGTATCGAAAAGAGCACTCTCTAACCGTAATTGACAATGCTGACGACAAGCAAATTAGGGCGTACGTACTTGACCTGTGCAGTCCAACGGGGGTTAGCGAAGAACTTCTAATTACTGCCGCTCATGAGTGGTTCAAAGAGCCTGATTACGGCACGATCCCCGTGTCAATGGCGTTTGCAAGAGCTGGGCTGGGTGGACAGCTAGCGCCCGTCTATCGCACGATGAACACAGAGTTCGTCACGCGCGTAATAGGACCGTTACCGATGTTTGACATGGAGAAGGTCCGCAGCGTTAAGCGTCGTCGCCGCAAACCTGTACCCGCGGGGGTTCAAATCATTAAGAACGCAACTGTCGAGCTATAGATCGGAAAATACTTTCCGTTTGTTGCGTCCCATCTTTAGCTAGCTTTTCGCCTTCGGGAGTCAAAGAACCTGTTTCGTCAATAAGAGGCGGACTTACGTTTGCCATAAGCTCCTCACCCTGAGCAGTCAATCGAGCGCCTTTGTCGGAATACTCAATCATCCCTAACCGAGCTAGAATGTCACGCGCGGCGACTAATTTGCCGTCAGCAGAAATTGCGCGTCCCGCGACCTCGGGGTTTGCAGAAACGTGAATTTTAGCCAACACTATCTTCTGATGAAGTGTGGGCGATAGTATGGCTGCTGTGCGGTCTTCGAAGATTCTCATGCAACTATTTATGGGATGATCCCACCTTTGATGAGGTGTAACTGAAGAACAATCGTCAATGCATAAGCAATTGCATGCGACTTCTTGTAATACTGCTTTCCGTTCTCAGGTTTAGTGTACAGGTACGGGCGCACAGCGTCCGGGTCTTTGAGATAGGCTGGCACGAGTTCACGTTTTCCGGGGCGGATTAGAGCGATCGTTTCAGCTAGCTCCTGAATCGATTGGGGTTTGGTTTTAGCCAGGAGCTGACCTTGTCTACCAAGCTGAAACAACTTGGGCACTACCTCTGGATCTTGCAGTAAAGACCAATCGGGAGGAATCTTCATCAACTGCCGAATTTCTTCTTTGTTGTTGAAGTTGTCCAGGATAGTCAAGTGCAGAAAGTCAATCTTCAGATATCCAAGATCCTGAGCTTCTTTATGCGGAATCGCGGCTAATCCCGTTAGCGAGTCGGTTGGAATATTCTGAAAATAGATACCAACCGGATGCTTGACCAAGTTGCCGTTCTTAACCATCGACGCTCTGGTAGCATCGAAGATGGTAAGTGGGTCAAAGTCGGAAGGAAAGTCAATGTCAATATCCATACCGACATTATACCAGGGCGATTAGATCGCGTCAAGATCCGTTTGGTATTGCGTCATGATTCCTTCGATTTCTGGAGTATTGATCGCTGCTTCGACGGCAATTTTAGCAGCGCGGCGCAGTGCTTCAATGGACGATCCCACATTTTCCCATTCACTTGCTCTGAGAAGAATCAGGTCAGCCATTTCGGTTGGTGTTAACCCCACGGCAGCCGCTTCTTTCTGCACAAAAGGATAATTTTCTGGATTAGCATACCCACCATCTTTGAATGCCTGCGCTTGTTGTTCCTTTTTTTCATAAACGAGAACTTGTCCGTTACCAGCTGAGATATAGGTTAGTCGCTTCTGCTCAGCCAGCGTGTCAATGTCGTGCAGACATAGCGCTTGTTTGAGAGCAAACTCCTGTCCCGATACGTCAATCTGTATCTGGTCCCACGCATCAACAATCTCCTGTTCGGTAGGCTGTGAGCTAGCGGACAGCCACGTAAGAGTGCCGTCGAAAGAAACAGTGAAATCGGTACCATTTACAAAGCCGAGGTGTTCAAGTGCTGCTAGTGTATTCATGTTAAAACCTTATCGCCTTAATGAAGCCTTGCCAGTTTGCTGATACGATTGTGGCCATTGCAGAAGTTGCTGTCGCAAATGGTTGCACAAGAATAGCAAGACCAGGAGCAACTGTGTGCGAGTAGAAGCTTACACGGAATTGGTCCGAGCTGGAGTCATAAGCAACTTTACCACCATATGTCGATTGGCCGCCCGCTTCATCGAAATCTACACCTTGGGGATTCAACACAATGATGTCCCCAGCTGCATATCCTTGGTCAGGACTCTGGCAAACCAGTACGCATTGGAACATATCGGGTGGTCCACTCAAAGGATTCACAATCCCAATATTTGTGCCACCGTTTGGTGTGAACGCAGCTGAAGTGCCTGATTCCGTAACACCAGATCCACCCGATCCATTTGCTGCAGACGTAATTCGCCCCTGTGCGTCGACGGTAATGTTGGGGTTTGTATATGACCCTGCTGCTACACCGGTGTTGGTCAGGTTGATTGTTCGGGACGAAGCAATTGTGCCACCACCAGTCAACCCCGTACCGGCATTAATGCTGACTGCGTTGTGGTCAACGTTTCTAGAGTTACTCGTGTCGAGGGACAGCGTTCGGGACGTTGTGATGTTGCCACCACCCGTTAGACCTGCACCGGAGTTGATATTAACCGATGCGTGATCAATATGTTCGTTTGCGACAAAGTTCAAAAGGGCGTCATGGTTGATTCCTGCATCACTGAAAGTGAATGTTACTGTGTCGACTGGCGAACCGTTGGCTACAGTAATGCCAATAGCTGCTGTGTTAGAAACAAATTGAATGGAACCGAGTCCCGTGGATGAATCGGCTGAGCCGCTACCATTTGTTCCACCACCGCCCAGAGAGGTGTATCCAATAGCGCCAGCAGAAGCAAGAGCTGCGTCAACTGCTATAACCGCTTCCTGAATGTTGTTAGGTGTGCTGGCTGCATTAGGCAGAGCACCACCTGTCCAATCAATCTGAGTATCATCGTGGGCGATAGTTGCACCAATGTGGGCGCTAAGATCGCTAGCTGCTGAAACATCACCGATAACAACTGTGCTACCGTCGTTTCGATTTAGCGTGATTTCGTTACTCGTAACTGTATATGACGTTGCTTCGGCTGTACCCAGTACAAAACGCTCGTTGCGCGCTTCCCAGCTGCCTGAAACGTTATTGAAGCTGAGAATCTGGTCATTGCTCGGTGCGGGGACGTCTACGTTTGCCAAGTCGGTCAGAGAGGCTCCACCGATACCCGCATTGATTGTCGCTGTTAGATCGCCAATGTCTGCAGATACGATTCCGCGGGCCGTCCACCTACCGGGATACGCCTCACCTCCGAATGTACCTCCAAGACTGGTGTCGAAGAAAAAGGCATCACCATCGGCCGGTGGCGTAGATAATGCGTTGATTCCTGTATCAACATCGAGCAGCTCGTGAAGTTGATTGTTGCCGCCAATCGCAATGCTAATTTCACCATCAACATATTGCTTTGTGGCTAAGTGCGTATCGAGTGTTGGCGCAGCTGCGGTAACCGTTCCAGCGAAGAACCCCTCGCCGCCGACGTGCAGATCTCCAAGAACCGGATCGCCCGCGTCGTTACCACGATACGATAGCAGTTTGTTGAACCCTTCGGTACCAACAGTCGGATCGTATACACTTAGCGTACGTCGCGGCAAATCCGCTGGATTTACTACAGGGTTAGGCGCATCAACGATCTCTTGTCGAACGAGACGCTGAATCCACCCACCGAACGCAGGGGTGTAATCTGTCCACTCGTAGTAGAGGAAAAGTTCCCCCGTGTCTGTTGCGTAGATATAGTCGCCAACAGTTCCTGCTGCGGTTGGTACAGGTCCTTGAACGGTAACCGCTTGAGGCAGCCATTCGTCAGTGGCATCAGACCACACAAACAACGTGCCTAGAGCGGTATTGAACCAATACCGCTCGTCTTGGAACCACGCCACGCCGGGGATAGCTGCAGATCCCAAAGGAGGAGTAGATCCAGCAAAGTTTTCAACAGATTGCAACCAGTTGTTTGCCATCTGTTCGCCGTACTGAGGGATACCTTTACCGTACAGTACAACAGGAGATCGCTTACTAACACCGGTGCCTGTCTCGGGATCCGAAAACACCTGATTAAGCGTTGGGTGTTGTGGACCATCTACTGTAAACGGACGAATGATAAACGTAGGTGCTTCGGTAGAGCTTACAACTTGACCGTCACTACGAACAGGATCCGTAAATCTGATGATGTAGTCTTCTGGATTTGCCATTTAGCGCATTTTTCCTCAATACGTGCGGCGTATTTACTCGTGGTGCTCTAGGGGTCCTTAAAGCTCTGCTAGAACTTCGATCTCAAGTGAGTTGTTGGAGAAGCCACCAAGTACAGTAGATCCTTCCGGTTCCACACCAGATGTTTTTAGAGTTGTGGCTTCAAGTCTCACTTGATCGGACGCTGCAAGCTCAGCAACAACGGAGCATTCGACGTATATGCGAACAGGAAGCACAGACGTACTTCCCTTTCTGGGCTCGCTGCCACGGCGAACCATGTTACCGTTCACGGTGATCCGTAATCCCGCTTCCTGTGAAGCAAACGGGTTAGTTGCTCCAAATTCAAATGTGGCATACCCCCGAATCCGAACCAGCATGTTGCGATCGGCGGTGTATACACCCCCACTGAAGTTGTTGAAGTCGTCTCCAAAGAGTACCGTACTCGTGTTGAGTGGCGTCCACGTGGATGGGGTTGGGGTAATTGAGGTGCTCGATACCGCATAAGCCCGTGCAACGTCTACGTAGCCAACAGCTGTTGGTAGAGCTCCAATATTGGTATTGATTTCCTCGATGGCGTCTTGCACATCTGTACTGGCCATTGGTGGAACAACGCCAGTATTGTCGAAAGATATGGCTGTTGCATCGTGCGCATCTGTTGGGTCGTTGATGTGAGCGGTGACCGCACTCGACCCCCCACCGGCGGAGGCTTGTAGCGTTTGACGCCGCGAATTCAACGCTTCGAGAGCGTCTTGTACGTTGTTCTCACTCAGTACCGCTGGGTTAACACGAATTGCCGACGCGGTGTGGCGACTGTTGACTAGCGCTAAGTGATTATCAAGCACCAGATCGATTTGTGCCAGCGCGGCTTGCACGTTCGTTGGGTTCGTTGGAATACCAAGGCCTGCTGGTAATGAAATCGCATCCGCCCTGTGCGACTCCGTTCCGTTAAAGTGGTCCAATAGTTCATTCTGCTGCGCGATGTTTGCCGTCGGCGACAGATTTATATCAGAAGCATTAGCTCGGGGAAGCAAGACTGTATTGCCAGAGATACCTCGCGTGACGCCCAACAGATAGATGTCATCTCCGAACGTGTTGAAATTAGCTCCATCGTCGCATAATTTTAATGTGTCATCGGTGGTGTCATACCACAATCTACCAAGCAACGGCACTGGTTCACTTGTGTTTGCACTTGCAAAATTATCCAACAGTAGTAGGAGGTTTTGGTTTCTGCTCGCACCATAATTAGTGACGCCTCTCCCCGTGAATGTGAGTCCGTACTGCTGTACCTCGGTTGATTCATCGACGAGAAAATCAAACGTACCGTCGCTAGATGTAATTGTGTACGTATTAGCCATTATGATAGATCTCTTACAATATCGAACTCAACCGATGTACCGGCTCCTGCAAGGAGCGCACCTGCTCTATCTGTTACTTGGACAACTGAAGGGTTATCAGCAGACGCGAAGATCTCAACTGTATCACCTGCAGACAATATCGTTTTAAGGTGAAGCTCAAAGCCAAAGTCAGCATCGATCAACGACGGGCTAACAGTGTTAGAACTGTTAGCCGTAGTCCACGAGGCCCGTTGAACACCGTTAACGCGAATAGATAATGTTGACGATAGAGTGTTGTTTGGAATGTTGTACAATAAGGCCGCTGTAATGTTTACTTCTTGATCAAACGCTGCTGTATATGTGCTAGTTGCGGTTGAAAATTGATTGGAGGCGTTACCAAGTACTACGTTGGTGAAGTTAAGTTTGGTAGATGCACCAATTACCTGTCCCCCAGCCGCAGTTGCTCGAGTAACTTCAAGTAGTCCTGAAGTGCCTACGCCAACGATAGTATTGATGATCTCGATAGCATCTTGGACATTCGTTGGGTTACCTGCAATGCCCAGTCCCACAGGGAGAGAAATAGCCGACGCATCGTGCGCATCTGACAGATCATCGATGTGATCTTGAAGATCACCACTACCCCCACCAATGTCGCCGCTGATAGTGTCTAGCTGTGTATCGAGATTTTCTAGAGCCAGCTGGACATTGGGTTCTGGTACAGCACCGATATATCCTATTGCGGAGGCGTCGTGTGCGGCAACTGTATTGTTGATGTGGTCATTAATGAGCGTGTAGGTTTGTACCAGCGCATCTTGTGCGTTGGTTGCTGATATAAGGACAGCCGGAGGATTGACTGATATAGGGATGAATGAAACTGATGTCCCTGCGTGTGCAGGATTTTGGACCAGATGTTGCTGGAAGCCACCAGGACCCAGCGGTATCGGTAATCCTGGCTCTGTGTTATGCAAAATGTTCTCGATCACCAGATCCGGTAGACCTGTTACCGGCAGATTGCGTTCCAGTTCAATGATACCGTCCGACACCAAGCGCGTATCGTCAGAAGTAGTAACGTGTCGATCGATTGATACGTTAGTCCATTCTACGCCGTTAAATACCAGCAGGCTGTTGGTTGCTTTGTTGAACCACGTTTGACCTACGACAGGGATGCCGATAATAGTTGAGTCGGGGGTATCCGGAGCAACTTCGTCACTAGCAAAGTTCTCAAGTAGGTGTAGTAGGTTTTCGTTACGGTGATCGCCATACGGACTGTCACCACGACCTGTAATAACCAACCCACCAACGTTGAGCCTATCGTTTGGTTCAACAAAACCGATAAACTGGCCATCAGCGAACGTTAGTAGATATCTGTCGCTCATGATAGATCCCTCAGAATATCAATTTCCATGTATGTGGAAGACGAACCACCGATTAAGTTATGCGATCCTGGATTATTTCGCCCCGCAAACACTTCGATATATTGACCAGCTGACAGTTCAACCAAGCATGAGAATGCGACTGTGCCAGCTAGGGGTGTATTTTCTGACCACTCGTACATCTGAGCGCGTCGTTGCACAGACCCATTTCTGCGAATCTCTCCGAAAGAGTAGTTTTCATTTTGAATGCCTTGGAATCTCAGCGTCACGCGGACCCTGATGATCTGATCATATGCTGCTGTATACCGGCCGGTAATGGTGTTATATTGTGCACCCAGTGTTCCAATCCCAACCGTTTGCTGGTTGAACAGCACCTTGTTTCCGGCGGTACTGTTTAGCGTCTGGTTGGTTGACCGAAATACACGCAAACTATCGAGTACGTTACTCGCCGAAGATACGTTGGCGTTGTTGTTGAGTTCGACGAGCGCGGCTTCTACGTTTGTTGCAGAAAATCCTGTAACTGCGTTATCAAAGGATATTGCCTCTGCGTCGTGCGCGTCGGTGCCGCTGTTGATGTGGGCAATCAGCGAAGCGCCCGACCCACCAACCGTCGAGCTCAGGGTGTTGATGTCTGATTGAAGCTCGTCAATCGCTGCTCTGGTATCAGTTGCAATTAGACCTGGAATTCCAGCAATAGAGATGTGCTCACTAGCGTGAGCACCGGTCAGCATGTCGATGTGAAGTTGGGTGGGGATAGCAAGAGCAGCAATAGCGTTTTGCACATCCTCTTGACCGTTGATTGCAGGATTTACTTCAATTTGACCAGACGTGTGCACATCTGTGGTTTCAACTACATGCGCTTCGAATAGGTCTCTTGGCGCAATATTTGTAATCTCTGTAGGTGGTTCTGAAGCCGCAATCTTGTTGATTGTCACAGTACCAGATGTGCCAACAGCATCGATCGAATAAATGTCGGTCCCAATTTCTACCCACTGGTTAACGCTACCATCGAACAGTAACAGCTGTCCATTGGGGTAAGAAGGTGGGTTTGGCGTTCGGTTGAACCACAGCTGGCCTGGACGAGGAGCTGCGATCACTTCTGGAGGTGGGTTTCCGGGATTGGACGGATCTTCCTCACTAGCAAAGTGTGTGAGGAGTTTAATCAGGTTGTTGTTACGTCGTTCGCCATAGATGGGTTTCTGAAACCCATCTAGCTTCAAATCATTGAGAGTAACTGTGGTGCCCGGCTCGACAGCTCCCGCAAACGCGCCGTCGGCGTAATAGAGGTAGTATGTATCTGACATCTTCCATCCGTGAAAACTTGTGCCGTATTTAGGCGGACTTACAAGTTCAGTTCACGGACGATTTCTTTCATTTGAGCAACGAGCTCAGGATTGTCCTTTCTGCGCTTTACCCATGTTTCAGGCTTGACGACAGTTTTGAACACCATCTTCTGATCGGTCGACATCTTATCTTGAGTAAACTGTCGGAACTTCTGAGAATGCAACAGAATCCAAGGAGTTAGTTGTCGGCGGCGTAGCATCATGATCACTTCGTCGGGATCTAGGTGATCGAATATGTCGCCTACGTCACACTCAATTGCATCAGCTACCTTGAATAAGAAGTCGATAGTGTATTGTACCTGCCCCATTGGATCCCTACCGCGATCCAAGTATTGCAAATACTCACTGTAGATCTCATCGTTTGTCCACAGCATAGGCGGCGTCTGCTGCCTAATCATGTACTTGATGTACAGTTTCGCGTCTGGAATACCAACCTTGTTCACAAACTTAGCGAACTTAATCATGTACGTGTAGAAGCGCGAATCAAGAAAGGTCTGGATCGTCGGTGGTTGGCGACGCTGAAGGGTCATCCAAAGCTTATAGTACTCCCATGCTGCTTGCCCAACGGGCGTGCGAATTTCTTCGTCACGCTCCATTGCTTTGCAGCGATGTTTGAGGTATCTGTCTTCACGAACGAAGCCAGATCCACAGAATTTGCATCGGAATTTATACTTTGCCATTACGGGTCTTCAGCTCTTTACGGAGTTGGGCGATCTCCTCCTTCTGAAGACCAAGATCCTCCGCGTGCTGCATGATCTGTTCGTTTGTCAGTATCGGCAACACTTCTGTGGCTTGCTTGGTGGTGTAGTTATAGGTTTTCTTGATTACTAACATCGTTGTCGATAACCCTGTTCCCTTGCGAGAAGCTGGCTTAATCCACTTATAGCGTTGATTTTTTCCAGCCGCGGCGATCGTCAGTAGGTAGTACAGCAATCGCTTATCTCGCAACTCAAACACGAAGGGGTTGACAAGCTCGTTGATGAAATAAATCTGTTGCGCATCGAACGTACCGGTCAGCCAGCGCATAACCACATATGGTTGCATCTCCTTGAGTTCCTGCTCCGTGAGAGCATCAAAGTGCTCTCTTCGCTTTGTACTGATGTTAGAGAGCAGATTGAAGATGTCAAGTGCGCGTTGTTTAGCCATCGACAGCTGGAGCAATCTTGGTGTTGCAGAACTTGCAGAGGATGTGATCTTCGTGCTCAACGAGGTATTGAAGCGGGTGAATGCATTCACGAACCATCACTTCACGGAGCTCTTGAATTTCATCGAAGATCGGCATCTTCTGAGCTTCGATGTCTGCTGCTTGCTCCTCAAGCGCAGACATCTTGGCGATTAGCTTCACCATGTTGTCCATTTTGCGGTTCCACGACACCTTATCACTTCGATTTGGTGTATTGGCTACACGTTCAATCAGTTTCTTACTCATACAATCTCCATGGCATACTTGTATCGTTCTGCAGTGAGCAGTTCATGAATGTACCTATTCATATCGCGAATTGACTCAGCTCGCACAGGAGGACCGGCTTCAACACGTGCCTTGCCAATCAATCTAGGTTTTCCAATTGGAGCAGCTAGACCCGTTTCATCGTCAATCCAGCTGACTCGGGCCGCATATATGCCCGCTCTATAGTGGTCACCGCCGAAGTGGAACGTTAGTCTGGTTCGCATTCCTCCGTATCGGCCTTCAGGATTGTACTGCGTAACGGCGGGGGCAACCCAGTCACTAACACGATTCCAGATCGTACAGTTAGGTCTAGCGGCCTTGAGTTTCCATAGCGTGCCTGAGTACAGCATATCCGTTTGTAGCGCTGCGGAAGCATCTACCCGTTCGCGTAGCTTTTCATCAGGACAATAAGGAACATCGACAGCACAATAAAGCTTCCAGTCAGGGTCTCCTTCCTTGATGCGGATTAGATTGTCGGCGTCTCTGCAGTTCATTCTACAATCCTCATTGCTCGCTCAAACCGAGCGTCGTTGGTTTCCAATTGTGCGATCAGCTCCTCGCGAGCTTCTTTGTCGACATCAAGTGTTGCGCTCATTGGTGGGAACATTTCTGAGTACGCTGTAGCCATGATTTCCCACGCCTTGCGTGCCGCTTCCGACGGCTCAGTGTGGAATTCGATCTCACCTGTCATCGTATTGATCGACATGATATCTTGACTACCATCAAAGAACCGTAGCTTGTGACGGTCGAACGTTTCGGCAATCGAGATTGAACCGTTCGCAAGCAACCCCGAGTCGATTGTACTGAGAGCAATGTTAGCATTCGATCCCAGACTAGCATCACAGAAGGTAATTGCACCATCATCTGCCTGCGATTGGGAATCTTCGATGGAATCAATTTCGAAGATTGATTGCGCGGTGATGTCAAATGTATGGACGTAACTTAGTTGTTTCATCTCGGAATCGTGAAAATGTACTTCTACGATATCCCCGTCTTGAAACGGCAAGATGAAACCGGCTTCCATCACGCGCCGGTCTCCGTCTGCCACGCCGCAGAACCACTCCTTATCAGATACCTTCGATGCGCAATTAGATGCTACAACTTGACCATTAACATACAACGTTGCGTAGTCGTTCTCCGTCGGGTGGCGCGATTCTGCTACATTGTACTCAATTGAAGCTGTAATTTCATGCGTACCTGTATGACTAATTTTAACGCTACAAGTTTGTAACGTTTGTGCCGGTAATTTCATTTTAGACTCCTAAATTGTCGACAGCGAAATAAACATCGCCGCCGCGTTGATCTCTGGATCGGCGCATATACCATGTTTGTACAAGTGCTCTGCTACAACGACGATTGCAGCTTCCCACTTAGCCTGATCCTTAAACGCCTTGTGTGCATTTTCGTAAATGAACCTATATACGTCTTCCCATTCCTCAGCTACCACGGCCCCGCAACAAATTTCGCGCGCGCCGTGCCAATCGCCTGCCTCAATCTTCCCCAGCAACTCTAGCTTGTAGTCGCCAGAATCAGCCATACCAATCGGGTCATGAAGAGCGCCCTCGTATACATTCTGCTGAAGTGAGTTGACGATCTTACGGACGTCCGGATATGCAAGGCTGATGTAACGGTCCAGTGTATCCAGATCGAACTTTACCCCTTCTTGTATGAGGATTTGAGCTACGTACTCAGTGATATCGTCGCGGTTACCTGCTTTGAAGCGAAAATGCTGACACCGCGATACAATCTGCGGCATGATCTTGTGCTCGTAGTTGCACGTAAGAATGAAGCGGGTAGTCTCGTTGTACGCTTCCATTAGGTTGCGGAGAATCGCTTGACCGTTCAGTGTAATGAAGTCGGCCTCGTCAAGTAGAATGACTTTGAAATCACCGAGAGCAAAGGTGGAGACGAAGCTTTTGATCTTGTCGCGAATGGTGTCGACTGAGTTCTCTTCGGAGGCGTTGATGTATAGAACATCAAGTTCGTCTACTTCGAGTTCGTTGATCAGTATGCGTGCAATCGTTGTTTTACCAGCACCTTGAATTCCTGTGAGTAGGAGATGTGGAATACTGCGATCTGCAACCATTCGCACAAAAGCACGCTTGTGCGACTCGTCGTGGAAGATGTATCCGTCTAGCGTGGTGGGTCTATACTTCTCGACCCACAGAGCGTGAGCACCCGGCATTCAGCTGTTTCTCCTTATTGTTATCAGCTGATTATAGTCGGGTAGCGTATCGGGTGTCAACTAATACGTGTACCGTTTTCCGTAACGTCTGCTATGACAGGAGGAACAACGCGAGTGCCGCCGACGCGATTCCGATCGGTTGATCCTGCGACTCTCTCGAGCGCCTCGTGCTGGCGCGCGATTCGTTCTCGTAGCTGTACTGATCTTGGGTCGAATCTACGCTCTCGGTCGAGGGTGTCTGGCATCGTGTTTTCGGCGCTGTTGAGTACTTCTTCTTTTTCACCGGCATGTTCTTGTCTGTCCAATGTCTCTGAGACAGCAGTCTCGATGGACTCCTCTTCTTCGTCCCACTCTTCTTGGACTTGGATCCGCCACGGTAGCTCCTGAGGCTCCTCGCTAGCGCTAGCTTTTGGTCCATTGTTTTCATCTAGAATCTCCGCATTAAAGAATGCATCTTCAACCGATCCCAAGTCGTTGTCAATGTTGACATCATGTTCTTTCCACTCGGTGTTCTCGGGCATTGGTGGGGGCGGAGGATGGTCATCCTCCGTCAAGGTGAACGGAATGGATGGGTCCTGATAAAACTCAACAAGGTTACGGGGAGCGGGGTCATGTTCGACTTCTTCTGCAGGGTCGAACAATTCTTCCAAACCATCGGGGTCATCGGGATTTGGGTTGCGGTGCTGCATCTGTAGCATGTTTGCAGTAATCAACAGAAGCACAGCTAGGGGGTCGAACACAAACACTAACAGTAGAATGATTCCACGAACAGCCGAATCGTAATGGTCAGCTGGGTTGTCGTACGCAAGCGCTGCGATGTACTTAATTGGGCCGACTTCTGTTTCAAAATCGCGGACTTCCTGCTCGTACTCGAACTTCTCGTCCTGCAATTCTTCGATGCGGTCTTGTGCGGCGTCGATTCTATCAGTGAGCTCATCGCGCTGTTCTTGTTGGCTAGCACGGACAGCGCGAGACCCATCTGGACCACTGATCTTATCGTACTCAATCAAAGTGGCAACGATACCGTCAAGTATCTCAATTTCGGCGTCTGCATCAGCAATCACACGCTCTTGTTGCTCTATTCGAGCCTCAATGCGCTCGACGCGAGCGAGGTTGGTTGACACAGGAGCGTTTTGATCAAGGTGCGCTTTGCTCAAGTATCCGAAGATTCCAAGCGATGTAATCAACATCAGGATGACAACAGCTGATGATAGATATGTTTTCAACGACCACGGAATTGTTGACCAGTTCCGGTACAAAACACTAGCTGTAACCAGTTTTCCAACTTCAAGAACACCCGCCATTACAGCAATGGAAACAGGCAATGCGGCAAAAATAGCCATTAGACCAGTGATGCTGAAGTATGCAGCAACACCGGCCAGTGCGAGCGAGGTTAGGAAAGCAAGAACAGCGGCTAGCATTATTCTCCCACGGCAAGAATAAACTTGGCTTCAGTTCGTGCGAACTCTTCGCCTTTGTATGTGCTGACCTTCGTCCACTTTAGAGCTTCGATGCAGACTTTTGATCCAGGCACTACGTCTTCTGGAACATTTGGACCAACAGCTACAACAGTAGCCCACCGAGCATATTGACCTGCGGTAAGTGGGTTAGACGGCAGAATGATACCTGATTGTGTCTTCTCCGTAAAGGCGTTGTGGCGACTCGGATCAATCTCCTCTTCAAATTGGAAAAGGATAAATCCGTCTAGTACCTCAATCTCGTCAAAAACTGTTGTATCCATGTATGTTCCTTACTTAGGTTTGGAGGTTTGAGACTTCCTGCGAACCGTCCGATGAGTTGTTGCTGTGGTATCTTCATCAACCACTGCTGTCTCAGGTGCATCTGCATTAGTCTTGTCCACAGCTTCATCGATTAGTGGTTGTTCTTCAACAGGCGGTGAAGCAATTTCTCGTTCAACCTTAGCTGCCTCAACCTTGCTTAGATCATCTCGGACTTTCTTAACTCGGCGGCGAAGTTTTGCATCGATGAAATCTTGACGGTTGGTGACGTTAAGTGGTGCAGGCTTTTTCTTCATTTCGTTCTTGACCATCGCTAGATCCCAATCGATCAGCTGGCCACGCATTGATCTTACTTTCTTACCCATACGGTTCTCCCTGTTAGCGTAGGAAGTCGGTGTAGTCTAGTTCGAAGAAAACGCTATCTACGTCATGTACTCCGACTAAATACAATACGTAGCTAGATACGCTACTTCCTCTACCAACTCCCCACACGACATTATAGCTACGAAGTGTACTTACCGTATATATGACTGCCCGGAGCAGCGCGTAGAGTTTAAGGTCCCGATAGGCCTCAATCTCTTCTTCAACTCTCTTCAGATACACTTTAGCATTTACAGCCACAGTTGAATCATTCTGCAGCTCTTCTTCGAAGCGCTCATATATGTACGCTTCGACATCCAGGCTGTTCCAGGGGTCAGGAAGATTCCACGCGAGATCAGGTATTGTGACATCTTCTTTCTGCCTGATCGGCACGTCAGACACTGAATTAAACATCTCTATATCTGGCGTCGTTTCGGTAACGCAGAGTTTGCCAGTGCTGGCTAATTTGAGAAACTTTGTTACTTCTGATGAGGGAACAACCATATCGCCGTCGAAAAACAGGACACGGTCCTTTAGCTCCGTGAATAGGTTACAGTCCAGGGCTTCCTGGATGGGAATCGTGTACAGGTGTGCCATCCTCTAACATTCCGATAGGTTGATTTGGGTTGGCAACACCTCCCTGTGGTCTTAGCGCAGACCCCTGGGGGGCTAGTGCAGATGTGCCCGTTGGTGCCAAGCGCTCTGCTCCTTCGGGAATCGCGGATGGTACTTCTGGCATACGAGCGGTACCATCGGCCCAGGGATTCGATCGACCAGCTGGCCGTGCCCCAGATCCTGCTCGATCTGCACCTACGAAACGTACTGGTGCTTCAGCTGCTGGTGCTGGTGCTTCTTCATCGAGGTCCTCAATTAGCGAGCGAATGCGCTTCCACTGCTTGGGTGTGGGCGTCCACTCCTCTTCTTCCTGCATGAGATCTAGTGCCTCAAGCAGAGCTTTTAGCTTCTCTACTTTACTGGCCATTATTTCCAATCTCCTGTGGTGCAACGTTGATCTATCTCTGCTCTAAGCCGTTTGGCGAGGCGGTCGCAGATTTCACTCTCAATATCCACAAGACTGGCCTCAACCTGTGCTGCCACCGTCATGTTAGAAACAGTGAGAGATTCTACGCGGGGATCGAATCCTACGTTTCCTACTTGAATTGAATCACACACCGCTGCATGCGTCATGGGAGGGACGGCAGCCAAACTTCCAATAGTTCCACCAAAGTAATAGTCTTCTTGAAGAGACTGGGGATTATATACCCCGTCTTTCCATACCTCATCTTCCTGCGGAGCGGGAGGCAAGGCATCCACCTTGGATGGCTGGGGTACATTTCCGTGTAGCTCAATATCATACAGCTTGTCCATTAGCTGTTTGATTTCTTTCCAATCTGAAACGTCGGGTAAGGCACCACCCTTGTTGCGCACAATCTTGGTGACCGCCCGCTTGAAATCTGCTACGGAAATGTACTCGTCGGATGGTCCTGGCAAATCCGACGGAGGATCTTCAGGATGATCAGCGGATAGCTGTTCGGTGTGTCCATCAAGCTTATGCGCAGGGGTGTGAACCCACTGCGATCCGTTCCACGTCTTTGCTAGGTTTTCGCGCATGGCGTACCACATATAGTCACCTGAAGTACCAGATGTGTACGTGTAATTGTCAGGATCTAGTCCGTTGCTTGCGCTCTTGATGGAATTAATGATACCCCAATCGCCGATTGCCATCTATGTTATCTCTCTTATATGATGTCGCCCACTACGAGGTCTTTGAAGTATTTATTGTACGTATCTGAGGGGGCTACGTTGACCCAGCATGCTGGTCCAATCATATGACACAGCATTTGATGCTTTGCCAACTGTGGTGTCACAAGCATGTGGTCCATTTGAAAATCAGTAGCCACAATCGTGGAAGGCTGATGCTTGAGCGCGCCGTTTTTCGTCATACCAACAACAAGCGCCATGAACTCTTTGCCTACAAGATCCTTCACTGCAATCACATCTAGTTGTGATGTATCATCCGACACCGTCAACACATTCCACCCGCCAGGCACATAGAATCGAAACCCGTTGACCATTAGCTGCACACATGAACAGATGTGCTCTTCTAGATTGGTTATAGGTGCTAAGGTGTAGTCCATCATGTTGAGATCTAGAACCCACATGAACTCCGTTGGAGTCGGATTGTAGATGCTGTCGAGCATGATTACACGCTCTTCGTCGTCAAGTATCAGCATTGCTGTATTTTACCTTGATCTTCTTATATGGGTACTGCGCTTCTCTATAGAACTTTGTTCGCTCCGCTAGATGGCGCTTTCCGTACTTTAAGTCAGAGCATATGTCTGTGACCAGTACGCTGTCCTTGTCCTTCGCTTTTCGTAATCCTCGCCCGATCGTCTGAATAACGCGGATGAATGATTTCCCAATGTCGATGAACATCATGTTGTAAATGCGGTTAATGCTCAAACCCGTTGACGCAATTCCGACTGTCGCGATAACAACTAAGTTATCGTTCTCTCTGAACAACTCGTAAATCTCTTGTCTAGCCTTTTGTTTGTCCTTTCCATAAATGAACTTAGACTCTGGTATTGCATCAGCTAGCTTTTGACCAAACCGAACTCCATCAACTAGACAAAGGACATTACCTTTTTTGTCGTCTCTTTTCAACGAGATGTAATCAGCAATGTAGGCGATCCGTTCGTTATTGTGCTGAAGAAACCGCTTTTCTGCCTGGTAATCAGGAAAATATCCATCCTTGTATTGCGTTAAGGTTTCAACGGCGAGGGGATTAGCTGCTTTATACTCAGCATAATCTTCGTCGAAGTCCTCTTCCAGCTGCATGATCTGGATGTCGAGTTGCGCCAGGTGCCCTTGATCCATCAATTGTCGGGCCGTGATCGTGTATTTCACATCACCTATACAGATCCGTACAGCCATTGCATCCGTCTGCGCTTTGGGTAGTGTACCCGTTAGACCGAACCGTAAGGCAATGTGAGCACCATGTTCAATCAGAAGACTCTGCAGCATTTGGCCCTTGGCACCATGACACTCATCTACGATGATCATATCAAAGTATTCCATCAAGCCTGGATTATTCTTGAGTGATTGCCACGTCGATACTAGATGCGGATGTCCCAATTCTTTCTTTTCGCCATAGTACCGACCGGCGTCAAGCTCACATATAACGTATTCCTTGTGCGTCTGCTCAATGAGGTCTTTCGAAGGAACTATCGTTAGTGTGCGGAGGCCAGCCTTACCGTACAGATCGCACAAAGCGGCACACATCAACGTGTTATGCGTCACAACATAGTCATCGGTGATGTAAAGATGTTGATCACTATCGACAGCTATACACTGCGTATCTTCATATCCTACAAATTCAACAGCTTTCACGCGGCGAGTTAACTCAATACGACCGTTGGCGTGGGTATTCCGGCATCGATCTCGCTTTCGCGCAAGGCGGAAGAGTTGTCGTGGTGTCTTAGATCGTATTTGTAGAGTGTACGACACAGTCTGTATGTTAGATATCTTTTCAGTCATTGTGCACGTCATGCCCAACGACCAACAAACTTCCTGCATATCCCTGGCTAGTTGTGGACTGGCGGTGCTAAACGATGTATTTCCGCGGCGGTCAGCGGTACCATCAGTATCCATCAACCCCTGCACCATAGCCAGTCGCTGTTCAATACTGCCCTGCATGTATGTGGCAGGGATGAACTTTGTGTGGCTAGTAGTACCATACAGACCGAGATCCTTTAACACATCTGATAGTTCATTAGAAACATAGCGATTGTGTGTTTCATTTAGCTTTGACAGACGATAATCGTATCCATGTCCAGTATATTTCACACCGATGTTTGAAAAACATGAAAGTCCTTCTTCTAGAGCAGATAACAGTTCTTCGTCTGCTGTGGTGAAAGTTGGCGTGTGACACAAGTGTCCATCCCCAATCAGCAGGCCCAGTACGTAGGGGTCAAGAGGCAACACCTGTTCGCAATATTCAACTGGTTCGGTTAGTGGAATTGATATATTCCCCGGAGTGCGGCGTTCGCTAGACTTTCTACTATAGAAATCAACAATCTGTTGGGTGGTGATTGTTTTACGTTCCGTCCAAGCCTTGTGTTGTTGCTTCGGCACATATGCATCCCACAAGTGCTCATTACACGCTCTAGCTTTTGCACCGTCGTGGAACGTCAATTCATACACAGGCTTGGGATGCGACTGCGGGAACACTCCAATCACAGAGGTCACACCACCAGCCGGATTAACTAGTGTTTCGCCAACATCGATATCACCCATGCGTTTCCACCCTGTGGTAGTGAGAACCTTGCTGTACAGTGGTTGTGCCTTACCAGCACCGGTTCCCGCAATGATAATTCCCGGGTCCTGTGTGATGGTGTTTACCGCTTCTACTTGATGATCGCGCAGTTCGACGTATTCGTCGAAGTCTGGATGGAAGATGTGCTTAAAGTAGTTCTTGTCAATCAGCGGGACTTCAGGAATTTCAGCTGTACGTTGGTCGTCAATGTGGACTTTATACCCCAGTCCCGTCAGCCGTGGAATAATCTCGGGTAGCAGAAAGACGTACGTCTTCCCCGCCTTTGTGAAAAAGCGGATCTTCCCGTCCCACTGTCCCGTTTTGAATCGCGGGTTGAAAAAGTGGTTGGGTGGGTGCTTGCCGTATTCTTCCCAGAAATATAGTGCGTGGTCGCCTTTGAGACCGATGATTACGCAGTTAACTTCGTCTAGGATCTTTACCTTAACATGGGCCATTAAATTACTGAGTCTTCAAGACTTCTTATTCTTAGTTCGGTGATGTTTCGCAGTGCGAAACCTCTCGCTTGAAACGCATCAACTACAGCTTCATAGCGATCGTGCATCTCTTTAACTGTGAGGTACAATTCCAGCTGCACTTGTACATCTTGCTCATTGTCGATGTACTTGTCCTTTTGTCGGTCTGATAGCTCGCGCTGATAGTGTTCGGTATACGCGCGAAAGTGCTTGCCTCGAACGGCGGACAGTTGCCCCTCCAGCCATTTAAGAAGAGCGTACAGCTCAGCCTTGCGTGAGGAGTAATAGAGTAGCCAACCCGCTTGTTCGGTATTGGCTACTTCGAGTACCTTCCCTTTGATCGCAAGGTTTGCTTCAACTGTCTCCTGGTCAAGGCCCCGCTCATACTCTTCGAGTACGGCGGGGAGACGGTGGATGTTGCCTACAATGCGATCTAGTGCGCTCAATGGATGATTTTCTCCGTTGGTCCACGAAGGTGATCAAGCATCTCTAGTTCATCATCGACGTTGATGCCTTCGTCATCATCATCGTCAAAGGCTTCGTCATCGAAGGCACCCATCCATGCCTCGGACATCTCTTTGCGTTCCTGCTGCAAGTCCTCAAAGAACTTCAAAACTTTTGCTTCGTCGCCCTCTTCGGCTAGAGCCATGGGCATGATAACTTGGAACGGCTGCGACAGATGTGCTACATCTGTCGGACTCATGCTTGCGATGTAATTACCATCTGCATCTTGGAAAGGTTGGTCGATGGTGTAATTAGCTTTTGCTACGATTACCAGATAGTCCGTGTCATCAGCACTATCTGTTCTTTCACCAGTTCCAAATCCAATCCATTCTACTACATCTGCGAAGTCTTGTCCCTGTTGGTTTGCTAGATGGGTGCGAATTGCCCGTAGTGTTGGCTCGAGCGCCCCTTCGATCACCTTTGTTGTTTTGTTGAACTGCTCTGATCTGCGTTTGAACAGAAGGCTGAGCTTAGTCGTCATGCAAACTCCACGTCAGGTTATAGATATCCCAAACCGTTTCAGCAATCTCTTCGCGGTCTGGTGATTCAGGAAGATCAGTTGTGAGTTCAACCTTCTTCATTTTAGCATACATATCGTTAGTATACGCCTCTAACTCATCGAGAGTCCACCCGCCATTTTTAATGTGGAGCAACTCATCGGCGTCTGGCCGTTCAACGTTGTACTGTCCAGTTTGTAACGCTTCCATTCCCATACGCATTAGTCGTACAACATGCATTGCATTTTTATGACTCATTGCACCGGTGCGTTCGAGTTTCTTCTTAACTCGACTGAACTCAGCTGTTGCATAGCCAATGGTAGTTGTTGCGATTTGCTTCGACATGAACGAGTCGCGAATGTTGCGAAGAAACATATAGGGTGTCTCCGCAATGTCAAACTTCTCAAGAGGAATCCAAAGCGTTTCGAGAACGTTTGGGTTCATGTTTGCAGCGAGCTTGACATAGTGGCGCAACTCGTAATACACCGTATCTTCTTCTTGACCATCTTCGAATGTTTGGTGATTTCCAAACAGCGGTGTGAGCACCGCCTTTCTAGGTGACGCCCAGATACCACGATAATCCCAGTCAGACATTTCACCGCTGGTCCCGTAGGCACGGGATCCTGCCACGTGCCTACAAATAAGCCGGTTGAGTATTTCGTCTCGTCTCATCGTTATTTCCTAAGCAAATAGCTTAGTATAAAGGAAAGGTGGGTCCGAGACAAGCTCGGACCCACCAAGGCTTAGTCGTCTAGTCTTTCCTGCTTATCGCCAACGAATTTGGCTTCGCGCCGCGATTTGCTAGTTGGTTGATCAACGGTTTCTTCTTCATCCGTTGACACCAACGCTGTGAGGAACCTATCACTTAGGGCTTGACATGCAATCATTACATCTTCGCCTACCGTGTTAAAGTCCGTGCGACGGAACTGCTGGTCTTTGAATACATACCAGCTGCCTTTCTTCTGAACTACATCAAGCTCGATTGCAACTTCCAGAAGACCATTATACGGATCGATGCCCGTCTCATATGGAACCTCCAGCGTTACTGTCTGGAATGGTTTTGTAAAGCGGGTCTTGTAGCCCTCACATTTCATGCGAATGCCCTCGATATCACGACCTTCGCCGCGCAGCTTGAGCTTCGTTAGCATGATGATTTGAGAGAGCGAATACTTGACCGCATCTTTCACCATCCAAACACCCTCGCCATTCATCACATCTTGGTTGCGATAAACCTGATCGGTGATTACCATGGCGATGTTGTAGTTCTTGATAGCCTGAACAAACTGCCTTAGCATAGCTTTCAGCTGCTTGTTTCGTTGGCCCTGATCGCCTTTGTGAACCCCTTTGCGGAAGTTCTCCTCCTCTGTTTCGGTGATCAGCATATCGAGGCTGTCAATGACGAACAGAACTTGCGGATCGTCATCGCTACCATCGTACTCTTTCTTGTAGCCGTTGATGAAGGATGAGACAACCTTTTGCACCTGCGGAATCGTATCAACCGATACGTAGGTGTAGTTGTTCTCTGGATCGACACCAATTTTGCTTACAAAGTCACTATCGAGCGCGTTTTCGCTGTCGAGAACGACGATGTGTGCACCTGCCCGTTGAGCTTCGCGCATGATGTTACATGCTACAAAACTCTTACCCGAACCTGACGGCCCGACAAGACCCAGAATGCGGCCTTGTGCGACACATTTCATGAAGTCGCCTGAAATTGTGCGGTTAAGGACGTAGCTACCAGACGAATACCAGTACTTTGGTGGCTCAGCCGTACCTTCCTGCAGACCTAGCTTACCCAGATCCTTTTTGAAGTCGTTGAGGAATTTCACTTAGACGTACCTCCGGAAAACATGGGCGGCAGGGCCGCCCATCTGATTATGCAACTTCAGATTACTCCGCGCGCTTGTTGCGGCGAGCGCGAATCTGCGCAAGAATCTTCTCCGCGTCGGCTTCACCACCTTCGCTGTCTTCGTCAGACACTGCAGGGGTTGGGACTGAAGTTTCCTTCACGTTCTCTGCCTTGGTAGGAGCTGGAGCTGGAGCTGGAGCTGGAGCTGAAGCGGGAGCTGAAGCGGGAGCTGGAGTTGTCGGTGCTGAATCGCCAGAGCTTGGCTCGACATACTCGGCACCTGATAGAGCCGCTTCAAGCATCGCTTCGACCTTTTCACGACCTGGGTTCTTCGGCAGAAGAGTGGACAAGTCGATCATTCCCTCTTCAGCGATCTCAATCTCCTCAGCCGTGAGGTCAGATTCGCTGCGTGCAAACTTTGACATCGTCCATGCTGGGTATTCACCCTGCTGCGTCTTCTTGAGGATGAAGTTGCACCCGCCTTCGAAAGCAAACGGTACGTCATCCAGCTCACCCGACTCGAACGCATCTTTGATGACGTTGTACACCTGGTAACCGAGGTTCAAGAAGCGAACCTTGCCTTCGTGTGTTTCGCCTGTCTGCTCATCAGCTGGCATTGGGTCTTCGACGACAAGAGCCTGCGCAAGGTGTGACTTCTTCCGCCAGTACTTCTTACCGTTCACCTTGTCTTCCGCCTTGTAGTATGCAGAGGACACGGCACAGATCGGGCAGTCTTCGCCATACATGCGGAGACACGGAACTGTCTTACGCTCGCCGTTGATTTCTAGTACGTGGGTCAGCTTCTCGACAAGAAAGCCGAGAGGGTTATCAGCATTTGCATCCGGAAGGAAGCGGACTGTTGCCTGCTCGCCTGTCTTCATGTTGAAGAAGGGGTAGTAGTTGTTTGGTAGTGTGTTGCCGGAACGCTCGGGGGTTTTGAACGCGGCGCGTAGTTGTTCGAGAGAAAGTGCCATCGGGGCCTCCTATTTGTTCTCTTCTTGTTGTTGTTCTCTTCTTTTTTGGAGGAGATTGTTCTGTACTTCAGTTCTGAATACTACTTCCGTTCTGAGTTAAGGACAACGTCCTTAACATAGGTATTTATGCTTTACCCTTACAAAGTTGCCTATTTTTAGACTACCTAAACGTGGTTTTTACCTGTTAAAATGGTATTTGCTAGGTCCCCGTTGACAACGGAGCTGGACGTCCTGTAAGCCCCCCTGACCGGTTGTCCCCTGGACGATCGCAACAGGGAGGCATATATGGCAAAAGCAGGAAGAAGTGAGATCATGATTGAGATGTTGCACAAAAAGCTAACATCTTATTGGTGGCTCGAAGATTACGATAAGCAGTGCGCGGATAGAATCGGTATAGTGGCGCGAATCATTAGCAACGCAATCTACGATCTACCCAACATCTGGACAGGATTCATGTCGATGGCGCTACTTGATGAATGTCATCGACAAAAACGAGCTCTCAAAGGAACACCCGAGCACTTCAGATCGAGACAGCAGAGTGGGGTGATTATTCTCGACTACTTTGCTGCAAGGCGTAATAACCCACCAACACTCAAACAGTTCTCACATCTTCTTAGTGTGCAGAGGCAAATCCATAAAACAACTGATGCTGAGAATCAGGCGCTGACACCATATCAAAAAGACGGATGGCCGTGGCCCGAAGCCTACAGGGCTGTTGGTATAGACCTTGTATACATCGATATGACGGGGCGTAAAGCTGTGACATACAAGTACTTACGGGAGAACTACTCGTTCCCCCGCTTTGCCAACCTGGACTTCGTAGAGTGCGTTCTAGGGTAGGAGCCACTGCTCCTACCCTAGCCCTTAGAAGTCTGCCATATACACCGTCAAGAGAGTGAAGTCCCCGTCCAGCCGTTCAGCGCGCACTTCAACCTCCCACCAGCGACCCGAAGCGGATGTTCCACCGCCGCCGGTGATGAACTTATTGAGGAACGAACCTGTGTCGTCTGGCAGAACTCCCTGATACGGGTTAACTACATAGCTTGGCGTGCCACCAGGCCATACATCCGTCTGCGGTGGGTATCCCGAGAAGGATCCACCACTATATTGTGTGAGCGGGTTGAAGCGAATACCTTCCGTAACGGCTGTGATTGTGCCAAACGAGCCCGGTGCCGGTGGTGGGTTCCCACTGCTACCCGACGCCGCGTCAACAAATCCTATTGGGGTGAAGCTCAAAATTGTCACACTTGGATCAACAACCAATAGATCCGACATTTGTGTTACACCACCCGCAGCTGGTGTTGCTCCATTAGCATCTACCAAGAACGCGCCAGGTGCCGACAGTGTTACCAGACCCGGAATTTCAACGCCGCTGCCGCCACCCGTGTTGGAGACACGAACATCCAGATATGCGGTAGCTGTTCTTGCGCCATGATCGTTAGATCCCGAGTCCCGTGTCGCGGTGACAAGGAAACGATACCAGGTACCTGGCGTTGCCCCAGGGCGCTCCGCAAGGTAATTGGTTGTTGTCGATGGTGTTAAGCATCGATATGTACCCGTCGACGGGGAGATAAACGAACTCTGCGCAGGGAACGTAAACGGTCCTGTTGCACCTGGGCCATCGGTAGAGCTGTTGTTGATAATCAAACCGTCTGTTGGATCGTTAGCGTCGAACGCAACCCAACCAGTCGTCGGTGGTGTTGCACCAGCCTGCGGTGCTGTATCGTTCTTAGCAACCAGTGTGTACTTCAGCTGACCCGTGCCAGACCCACCGGCAACACCACTAACGGTAATTGCATCCGCGAACGTTTCGAAGGAACCAGAATCGCGACCTGGCGACTGATCAACAGGTCCATTGATCACCAGCGTTGGTGCACCATTACCACCCGTAACGGCTGGGCCTGCCTTGACTTCGATGATGATTGGTTCATTTTCCCCCGGAATCAATTCACCACCCTGCGGGTAGAAATCTGCTTGAAGAGGTATGAGTCCAACGCGATACCACGCACCTGGGGTAGATCCCGGTAGTTCCGCAAAGTAGTTGGTCGTCTCAAAGGATCGTGCTGTTCCACTCGTTGACGGACCAGATACTCTCCACGGAGCTGGTATTAGGTTGGGTACCGTTACGTCGTCTCCACCGATAACAGCAATTGATCCGATATCTGTTGAAGTTCCTGTCGATCCTGAGCGCCAGGCGACCCCCATAGCAAGACCATCAGTTTCACTTTCGCCACCAAACGGTATCCACCCTGCTGTTGGTGGTGCCTCCCCCGGCAACGTGGCAGTGAGGTTTTTTTCGAGGATTGTTGGTACTAGTGTTCTGCCAGTCGCTGCCCCACCCGAATCGACCTGCTGCACAACAGCGTCGGGGAACGAATCATACGGATGCAGATCGTTGGGGTTGTATTCATTCGGAATACGCTGAGCTGGTGTAACATCGCCCATTGTTTGGTCAATCCACCCCTCTGCTGACAAAGTAGGAACATTGTCAATGGTGCCGTAGGATGTCTCACTAAACTTGAGGTATAGAGGACGTGTCTGAATACCACCAACGCCATCGTTGTACTCGAGTTCAAGTCTCCACCACACTTCATCGGAGTTATCAGGACCGGCGGTGAATACAGCTGCCATGAATCCCGACGATACGTCAAATACTACACTCGGACCTGGTGGGAACACGACTTGACTTCCTGACGGCCCAACAGATAGTGTTGCAGTCGATTCAGGACCTGTACCTGGTACATACCATGTTGTATCAGCATCTGTTGGATAATCAGGCGGTGTGAGATTGTGTCTAGGTGTTATCTCCGCGTAGTGAGTGACCGTTGCTGTCACGGTTGCGCCGACGCTAGGTCCTGGGAATGTTAGAATGTTGTTGATTTGATTGCTGCTTGTTGAAGCGGCAGCTGAGTGACCAATAACACTACCGGAAAACGGAGCAATTGGGTTTGAAATAAATCCATTCACCTGAAAATCTGGAGTCGTCGGAACAACACCATCGCTTCCAACACGCATTGTTAGCAATGCAGCGCGCGATGCGCCACTGGCGTTAACAGCTGTTACAGCATAGCGGAACCACACACCAGGCGTCGCTTCGCCACCGAGAGCGAAGAACGTTGTTGTATCTGGCAACGGTACCGGCGAAACGACACCCGTGCCAAACGATGATGTATTTCGTGGTACTAGGCGCGATGCCGATGAGTAGTAGCCATCATCGTTCCAACTCACAGATTCCAGGTCACCAATAGATGATGTTGCGAGTTCAGGCATTGATAGCGGTTGCCAGCCAGTTGTTGGCGGTGGCCCCGCGGACGTCGATGTGGTGTTGAATTCTGCTGCCGTGAAACGCAGACCGAAGCTTTGGATAGTGCCACCACCAATTGTAATAGCGTCGCGGAGGTTCGTAAACGCAGAAGGCCCACCCTCGCCTGCTTGATCGACAGGACCGTTGATTGTCAGCGTTGGTGTGCCAGCAGGCGGAGACCCTACGCGAACGTCGACCGTTTCTGTGTTTGACTGCGCGTCGAGTTCACCGCCCACGTAGTTCTGTGCTGTGACTTCCATGCGATACCAGGCGCCTGGTGTTGAGTTAGGCGCCTCAGCAAAGAAATTTGTGAAATCGATATCCGTTAGGTCAGCGAGGAACACGTGTTCGTCGGTTGTCGCATCAGTGAGAACAACTGTGTTGTCTTGACCGGTAAACGATCCCAGGTTTGAGCCAAGAGCACCGATGACCAACCCATCACCCGTTACGTCGATCTCGTTGTCAAATGGAACCCATCCAGACGCCGGTGGTGTTGATCCATCAGCCGTTGATGTTACGTTTTTCTGTACAATTCGAATTCGCGTTGCGTTCGAAGAGGCGTTTGGCCCTGCGGACAGTTTTACTGCGGCTGGGAGGCGATCATACGCATACAGATCGTTTGGATCCCAGTCACCGGCATTACGTGCAAGAGGCGTTACTGGAGCGTCGTGCTGGTCTACCCAGCCATCAACAGTCAGTAGGAGATCTATTGCGTTCAAGTCGTTTGGTTGTGCGACTTGTCTGCGCAGGTAGAGAGCCTTAACGGTTTCACCACCACCGCCGTTCTCAGCTGTGACTTCCGCGCGAATCCAATGGCCGATAGCCGATGGTGTTCCACCAGCAAGTTCTGTGTAGTCGAACGTGCCTGTGAGAGAGGTGATATCCAGCGGCGTTAGAGCTGGATAATCTACACTCGCTGCGTTGTACGTCAGACGAACACCATACGTTGGGTTAGGTCCTGTGCCTAGAGCATACCACTCGCTCGATGGATACTCGGGCGGCGTTTCGCGCTCTACCTGTGTGAAGTTATCAGGGGCTGCGTAGTAATGCGTCGCGCGGATGGTGATGCTTGTGATAGGATCGCCACCTTGTGCAATCACGTCACTTAGGTCACTATTTTCCGTGACAGCGTACGCATCGACAAGATATCCAGCATCTGCAATCACAATTGGTGGATCTTCAGGATCCAAGGAGAACACACCGTCATATGCATAGCCGAAGATCAGTAGTTCTGGACCGACAACAGGAGGCGGTGCAGGTGTTACAGGGATGCAAACTGCTAGAGGTGCACAACCAACGATGTTAACGGAAATGTCAGCAATCGTACCGTCAACAGGTGCCGAGGCAACAAGGCGAAGCTGCTCGCCAGCAATTAGACCAAAGTTAGCAGCAACGTTGAAAGTACCGACGTTTGATCCAGCTGCAAAGTCTACTGTGCCGACGATGAAAGAACCGACACCGCCAACAGGAACCTGAACCAGATCGAAGCTGGTGTTTGATGCTGCTGGTGTGTTGGCCACAGCAACAGAACCTGGAGCACCAGCCGGAACGGTAATGGTTCTTGCGGCGACGTATGACGCCATGATATCACCAGGTGTTGCCCACGTATCGCGCGCAAAGAAAGGAATATCAATTGTGAGATTGGAGTCTTCTCGGATCAGGCCGATCCAATCAACGCCGTCAGACACATAGTGCTTGTCGTCGCCAGAAACGAAGGCATACATTCCACTAGCCGTGGTTGCATCAGGTAGATTTCCAAACGCGGTGTAGGCAGGACGTGCCAGAGCCTTCTCGTCGAGTAGCTCGTTAACTGCTCCCTGAACATCTGTTGCTGCAACATCGGCGACGACCGACGGTGTGCCAAACTGCGTTGACACGGCGGCTACGTTGGTGATATTAGCTGCAGTGTGTGCGTCGGGATCGGTCAGGTGCGATAGTGGAACGCCTCCGGAGAAGCGAACCCATACGAGTGGATCCGTGTTCAGTGTAAGTTCACCGTTGCCGGCGAGGATCCATCCAACGTTGGTGTTTACAGCACCCTGCTCAACGACCGTGAAGTTACCAGCGGACACTTCGGCCGATGGTGTGCCGTTTTGATCAGGAGCTCGGTCCCAGAAACCACCCGCTGTAACGACTGTGTAGATGCCGTTCTCACGAGGATCAGCTTGATCTTTAACAAGAACACGGTCGCCTGTCTGCAGCGTCACGCCGTCAATCACCGTAGGCGGGGACGTAAATTGGCCTGTACCTGCGAAACCGTTTGTTGGGGTGTATACAGCGCCCGCTAGTGGTCCGTTTGTAGCTGCACGCACAGATTCCTTTGGATCAAATCCTGCTGCAATACTCTGAGCAAACGTATCGAGCTCTTCGAGTGCCGCCTGCACGTCAGTTGACGTTAGGTTACCGCTCGGCGCGAATGTGATACTCGTTGCTGGGTGTGCGTTTGGATCCGTGAGGTGAGCTAGAGGCGCAAAAGGCGCGCCAGCCAGCAACGGACTGTTAACGCCAACTGCGATGGGTAGTGTGCCTGTTGCAGGGTCTACGTCGAGGAACGTCGTACCGCGCTCTGTTGACGAGGCGAAAGGTAGATTACCAACACTACCAGCCGGACCTGCAGGACCAACCCCACCGAGACCTTGTTGGAAGATAACTGAGCGTCTGCCGATTACACGAGCGACTGGGACTCTTGCGATTGGGAATACTGATGGATTTGTATCGTGCGCGTCTTCTTCTGTGAGCACTCCACCCGCACCGATGTACAAGGCAGCACCAATGTTAGGCCAGTTCCACTGTTCATTGACGACAACACCTTGAGCCACAACGTTGATCAAATCATTAACAAGCCCTTGCTGCGTTGTAATCGCGATTGCATTGAGCTCTGAGTCGTTGTATTCAGCTAGTTGTAGTCGGTTGTCTGAGCCGAAACGGACAACGGAGTACGCGGGTGTGTTCTGCGCGACGACGCCTGTGATGACGTCGCTCTCGAGGCGGATACCATTGATACGTGTAGCACCGGAGAAGAACTCTGTTTCAGTGGTGTAGAATGTGCCGTTTGAAGACTTTACAATAGGGTTGCCAGCTTCGTCAAATAGAAGTGTGCCAGCGAAAACTGTTCCACCAACAAGACCGACCTGTGTACCTGCGAAGGGGAGTTGTGAATTGCTGCCGAGCGCGCCAAACGGAATACCACCACCATCGTATCGAGCTGCAAAGACGCGAATTACCTCTACCCATCGACCACTTTGCCACACAAAGTGTGTTGCATTGCCTGTGTTGAACCAATGCTGGTCTTCTACAGGATCGAGAGGAGCTGAAATACTGGCGATAGGCTCCACAGTTGTGTGACCGAAAGTACGCTGGCCAGTTTGACGATCGATATCCCAGTACAACCACACCGGAAAGCCATCGGGGAATGGTCCCCAAGCTCCGACTACATCTCTTCCTTCAGAGAAGAAGTAATCGGTATCTTTGTGGGCAAACGTAACACTTATTGGGCCGTTGGTTGTACGAAGATCAACGAAGTTACCACTCACAAGCAGAAAGCTAGGTGGGTTACCTGGCTGCGGGTAGCTTACGATTCCCTGGCGAAAGTTCAGTCTCATTTATAGCCTCTCATAGCGCGTTATGAGAGGTATTTATTACACGGTGCAATCGTGCGAGACAGTTTGCTCTCGATAAATCTCCATCAGCACAGACGCTTGCCAGTTAGTGTTAGAGTTGTTATAGCATGTTATCCGGACAAAATAGCCATCACGGATTTCAGCCGTCTCGTCTGATGACATCATGAAATACGTCGAGCATGTACCAAAGCACGGAACTTTGTTTACGTATTTGTGGCAACTCATTTCGGTGGTGTGAATAGTGAATGCACCGGTTCCATTCACGTTCGGGATTAAGTTGACGCCATCATAGTCCCAATCGCCATTCTTGGTGAATGTGTGAGGAACCAAAACAGGTGTGTCGCCGAAGCCGTGTGTACCCGTTCCCGGCCCATCGGGCGACATCTTAAATCTGGTTGCGTCTGTTTCGTGCTGAACAAGATCCAAACTTACCGCGCCGGGAGGAATCTGTCCCGCTCCTTCGAGTGCTGATACGGTGGCTGCATCCAGAATAGTCGACGGCTTTGACATCACGAGTGCGGTGATGTAATCACCATTACCGCCACTGGTGAATTTCAAGTACGCTTCGTGAATCCACACGCGGCCAAATTCTCTTTGGCTCCATATTACGTCTTTCGTTACATGCGGCGTGCCAATCGTCATTTGAAAGTTTAGCAGGTCACCATCGCCGAGACCACAGCCATCTGCAGCGTTGGGATCATCGCCTGCACCCGTCCACACAACAAACGTTTCCGTACCTTCGAGCTCTGGTTTCGATGACGAGTGCACAGCAACTTTACCACCCAGCGCGGGTGTGTTTTGAGCGATTGTTACTTCGGGGACAGCGCCCTGCAACCATTCCCATCCCTTAATGGGATCGTCGAAAATCGTGGTGCCATCACCAACACGGACGATTCCCGATGATACGGCTTGGAATAGATTCTTGTCGGACTTAAAGGCCTGACGCTCTGTTTCGTTAGCAACCGTATACGTAGCTGTGTCAGCAATTGTCTGACCTGCGTATGTTCGCGAAGTACCTGATACGTTAGTTAGTGTGTAGATTCTTGCCATGTTGTATTTACCTATTAGTCGCGGTCGAAATCGTCGCGGAAGTTATCGCTAACATTACCAATCGTGTTGTCGGTGATTAGCATCGTTAGGTGAACAACGGGGTGATCAGCTTCTTCTCCCCGGTCGGCTACGTATACAGCTACCGTATCGCCCCGATTGAATGCGATAGTACCTCCAAGGTCTGTTGCTACAGCAGTTCGATGGTTGCGAATTTCCAAAGTACATTTTTTTGTGCAGTTAGTCTCAGGGTTCTGCCCCAGAGGTGTGGCCCATACTTCAACGTCAACACGTGATGTGTACTCACGGTTGCTGTATGTAACCGCTACTAGGTTACAATCCCATGGAATCACAAAAGGTACCTTATCTGAAGATAGCCCACCGTCATGAGATTCGTGTCGCAGCCATACGTTTTTTGCGCCGGAGTTGTGAACAAACGTTGCACCAAACGTCTTACCAGTTAGGTTATTTGGATCGCCAGCTGAAACTGCAGTAATCTCAGCTGTAGTGAATTCAACCACGCGTGACGAGGACCAAAGTGTGTTTGGTGTGGTCTCAGCAGGATCACCGTCGACAACAAGCATTCCGTCGATATCATTTACTGGCGGTGGGCACGTCCACCCCGACAATATGCCATCAAGTTGTGTGACTTCGTTGCTCGTCAGTTCGCCGTCGAACTCAAATATTGCAGTACCCCCAGCAAGAGAGACAATCTGCACCAGCGAAGATGTGATGTTAGCATCTGCGTTGATAGCCTCAAGCAGAGCAGCAGGACAGTCGGTTGAAAATGTTCTGGTATAGTTTGACATAGCTTACTCTTTAAGGCCCATCGACGCGTCTAATCATTAGGCGGCACGCGTTCGATAGTGTTACGATTCCTGAGCCGTCGCGAATGCGAATCCGAACTCGCATCACATCGTTCGCTGTGATATTTACAATCGCTGTGCATGACGCTGTATTTTCACCCGCGGCGGAAGTTCGATGATACGAGTAAGCAAACGTGCCTGGCACGTCGACAGCATTTTGCTGAAGCACTGCTTCTAGTGTCGAGCGATCGCCATTGTCGGAGTCAGCGCCGATGTTGTATGTGACTTCATACCACCCCGTTTGTGTGACTGTCACTTCTCCTGAAGCATACGAGAAAGCTCCACCGTCTGTTCGAACAGCTGAGTTAAACAGCGCTGTAGCAAACGAACCTGACAACGTCTGCGTCGTTGTGCCGTTGTGGTGGTAGAAGATTTCCTTTCCTTCGAAACCGGGAACGTTGACAGTAGCTCTACCGCCGCCTGCGTCAACTACGTTGACGCCGTCGCCAACAAAGTTAAGTATACCGTGAGGGCCACCGGGTACCAAAGCACCCTCGTCTTCGAGCACAACCGAAGAACCAGCACCAGGTGGGCCAGCTGGGCCCTGGGTGCCTTCAAGTTTTGTTACAATGAATGTCGCATTCTCAAACAAAATTTCGGCTGTTGTGCGTGATTGGATCTGAACTGTTAGGAAATCACCCGCTGTTAGCTGAGCGATTGTTTTCACGCTCATGCTTACGATAACATCATTGGCGTCGAATATCTCACCAGCCTCGCGCTCAGATCCAGGCAGGACAACATTATCGTTAACACGCACACGGCCCTGCGCTTCGTCGTCAACGGTCCACGAATACCACACTTCGTACAGTCCTGTTTCCTTGATCAGGATGCGATCACGAAGAACATCGTCGTGCTCTATAACCGCAGGATCGTTTTCTACATCAGTGACATCAAAGTTTACATCAATCCACGCGAGGGGGATATCTGCAGCAATTGTAGAACGACGAGCCTGAACGACAGCGAGATCGGCTGGTGGTGGACGAAGATCATCAAGGAAGTCTTCTTCTGTTCCTACATTACCAACTGCAAGCCATGATTGGTAAGCACTTCCTAAGCCAGTTGGTCCATCTACGCCAAACACAACAACTGTGTGGAGTTCGTCGACTGGCACATCAGATGTTGTACCGTTATCGCCTTGTCCTACCGTAACTGTGAATCCTGTTGATGTTTCGTTTGATACCTGCAAATTGGTATCGGTTACGGTTAGAATTGGATTGCCAACTACTGCGTAATCGGCAGAACCGTATGGTTGTGTGAATTCGTACTGATATACGCCGACGCCCGTTCGCGTAACCAGCAAACCATTGCTCGAAACAGGCGTACCATTGCCCTGCGTCTTTGCGTACGCGTAGATTCCAAATCCGCGCACATCGTCAGCAAACTCGTCGAAACTGGTGTACGTTTCAGGAATAGGATCACACGTCCACGTTGAGAGAATAGCATCAAAAGCTGTCTCTTCTGGCCCGGATAGAGCAGACGTGAAGTAGAACGTAGAGTTCCCAGCTCCACCTTCGTTTGTGATCTGTTCAAGTACCGGTGTGATTGACACGTCATCGTTAACTGCGTCAATTAGAGCACCCGGACATGTTGTTGTAAACGCTCTTAGATAAGTGACTGCCATATTATGGTGCGTCGATCGATTGAATAGCCAATCGACATCCCTGTGCTAGTGTTTGTAGTCCCAAGTTGTCTCCGCCCGAACGAACGACGCGTACTTCTATATCGTCATTAGCCGCGAGATTAACCTTCATCCGACTAGAGAAAGTAGTTGTATTGCCAGCAGAAGCGTGGTGCCACCCATATGCTCTCGTGTCGGTGTCTTCCACACCATTTATGAAGATAGATGCTTGGGCAGTCGCTTGGGCCGTTGAGAAGAATGCAGTACCCGCCGTGGCTTGTGTGGTGACATCAAATGCAATATCGTACCAGCCGGCTTCACTCACAGTAACAACTCCAGCACTATATGCGAACTCCGTGTCTGTGCGTACGCTCGTACCAAACAACACTGTGATTGGGGTTGTGTTAAACGTTTGAGTGGTTACTCCATTGGTGCGTAGTAGATGCGATTGCTCAGTACCAGTGATTGTTACCGTTGCTTCGCCGTTGCCGGCGTCTGTTACAACTACGCCCGGCCCCACGAAATTGAGAGTGCCGTGCGGTCCGCCTGGAACTGTCACCCCCTCATCCTCTACAACGATCGTTCCGATTTCGTCAATCGTTACGTTCACCCACTCCGAACCGTTGTATCTCAGTAACTGATTGGTGGTTGGTGTGGTGATCACAACATCTTCGAGCTGGTTGAGGTCACCCCCAAAGATGCGGTAGTTCGGAGAGTTGGCTAGATCGACAGCTTCTAAACTACGAATAGTGTTAAGGGCCGTTACGTTGTCGAGGGGGTCAAGTACAACAATGTCACCAGCGCTGATGCGATCGCGGAGATCGCTACTGATTTGAACATCGTTTGGACTCTCGTTTTCAGAGAAGTTGTACTCCTCCAAGGGCTGCAGCTCGATACCCAAATCATCGAGTATTACAACCCCCGGAGCAACATTACGAATTATGAACACGCTTTAGCACTCTCCAACAGTATTAACGTATTTAGGAGAGTAAGAGGCTAATCAGATGATTAGCCTCTCCACTTGAGCCATACGGTAACTACAGTGTCCTCAATTACACCACCGGCTGCATCGCCGCGTAGACGAATCTTCTGGCCAGCGTTGACATCGATGTTGAGAGTAACGTCGGTAACTTCGTTTTCACCGTTCACAGCTGTGAACGCAGCGATGTTACCGTTATTCACACCGTCGATGTAAAGATCGATGCCCTTCGAGTTGTTATTGTCGTCTGCTGTGTGCATCGACACCTTAACAATTGTTGCGTTGAGAGGAAGAACATATCCACTGTCGGCGTCAACGGCGTTACCGATACTCATCCAATCGTTGTTGGTGATGCGGTTTTCAGACCATACAACTGGCGTTGTCTCAATCGAAAGCACTTTGTTTGCTCGTGTTGTATCTTCGAGTGTTAGGACTTCCTGGCCGCCGATTGTTGTTACCGTCAATCCGCCTAGACCCAGAATTGTTGATACACCGTCAGCAACCTGCTGACCAGACATCGAAACATTGTTCGTGCCATCGAATGCAACAAGCTCATCAGTTGCCGCTAGATCGTCGGCGCTGTCAGCCAGGTTGTCGATATCTAGGCCGACTGTTGGGTTACCAGCAACACCGTCGCCGTTTGTTACCGTTAGACCTTCTTCGCCAGCTGCGGCGGAAGCTTCGATCGTGCGAGAAGCGTATGTATCAGCTGCTGTGCGGACCAGAATACCGTCAGCCGCGATACCGTTAACGATGTCGAGATCGTCAACCAGATCCTGCAGTGTGAAGCGCAGATTATCTGTACCGTCGAGTACAACAATCTGATCCGAAAGCGTAAGAGGACCTGTACCAGCTGTCAGTAGGGCGACGTCGAAGTCAAATACCAGCGTATCAGACGCGGAATTGAAATCGATGTTGATACCCGTGCCACCAGTCAGTGTTACTGTATCGGTCGCGTCGTCGGCAACGATGCTCGCATCACCTGTCGTGTTACCAGCTGCGGACCATGTTTCAAAAGAGTTGACGTTTGCAAGAGCACCAGCGATGTCGCCAACTGTGTAGTAGACGTTTGCATCGGCAGTTACGTCGTAAACAGCAACTCGGTCAACTGTGGAAATGCCCGTTTGAATTGGCAGGTTCTGGATGTCGAGGCCGAGTGTAGGGTTACCAGCAACACCGTCACCGTTTGTAACGGCAAGACCGTCTAGGTTGCCAAGACCATCAACTGCGATTGAGCGTGCCGTATATGTGTCAGGCGCCGTTTGTACAGCAATACCGTTACCACCCAGATTGCGTACAACGTCCAAGTCGTTAAGGAAGTCACCAGCCGTACGCTTGATGTGAGAGCCTGAAGCACCATCGTCAAATACCAGCTCATCAGCAGCTGTTACAGGCGTGTTGGCGAGGCTAGTGATGTCAAGCTGGATGTCATTACCAGCTGTGATCAGGACACCATCAGACGCTGTTAGAGCGCCACCTGGACCACCGGTGAGAATACCCAGATCAGCAATAAAGTCAGCTGCTGTAATCTTGTATGTTTGAGAACCGGATGGCTGTGCTGCTCCGTTGCCATCGTGAAACGCAAGGAAGTCTGTATCTACGATTGAAGCAACGGTTAGGTCGTCGATATCGAGATCAATTGTGCTACCACTCTGCGACAGACCTTCCCCGGCGTTCAATGTTGTACTTTCGCTGAACTGCGCCCATGTGATCGGATCTGTGTTCAGTGTTTGTTCGCCGTCGCCCTGCAATACCCAACCTGTGCCCGCGTTAACGGTACCGTTCTCAACGAACGTGAAGTTACCACCAGACACTTCGTTAGAAGGAGAGGCGTCGTGGTCCGGAGCACGTTCGATAGAGCCAGCTGCCCCAGCAACGGTTACAACGTAGATACCGTTCTGTGTGCTGTCAGTCTGGTTTTTGATGAGAATACGGTCGCCGACCTGGAGAGCGCCGACGCCTGATGGCACACCGTCGAAAATCGCATCGGAGGTAAGGTCGACACCGGTGAAGTTACCCGTACCGCCTGTACCACCAGCAGAGTTATATGTACCACCAATGTCACCGCCTACTGGCGTCGTTGCGACTCGTACGGATTCTTTTGGATCGAGACCTGATGCTACGCTGTCAACGTACTCCTTGTTAGCCGCATCCTTGGGGTTAACGGGATCGTCTTGGATTGTAAGCGTGCCGCCCGTCGCTACGTTGATTGCTGCACCAGAAGCGATTGTTAGCGTGCCGCTGTCGAGTGTATCGCCTGTGTTGCGTAGGAATACGTCATCAACGTCTACCTGAAGAGTACCATTCCCATCGTCATACACAAAAGTGGTGTCAGTACCATTCTGGAATGCTGCACCAATAATGTCTTCGATAACCTCACCAAATTCTGGATCAGCTGTTGCGTCAACGACATCGAGGTTTGTGCCATCACCCTTGAACACATAAATTGTGTCGAGAGTGTGTGGCGTTGCGTCATCAACATCACCGAGGTCGTCGAGATTAATGTTCGAAGCAAGCGATGAAGGAGATACGGGAACGAACGTGCCTGCACCGTTTTGCTGCAGCACGAAGTCTTGTGCTGCACCAGTCAGATCAACATCTTCGAGCTGATCTAGAGTACCACCTCGGATCCGATAGTGCGGATCGTTGTGAACACGAACGATCTCTTCACTTCGTGCCGCGTTTAGTGGGGTAGTTCCATCGAGTGGATCTAGAACAGCGACGCTGTTCGCTTGAATGGCAGCTACAAGGTCGTCAGATAGAGCAACGTCTTGTGGTTGCTCGGATGTGATGTCCAGGTCAGCTGATGCCGGGATTGTCAACCCCAGATCGTCAATCGCGATTGCCGAACCTGTTAGGTTACGAACGATAAAACTCATTTGTTAGCTTCTCCTTAAGCTCGCCACTTTAGTGTGAGTTTAACCACCGTGTCTTCAATCTGGCCCGAAACGCCATCCAGGGCACGGAGGCGAATCAAGTCGCCTTGGTTAAAGTCAATGTCTGTTGATGTATTTATAAAGGTCACTCCAGTTCCCGGACCTAAAATACCCAAACTTCCCTGATCTGTGCCATTTACGAACACGTGGATTTCCTTTTCCGCAACTCCTGTGCTCTCACATTGTGCAACGGCACTCACAATTGTTCCATTGAGGTCAGCAATATAACCACTCACAGCATCGACGGCATTACCAATATTTAGCCAATCGCGGTCGCGTAGCCTATTTTCAGACCACACAACTGGGTGATCTGTAACGCTAAGCTGCTTTGAACGTGTGGTGTCCTGAAATGTAGGTACCAGCTGGCCGTTAATCGTACTGATCGTGATATTTGACGTTCCTGATCCGCCGCCACCAACTGGTCTTAGTAGGACTACTCCTGACATATTCTACCTTATGGTTATTGTGAGAAGATGCCGCGGTGTTCCCTCACCAGCTTCTTCAGTTTGATTTGTGAGAGCTCACCGGCTTCTATCACGGCGTTCTCAAAGTTATTACATTCTCGCTCTGGAATAAGGACACATGTCTCCTCACCGCTCACCGGAATATCGTACTGCTGATATGTGATACTGGGTGCATTGGGGTCGAGCGCCGCTGCAGCTTTAGCGTCTCGATCTAGACCCGAAAGAAGGGAAAACATGCTCATTCAGCGCTCCGAAACCTGTGTATACGTGTTTGCCTTATTTATGAAGCGCGTTTGGAAGGTGATATAAATACGAGTCGAACGTCGTCAGGAGCACAAAGGGTTATGGCAAAAGTCATCGCTGCCAGATTTCGAAACAATGGCACGCCACAAACAGGTCTTACACCAACTATCGACATCTATCGACTCAGTGACGATGCGCTAGTTGTAAATGATGGTGCCATGGTTGAGGTAGCGAACGGCTGGTACAAATATGAATTCACTGACGTAGATGGTTTTGACCCTCGTGAGGATTTCGTATATGACGCCGACGGAGGCAGTAGCATTTCCAGCCCATTTGAGCGCTTTCAAGAGGGTGCCTGCTGTGCCTCGGAGCCGGAGGTGATTGCCGATGGCGTATGGGAAGCTGATCAATCTGCTTATACAGATGTCTTTACGATGGGCGGGCGGGCGAACGCGACTTTCTCGAATACTGAACAGATTTTGCTGGATCTTGTGGACATAGAAGCTCTAATTGATCTTGTTCGCAAATACCACACAAACCGTACTCGCATTGACACCACTGCTAAAACCCTGACTGTGTTTGACGATGATGGGGTGACACCTCTGACTGTCTTCACGCTCAGAGATCGCACCGGAACACCAAGCACAGCTGAGGTTTGTGAGAGAGATCCACAACCGTAATGTCAGAAACGACCCTTACCGAGTCGCAGGTTTGTACCCAAATCATTACAGGCGGCATCAGTTGCTTACCTGCATGTAGTGGTGGACTGATTACAGCTCACATTTTCCATCTAGCGGGTAAGATCGAAGTTATTGTCCGCCCGGGCGGCGGTGGTAGCCACCCCATGGCGCCTGGGGAGATTGGCAACCTGTATCAGCCTGTGGATCACCCAGGGTACGTTCGCCCCGAGTATCCTGACATCTTCCGTGAAAAGAATCATGTTACCCTTCGAATCACGATAGGTGAAACCACCACAGAAAAGGAATACATTGTTTCTGCTAAGCGTGCGAAGACGATTGTTCGTGTGGCCAATTTCATGAATATGACAGAAGAACGAATGAGAGTGGCTGCTCAGAACATCCAACGCATCTCCAAGAACATCGTTAAGGCCCTCAACTTCAGGAAGAAGAGGTAAGGCTCCCATAAATACGCTCTGTACAAGAGGATCTCATGAGCGAACAACTGATTATCGTCAACAGCCGCGAGCACTATTTTGAATTCGACCTTGTTGTTGAAGGTCTAGATGATAGTGACGCTAAAGTGTGCTTCAACATCTTGTCTCAGCCATTTGACATGTGTTTTGAGTGTAAGCGTGTGAAGCCCGGCAAATGGGGCGTTGACCTACCGAAGATGCAATACCTTGTACCTACCACATACACATTCACTGTGACGGCTGTGATCACGGGCTACTATTTCGAAGCCCATAGAGGCGAAATCACCGTTAGTAAGTCCCCGGAGATTTACGTAAAGCGCGAAGACATGCAAATGCGTGTCGAGTCGCGGGCGGCGGATGCACCGAAGCCTGTAACCGAAGAGCCGGCGCCAACCACACCGGTGAAACCAAAGGCCAAAGATCATGTGCCTGAGAAGCGGGTAGTACAGCGGCCAGCGCGACCAGGAGATAATGTCACAGAAGATCAAGTCAAGGACATTATCTCTCGTCTGACGTCTTCGGAGACTATTATTGAGGACGCCAAACCAGCACCAGCTAAAAAGCCGGTAGATGTTAAACCGCTTGCGGATCAAGATGCTCTAACGGAAGCGCGCCGCGTTGCCAAGAAGCTGCTAGCTGCTGAAGAGAAGACAGGTGATTCTGCCCTAGCCAAAACTAGCGATAAAGACGTTAAGCAAATTATTCGTGAGCACAAGCGACAGGAAGCTGAGAAGAAAAAGCGCCGCGAGATTCAACTTGAGCGGAAAAATGCAGAAGCCAAAAAGGCTGCTCCAGCCAAACCTGTAATTACCGAAGGTGCCCCCAAGGCCGCCTCAGTTCAAATTGATGCGGAAGCTGACGCGCGCGCGAAGGCTGTTCTCGAGAGTTTCAAAGCAGAACCTGCGAAGCCCAGCACTGCCGCGTTTAAGAAAGGCGGTAAGGTCGTTAAGTAACGATTCTAGCTCGCTTGAGCTGCTCTACTAGCTTAATTATGTGTTTGCACACACCGGGCGTTTGCGTTGGATTAACCGATGGCCGCCCACCCTTCGGAACGTACGGAGGTGGGGGATTGCCCGCTAAACTACCGTCAGAGTGGTTGTGCATGCTGAATCTGTGATAGAAGTCGAGACACGTGCAACGAACTTTGATATTTGACCCCGCTAGACGGATAGGTACGATGCCATACTCCTGACCGTCTGCTGCTCTAAATGTGACGGTGTTACTAGCTCCCTGTTCTGCAAAGCTCACTTCACGAAACTGTATAACGGGTTGATATCGACCGGGACCATTGCGGGCTTCGGCTTCAACCCGTAGCACACCGTTGTTCACATACGGGACATATTCAATACGACTAACCACAACCGGAGCTGTGGCATTCTGCCGCTTTCGTGTGTTGGGGAAAGCCTGAACAATCCCAGTGTATAGTTGGTTGTACGTAGAGTCTTCGTTGAATTGAGTCAGTAGACGGTCACCACGGATTACTTTGAGTTCCATGGATCGTATTTAGCGCAAAGCCCCCAGAAGGGGGCTTGCTCAGAGGTTGCCGTCGTGAACGATAATCTCATCGAAATCGCCGATCATAGGCAACGACATACGGTTGTACATATCGGATACAACCTGATCCGGGATTGTCTTGTCGGTTCGCGACCGCTGTCGGTCAAGCACCGTCTGCAATTGCACAGGGAACAACACCGCAACAATTCGAAAGTCACGAGCCCGTGCCGGAGCGAGCCAGCGCTTACGTGCGCGTGCCGCCGTATTGGTATTGTCGAGAATCACAACTTCATTCTGGCGAAGTGTGTCGATGTACCGTGCATCCACTTTGGCGTTGAAAGAGCTGTCCTTCGAGGCTTTGGCAAACGCATTCTCATACGGCTCACCATAGAACTCGATCCGAAGATCGTCCATGCTTAGAACCGCTGCACCGGGATTTTCCGCTAGCAGCTTCTGGCGGTACGTCGATTTGCCAGCTCCTGGGGCGCCGATAAGCATGTACACCGTCTTGTCGGTGACCAGCTCGAACCCCCACTCAGCCTTAGCACGACGCTCTTCATGATCGTAAATCCAGATCTGCGCCTCTTCAAACCGCTGGTGGCTCGAATCAGAGATTCGTCCACGCTGATCAGCCATTAACATATCGGTCCATGCACATGAATGCCCCAGCGTCGTGTAAGCTGTTGCAGCAAATGCGTCGAGCTTTTCATCCTTCTTGGTTGCCCAGGGTACATGATGTTCGATCATCCAACCCACAGTGTAGATGTCGATGGGTTCGAAGCCGAACTCACGTTGCAAAAAGCTCCAGTTACCAACAGCCCAATTTTCCCACATGCGGGCTGAAATCAATTCATGACCATGGAATGCTTTGTACTCCCCACGATCTTCCTTGAATTTGATCTGCATAGCGGGCGGCTTACCAACGTCGTGGAAAGCACATCCGAGAGCGCCGCGGACGTTAAAGCACTCACTATCCAGCATGCCCGGCCCTTCGCTGTTGGACAGCATTAGATATTGACTGACTACCATATCGGTGTGAACGCCGACGTTGGCCTCACGGTGCCACGGTGAACCCTCGACCGTCTCCCACATAGCTGCGTAGAGTGGATCGTACCGGAACACTTCATTGTACCAGTGAATGAATTTGTCTTGATCTGTGTACATGTTTCTATCCTCAGAAGTTGAGTCGCATGATACAGAGGATTTAACCCAAGTGCAAGCGTTGAATGAACCAGATGTACATTGGAATTCCAACAATTACGTTGAATGGGAATGTGATTGCAAGCGATGTGGCTATCGCCATCCCATGATCCGCTGTAGGCAGAGCAGCGCGCATTACAGCAGGTACCGCTATGTAAGAACAACTTGCCGCCAAAACAGTGAGTAGAACCACGCCACCTTGAGAGAAGTGCAACACATCACCCATCCACATCCCCAACACGGCGCCTATCACTGGCATCGTCATCCCGAACGGTAACAAGAACATCAGACGGTTACCGATGTCTCTAGCCCGCTTGGCTGCGACGATCCCCATTTCGAGGAGGAATAACGCTAGTGCGCCGCTGAATAGGGTTTTGAACAGGGGCATAATTGATTCCGTACCTTCATGCCCGGCCATTGCACCAATAATGAGACCACCGAGCATCAACGTAACGCCCTGATTGCAAGTCATTTCGTGTAGGAGCGCTTTCTTATTGAGCTCACCAGCACCCAGGTTTGCAAGCCACAACCCCACCAATATTGCCGGCATCTCCAGCAGAACAACAAACATCGGGAAGTACTCTTCGTAAGAGATGTTCATACTCTGCAACACAGACATAGCAACAGCATAAGTTCCGACACTAACAGAGCCATAATGTGCCGCTATCGATCCAGCATTTATGCGATCAAAGTTTCCGACCCCTCGCAGTATCAGAAAGGCTATGATGGGTATCACCAGCCCCAAGGTCAGCACTCCGGCTGATTGGAGCAGGACATTTGCTGTAAAGTGGTCAGCTAAAGCCACGCCGCCCTTCAGACCAATAGCCAACATCAGGAAGAGGCTCAACCCTTGGTAGAGCCCCTCGGGGAAATTGATTGGTGAACGAATGAGTACAGAAACAGCGCCCAATACGAAGAACGCAACTACAACATCTATACCCACTAGGCCACCTGCACCTTTTGGGGGGCAGAAGCAGCCATATACCAATCAGGGACTACCGTTTCTGTGTTTTCAGAATTGTAGTCTCGGACAAATTGGTACGCTTCGTTTTCATCGTCGAAAAACTTCGCGCCTTCGTGACGTCTGCCCCACCCACGCTCATATTCGAAGATGTCAACGCGCCATCGATATCTAGGGTCAGCCATTGCTATTTTCCTCCTGTGAGTCTTAGTTATCACTGAGCTCAACAGGAAGATCAACGCTAGATGAAAGGCATAGGTCCGTGATCAGGGTCTTCTTCGTCGTAGTGAATGACGTCAGCTTCGGACCACGGACTGTCCTCAACTGCACGGAGCGTATCAAAGGCCGCTTGGTCATACGAGGAGATTTCTTCGAGAATTCGAAGGACGATTAGTGTTGAAGAAATGATGTCGTCGGTTGCCCCGTTTTGTGCTGAATACCCAGCCGCGCGACGAACGAATTTCTTCAACTCTTTGAGCATCAGCTCGCTTTTAATTGTCATCGTTCGCTTCTCAATCAATTCCTTGAGATTGAGACAGCAACGCATCTTAGACTTGCCCGTCGTAGTTACGCCTTGACGATTCTTGCCCGTTTCAGAAATCATTTCGGACATCAGAGGTGGGTTTTCGTCTGCTTCATACAGTGCTAGAAGGCCCTCACCAACACCATTGTTTTCGATTGAGAAGTAGACCTGCGACCCAGTGCGCTCCAAGAACTTCAGTAGGTTCTTGAGAATCGGATACACTTTGGCCGACGACATCGTATTCGAACGATACATAGCCACTTGTTCCATCGCTGGAAATTCCCAAACAGTAATCACAGTGAAGTCTTCGCCGGTACCAGTAGCTGGATCAACTCCAACAAGGTATTGCACACCACTCTGTGGTCTTTTCCAGAACTTAACATCATTGATCTCGAAGTCTGGTTTGATCTTGGATATGCCAGGCGTCAAGTTCTGAAGAACAAGTGTGTCGATCAGCAGCGCATCGGATGATAGGAACTCACACTCGTATTCTTGCAGCCAGGCCGTTTCACCAATCTGCGCAATCATGTCTTCCTTGAACGCTTTAGTGCGCCCCGGTGGTTGATCCCAGCGCACATGAGAAGGATGGAAGTTGTTTACTCCCATTTCAGCACCGTTCCACAGCTCAGAGAAGATGTTTTGATCGCCGTTTGGTGTAGAAGAAATGATACAAGCACCACCTGTAGACAACGTAGGCGCAATGGCTGTCCAGAATTCTTGAGCTACAGCTGGGGGAACAAACGCAAACTCATCGAGGTAGAGTAGGGAGATAGACATACCACGACCAGAATTCTCCGACGTCGCTTCAGACTGAATTTCACTGTCGTTGTCAAACTTTAGTGAGTGCTTGTTCCAACCATCGTCAGTTACTCCCGGCTTTAGCCAGTGCGGGAGGTTCTTGTATGCATACTGAATACGAGCGATCATTTCCATCGCACCTTTGTTCTTATTCGACGCAATGAGAATTGTCTTGTCGAAATTGAACATAGCAAACCACAGCAGGTACATCGAAGAGACAGTCGACTTACCAGTCTGCCGTGCACTAAGAACGATGTTGTTTCTGTGATTGTGGAAGTTCTCGACCATCTCAATTTGATAGTCGTAGAGCTCAAACGGAATAGCGCCTTCGACGGGGTGCTGAATTCGGCAGTATGTCCGGATAAAGTACACCGGATCGTTCATGCACTTCTTTAACTCACGGATCTGCTCGACGGTATATTCCGTCTCGGTTCCGGCGCGTTTGATTTGCGGATCTTTGAATGCTCGTGACATGTGAGTATTTACATACCCAAAACCAAGGGGTTACTCGTCGGAGGAAAACTCACCTTCGATTGCGTCGCGCTCGCCGTCCCTTTCTTCCATCAATCGCAGGAGGTCATTACGATTGGTGACAATCATGTTGCCATTGTTTGTGATGCCACCGGTAATACGAGACTTGGACACCTCTAGCTTCTCGCGTTGTTGCTTGAGTGCCATTTTGGAATTCGCGGCGTTGAGAGCGGTGGTTAGATAAGCTGCTGCAACTTCAGCTGTGCGGGCCTTGTACTGGGGGTCTACAATTTCAGCCGTTTCTGTTTGATCTTCGAACGCAGTCAACGCTAGATCGTAAATCTCTTGAAACTGCTTATCGATCTCAATGTCTTTCTCGTCATAGGTTTGGTGCGGCTCAACATCACCCTGGATGATGGTTTTAGGGACCATAGTAGTCCCCTCCTCTACGTTAAGTACAGCCTCTAGAGGATGCGATGTAGGTACTTCGATTTCTTTTTTGCTGCTCATGTTGTATTTACTAGCGGCTGAACAACTGGTTTTCGGTTAGGATTCTAAACTTCATGTTCCGCTTCTCGCAAAACTGAGAGGCTGCTTTCCACTTTGCAAGGTTGATTGCATAGGTGAGCTTATCGTAGTTGGATTTGCGTTTCTTGAGATTAGGGTTAACTTCCGTACTTGGCTTTACCTCGAGTATTTCCTGAAGCAAATTGCCATCACGGTCCTTATACTCGATCCAATAGTCAGGGAAGTAGCGGTGCACGCGTCCGGTGGTAGGTTTAACGTACGGTATGGCGATCTCTTCGGAACTCCAGCGAAGAATGTTGGGGTTGTTATCTAGAAACTGGTTCATGGAAAGCTCCCATGAACTGCGGAACACGATATTATTCGCGTTGCCTACATATTTCTCTGGATGTCGCGGTGTGAATACACCTTGCTTATATGATCTCGCCATAGCGAGTCTATTTAGTCGAAATTATCCGAGTTGGCTTGATCGTCGCCACCAATACCAAGAAGATCTGAAACAGCGTTTCCTACGACGTTGGTTGCTGTACCAACCCCAGCCTGGATAGCACCACCGACACCTCCAATAGCGCCGCCAATTGCACCTCCTAGCGCCGCACCGGATAGCGCATCAGAAGCAATATCACGGGCGGTTTCGCGAATGACGTCACCAGGACCAGCTGCACCGAATACACCACCAGTAGATAGGGGTGTGTTGAGCGAGCGTGGTAGATTGAGCGTATGTAGGCCTGCATCCGTGTAATCTTGAATTCGATTGCGAAGCTCAGCAGCTCGAATGCGTGTCTGGATTCCAAGTGCTTCGTATGAGAAGGTAAACGCAGCCTCTGTGCCGTCTCCAGACATTGTCATATCAACATCATCCAACTGAATTTCTGTGATCTTGGGTTTAGCGAACGTGTATTGATCCACTAGCGAGCCACCGTTATAGATATGAAAGAGATTGATATAGCTGATGATCGATGTGTCAGTATCCGTAACGCCGGGCACACGAGCGAAGCCATCCGTAGATGCGGACGCAAAGTCGTTCGGTGAGTTCATACCGCTCTCTTCAAACAGCTTGTATACTTGCCCTTTATCGCCAAGACGTGAAATCGGAGACGTTACTGCAAGATACCGCTCAAGAAACGAAAGAACGTTGCTGTTCATGTCATCGTAGAAGCCGATTGTGATTGGTTGGTATTCAATCCGCTTCAGTACTTTGGATCGATGGTTGTAGAAGTTTACTTCCTCGTAGTCGAACGAAACATTAGGACGACCTGCTCGCTTAACCACGAAGGCCATCTCTTCAAGCAGCGATTCAGGGAACAGTTGCTGAAACGGCCCATCGATAACCACTTGCAGTACGAACATGAACTTGTGCTTAGGAGCTCTAGCCACTAAATCAACTGCGTATGGTGACGGACTGCCGATTGTCAGGCGTCCGTTCTTAAAGTCCACCCCGTTATCACGGAAGTCCTGGACTGTGTCTACGGCTTGAATAACTAGGTCACCGCCAGGCACAGCGTTGGCTACCTGGCGGACCACAGGATTAGTGAGAAATGAGCGAGGATCTAGAGCCATGCGGTTATTTAGTGTTCAGTAAAAAAGCGTGTTCTAACAAATAAAGAAAGGGGGCCAAAAGGCCCCCCTGCGTCCAGAAAGTAAACTTCCTGTTAGATGTGTTAGACTTCCTTGTCTTCCGACGGACGCTAACCTTACTCTCGACCAGCACCACCAAGTGCAACACCCTGACCCTGGTCGTAGCCACCGAGAACTTGACGCGCGTGGTCGTAACGGATTGTCACTGTGATAAGGACCTGATCTGCTGTCGCAAAATCTAGATCTGTGTAGTCAATGCCAGAGATGAAGCAGCCTTCGACCGTCCAGCGCTCAATCTGCTGATCGTTACCGTCCAGCATGTCGAGATACGTGATGAACTTGTACAACGAACCTTCGCCAGATGTAGCAAGGAAAGCGCCTTCAGCACCCGTCAGGAATTGTTGCGACTGAATTTGATCCTGCAGTACCTGAGAAGCGAGACCAGTAACATCATCCTCAAAGGAAATTGTCATCGGTTCGAACGTGTACTTACCAGCCACGAACGCGCGCGAGACGTAACGATCGAGCTGAATCTCATCGAATGTAATGGATGGACGGGTTACCGTCACAGCCTGAAGCGAAAGAGGCTGGGAGTCAGCACCGCCGCCAATATTAGCGAAAGTGACGCGCCACTTGTTCTTCTGCTTTGGCTGCAGGATACCTGTACCTACTCCAGGAATTCCGATGTCGTTAATGGTTGCCATATTACTTTCCCTTTAAGTTACGCTTGCGTTAGACCTTAGATATCTGCATCCGTTGCAACTACACGAATTGGCACGAAGATGAATTCTGCGGCGCGCGTAGGCTTGATTGCGATATCAAGATACAGCTCGTTACGATCGATACGGTCTGGTGTGTTGTTGGACTCATCACACACCGTAGCGAAGTCGAACAGTGCTCGACGAACAACGAGATCGCCGAGGAAGTTATCAGCCAGAGCCTTGACGTTGTCCCGTGTGAGCGTATCGTTTGGCTCGAACACAAACGACAGCAGACTCTTACGGAACTGACGTTTCATGAAGCGAAGCAGACGCTCAACGTTTACACGGTTGCGTGCACTGATGTCTGGTGAAGACGTTTTCTGACCCCAGATCACGAACCCACGACCAACAAAGAACGCAATAGGGTTCAGGTTTGTCAGATCTTTGTACATGTTGTCGCGCTGACCTTGGTTCAGGTTTGTCTCAACAAATGTGGTTGCGGTGCCAAGCGTTCCGCGAACGTGGCCGAGACGCGACACGCCTGAAACCAGTCCGCGGCGTGTACCAGCTGGTGCAAACCATAGCTCAGCAGTGTTGTCGCTGAATGCATACGTACGCAGGGCTACACCGGAAGGCGCTCCCACCACGTTTGTACCGTCAAGATTCGACTGCAGAGCCCACGGGTAGTAGTAAGCCACACCCGGAGAGCGGAATCGCTGCGTGGTTGCAGACCAGTTCACAACCTCGTCGGCGCCAAGGTTGACTGGGGTGTCAGCGATGACAAAAGCTTCTTCGTTGATATCAACGGACAGAGCAATCAGCTCATCTACACATTCGTGATATCCTGGGCAGAGAATCAGGTTGAATTCGAAGTTCTCGGATCGAACTTCCGTGTTGCTGTTGATTGAAGCCTGCAGCGCTGTTGTGATTGCAACACGACGCGCTGCGTCGTTTGCACCAAGGCTTGTTTCGTTTAGGAACTCAACCGTGAACTTGTAATCGTCGGCTGCTGCTAGAAGTGTAGCAGCAGCCTCTTCGGCGGTAAACTCACCCGCAACCAGAGAACCGAGGGCGTTGTTTTCCCACTCGGATGCGATACCTTCCAGCCCAAGGTACGTACCTGTTGATGGCTGATCGTAGCCATTACCGAACACCTGCAGGTTTGCGTTTGCTGGTAGACCAACAACCGGCGTCTCCAGCGTAACAAAGCCGCGAAGGCCTGAGAAGATGTTCACATCGGCGATAGAAACCGTAGATGCCGCGCCTGTGGTTGCACTGACAATTGCGAGCTGACCGTTTGGAACAACGTAGCCGTTTGTTGTCGTAACACCATCGCCGATTGCCGCCGTCGCCACTGGGCCGAGGTCGGTGTTAAGCTCAGCAACCAGCGTTCCGAAAGTTTGAGCTGCGTTACCAGCAATCTGCACGGAGTTAGGGACACCATCAACTGTGACCGTCGCTTGCAACAGTGTGCCTGTGTTAGGCAGACCCGTTGGATTTGTGATGTTGTTTGTCGCTGGTACGGCTGCAACAAAGCCTGATAGAGCAGCCAGCAGCGTAGTGTCGGTTGTCGCAATGGCTGACAACGACGCGTCAGATAGTGATGAGAAGATGCGGATGTTACCGTCTTCAAACAGTTCAACCGTGCCGCCGGTTAGCAGCGAGTTGAGTTGAACTACCAGCTCACCAAACGTTTGTGCATTTTGCCCCTGAACGGTTAGTGCTTGTGGAGCTCCACCATTCACTGCAACGTTTACCGTATACGAGGTCGAGTCGTCGAGCAGTCCGGTTGGGTTTGCACCGTTCTTCGTAGCTGATTCGATGCCAACGAAGTCCGTCAACGCGGCCAGTAGAGGATCTGTTAGAGTACCTTCAGTAACACTAATAGAGGACGTCGCTGAAGTATCATCAGAGATGATACGCACATTGCCGCCGAGTAGTTCAGCTGTTGCCCCTGTTAGGTCAGCATTGATCTCTGTGATGAGGTCTGCGTACGTCTGCGCATTGGATCCAGTTACTTGAATGGTGTTCAGTGTGCCTTCGACAAACACGCGGAAATCGTAAACTGTAGCGTCGGGCGCAAGTCCTGTTGCGGAAGCACCAGAAATCGTACCACCAACGTTGATTACTTGGGATGCGGAAGCGATCGAACCCCCAAAGTCTAGGAATTGCTGACCTTGGTTTACCGATCCGTCCATGTCGATGACTTGGTAACCAGCCGTCGCAGATACAGGCGTTGTGTTGTCATCGTAGAAGTTTTCTTCGGAGTTCTGGAAGGAGAACGCAGCAAACACAGGATCTGTCGATTCGCGAGCCAAAGAGAGGAACTCGTCTTTAGTTACCGTGATCTTGAAGTTCGGGTTTGAAGGAACCAGGTTGTTCACTTCGTTGTATTCTGTGATAAACGACGTAACGTTTGCTTCGAGAACAATCGCTGCTTCTTCCATCTTGCGATCCCAGATTGCGCGGATGTCCTCAAGGTCATCGTTGAGGTTAACGTTTGCACGTACTACGTACGCGAGGTTACCGACGCCGAGGAATGAGTTAAGCGCGAGCAGTCCATATTCATTACGAGCATCGCCATGTTGCTGGTTTCCACTAGAATCCTCGAGGAATCGTGGGTTACCATAAAGTGCCTGACTTTGGTTAAGAGAGGTCACGGTGCGGACGACGTTGCTTTCATACGTACCAGCGGCTGGTGTAGTACCATCTGGCTGTGTCTTTTCGTCAGCCGTAGCTACGAAGATCAGCGGTACTGTTGCAGCCTGAGCTGGGACGAAGAAACTCTCATCGATGATCGTAACTTCTACACCTGCACTAACTAGAGCCATCTTTGTTTCTCCTGGTTACTTCCAAAACTGTATACTGCGACTGTATAACGTGAGTATTTATGCCACCATACAAAACTTACTGCAAATCAACGTCTTCGCTGAAATCGAATTGGCTGTTGTAGTCAAAGCCACCAGCATCGATTTCCGCTATGATATCGGATGATGGAGCATCAAGATCGCTAACGATTCCAACACGAAGTTGAATACTTCGGATAACGTTATCACGAACATTCGAAGGCAACGACAGCCAACCTTTCACAACAAACGCAAGTGTCGTCACGATAATTCGACGTTCTGGTCCTGATGGGTAATTTTGCTCTGGACCAATTCCAACGAGATCAACCTGTTTGATCTTCGTCCAGTCGAACGTATCGGTGCTGGTCTGAATCGAAAGCGAGGGATCGAAAATCGTTAGAATCTGTTCTAGTATTTGCCAGTGCTCGTCGTAGTTCGTTGTGTAGATGGACAACTCAAAGTTGAAATCATACGGAACAGGCATGCGCTGGTATATCGTTCTGACATCATCAGGAAGTACACCCTGATTCTTGAGATACGTATCTCGTCTTGTTGACTGCTGCCCCTTAGCTCGATCAGGTGCCATGCTGATTGAAGTTAGATTTGCAGCCATAGCTGGCAAACGTAAAGGTTTGTTCTGAGTGTTGTCACTTTTGATATGAGCGACAACCCGATCGCGGTGGCCGTATGTGAGGAATACAGGAACTAGTCCAGGTTCGCGATCGCCCTTGGCGCCGAACTCAACGTACATGTTGGAGAAGATCGCCATGAACTGCAGTACATTACGGCGAATCTGCTCGTCGTAGAAGAATGTTGGGTCTTGTGCAACGTTTGTCATGAAGACTATTTAGTCTTCAAGATTCTTGTTTACAGGAACCGCATTCGGGTGGGTGATAAACTCCTGGAGCTTTTTACGCGTACCATCAAACTCTGCACGGCGATCTGTCTCGAGCCAACCCCAGCGCATCTTCTGTGCTGAATACCGCCAAAGTTGCGCGGGAGGTGGATCCTCAACCCCGCTGAAAGTTAGGCGGTGATAATCACCATCGGAAGGATTTTCCGGAAATGTGTCCCCCATGGTGAAATCTTCGTTATTTGGTGGGACCGCATCTTCGATGTACACACTGTTCGGGTTGTATGAAAGCTTCTGAATGTTAATGCCAGCATCCTCAGCTTTTTGGAGCTCTTCTTGACTAAATTGTCGAAGCTCGTTACTCGCATCAGCACCGCGCTGTGGTACGTTGTGTTCGTTGCGTGAGATAGCATCAATCGTCTGAGCCGATTCGGAGTAATCTTGAAAGATTGGATGGTTGCCATCGTCGATGTTGAATAGTCCATCACCGTCGACCCGGCGCACAAAGTCGCCAACGATATCCTGCGTCTCCTGAGATGCCAGCATAGGCTGAGCAACAATTCTGAGAAGAGTTGGGCGCCACCCTGGCGTATACCCCTCCGTGCTCCAACCAACGTCGATTACCTCAAGATACTTCTTGACAGGTTCAAGTGATGCCGAATATTGCGTTTCACTTGGTAGCTCAATGATATCACCAATCACAAAAGGACGGCCAAGGGCTTCAACAACTGAATTGAAGCCTGCTGTCATGAAGTACGACTGGCTAGGCAACTCAATACCAAATCGCGACAGTTCCGTTTGCACGTCGATTAGATCGTAGAATACCTTAACCACAATGGGACTGGTGTTGTAATCACGATTGCGGTTTTCTAGCAGCAAACGATCTTGAATATTGTCGAGGCGCGTCGCTTCATAGTCGGATAGTTCTAATGCAGTAACACCCCAAAAGTCCCCATCGCCTCCGTTAAACGCCAGAGGACGAATGCGCCAGAATCGTGATGGCACGGATCGACGAATGTGGACAGTCTGTAGCGAATCGTTATCATCAAGGTCCACAATTTCAACTCCAAACCAGCTCTCTCCGTCCTGCGATCGTTCAACACGAATCCGCGTCGCACGGTTTGCTGCAGAGGATAACTGTTTGATGCGGATCGTCTAAACATCCTGGGTCTCCGGGCGAGCATCGCCATGGCGCTGACGACCTGTTGTGATTTTAATTGGACCAAAGTCATAGCCGATGTACGCCTTACTGACTACATTTGCTCCACGTTGCTTTGATCTCCACACCGTGCATTCGCTCGTAAATGCGTTTGCGGCAGAGAATTGGCCCATATCGCCACCGGAGATCGCGACACCGCGACCTGTCTGATCGACTAGCTTGGTTTGTTCGTGAACACCAAGTAGTTTGAATACGTTCGCCGTGGCACCACCAATGTTAAGAGCCTCGTTGGCGTAATCCTCTTGAATACATGCATCACGCGACTCTTGGAGCTTCCACGGCTTACATACCTCCGATGCAGCTGTGTCGGGGCACTTGATCGTACCGTCGCCAAGGAGAATGCAACCCGACGGTACAGTTGCAACTGTTGTATCCGTTGATGCTGTTGTTGTTTCGTTAGCCAATGATCAACTCCGAACCGATGCCTAGGTTTTCGATATCGTTCACAACAAAGTTGTCGATGTCATCGAGGCACCATTGAATGTTCTCGCGAGCGAGGTTTTCCAGGTCAGCCGCATTCAGCGATACACCACCACCGGCGCCAGGTAGAGTTGCAAACTTACCTCGAATTGATGCGAGAGTAAGCTGCGCCTGTGCCAGAGCCCAGCGCTCGATCCAGTTCTTCGTATAACGATTGGTCAGAAGCTCTTGTTCTGTGCGCTCAACAACAGCATCGAGCAATACTCGTTCTTGTCGAGTCACAGATTGGAAAATGTCAAGCTGCCGGCGCGCCTCGTCAAACGTGTATGTTACGCGGGTTGCGAATAGCTGCTCGAGCTCCTCGATGTACTGCGATATCAGGTGGTAGCTCACCAAATCAAACGTACCCATGTGGTACAGGTGCTGGAGTACTGTCTGGCCGTACACTCCCGATGCATAGGCGGTGCTTTGGAAAGCTGATGTTACGCGCCAGATCCCCATGATACTGACAATCGTATTGAATCCAGTTGCTTTGCTAGTCATGACATAACGCTGCTTGCCTGGTTGCAAATCCATCATGAAGTACACACGACGAACCGCCGAAGAACTTCGAAGGCGCAACTCTTCGATAGCGCTCTGAATTGCTTCGTCCAGCTGACGCGTGTCTAACTCGATTTCAATTGTTGGATAGCCAAGCTGGCGGCGAATACTGTCAGCCAACTCTCGGCGCTCGTCGGGAGTACCGTCAGTGCCGACACCCAATTGCTCGTACATCGGCGTAGCCTCGAGTCCGTCGCCACCCAACACAGGAGGCTTTAGGGAAGCTGTTGCCCCAAGGCTGTTAAACAGAGTGCCCTCGAACTGGTACTGAACTGTCGGGAAGTTGGTTGCAAACGCTGTGGCGGTTTGTTGGCCGATCCGTACGGATCTCTCACTGCCAGCTGCAGTACGAGTGAAAACAATGTTGCTGTCAGGTTCGCAGATGTTTGCTGCCGGTTCTGATTGATTGAGTGCTATGGTGACCTGTCGATCAGCTTGCACCCACTCTGAACCGTTCCATGTAAGAAGCGTTTGATCTACCGTGCTGTACCACACATCACCAACAGCTGGAGCTAATGGTGTGCTACTGTAGGCAACCGGAATCCATGCGACACCATTCCACTGGTTGAGAATTTGCGTCGAGGTGTTGAACCAAAAATCACCGGGCTGTGGTAGTGCCGGATCGTTTGGAGCAACAATCTGATCGATGATATTCCACATCGTGCCGTCCCACAGGAAGTACGCACCCGATGTGGTTTGGAGCCATATTGTATCAATCGGAATTTGCGTTGGGTCCGACGGCCACACCACTAGAGTATCTTGGCTAATCAGTACGAACTGACCACCATCCCATTCGTAATATGTTTCGTTTACAGAATCGACCCAGATTGCACCGACGTCCAGGACTGATGCCTCCGACGGATCTGCTTCCTGATCGAAGAATTGCGCAACGAGGTCCCACTCACCGTTAACAGCATCCCACGTGTACAGCTGATCGTTGGCAGTGTTAAACCAAAGATCGCACGATTCAACAGAGGTTGGATCTGTACCGAAGATTAGGACAGGCTGCTCTTCCCAGATGTCCTGATTGTTCAGTACAAATAGCTGACCTGTTGTCGGCACGTACCATTGTGCACCGACAATATTAGTGATTGGCTGTTCATCCTGTACAAACACATCAGTTTGTACAACCCATGCTCCACCAATGCGAAGATTGAGCTCATTTGTACTGTCATTGAACCAGTATGTACCGTTTACGATCAGTGTAGGAGCTTGATCCCATGAGATTGCTTCGACTTGTACCCACTGACTGCACCCGTTTACAGTACTCCACACAAACAACTGGCCGTCCTGATCCAGCCAGTATGTTCCACAGGACAGCAAAGGTGGTATCGATGGATCAGTTTCTTGTACAAACACCGGTGACTTGGAACACCACGTGGACCCGTTCCACTTCCACATCAAGCATGGGCCATCGTTGTACCAATAGGCATCGCACGGCGGATTAGTTACATCATACCCTGTCTCAATCTGCGGAGTCTGGATATTCCAGGTCGTGTTTGTCGCATCTCGAAGATTTAGCTCATTCAGCCCCGAGTCGCTGTCTAGCCAAAAATCACCAGCTGCAACAGCTGAAGGATCCGTGGGGTGATTGATTACAGGTAGTTCAACGTTCTGAGTGCCATCCCACTGGAACAGCTGATTGGTTGTTGAATTGTAGAAATATCCGCCAGTGTTTGGGGCTAGAGGACCTGTAAATGGTCCACCGATCTGCTGCAGCTGGCGGTCGATTTCAGCCACCAGCTCGTCGTATGTCTGCGCGACGCCACCATCGATTAGAATTTCGTGCTTAGCGCCGTCAATGACAATGAAGAAATTGTAGATCTCGCCGACCACAAGCTCGGTAGCATCGCTACCGATGATATCAGCACCACTTGCACTTAGAGTGATTTCGTGGAACGCCTGTGTGTCAGGCTGCTTTTCGTTCAGAGTCAACGGGAGTGAGTAACCACTAGCACCGTTGCCGTGGTACCGATTTTGCGCATCGACGGCGTGACCTGTGATAAAGTACGCTGCGCCGTCAACAAGATCGGTAATCGTGAACGAGTTGGTTGTCTTGTCGTTGTAGAACGCACCAACAATGAGGGCGTCACCAACGCGGTCGCCGGCGTGGAGGTCTGCGTTGCCAGTTGGATCTGCAGTGTATCGGATGCCGTTGACTGGACGATCAGTTGGTTTGTTAGCGACGGTGTTTAGAACAACAACCATGCCGTTGTACGCTTGGTTACTGGAATTGCAGCCATCTGCAGGCGTTGGGATATTCCAGCTAACCCGTGCCGTCGACTCGGTTAGTCGTTCTACCTTGAGACTGATTGTCTCGCCTTCACGAAGAATGCGTTCCGGCGAATCACCATGGGGATCGAAAACACCCATACTTAAATACCTCCACACGAATGTGGAGGTATTTATAGAGGTGAGGTACTCCCGGGAGGGTTAGTTGCTTCTTTTCTTCTTGGCTTTCTTGCGCAGCTTCATGATTGCATCAGCTGCTTTCTGCACTTGAGTAGCTTGTCGAACCGAGCGAGCGATGGCTTCTTTGGCAACATCAGCCTCTGACGAGCTTGCGACGATGTTACTGTCTTTGATGTATTCAATCAGCTGATCGATTCTGTTGTTGTAGGTTTCAGCGATCTCTTCGTGCGACATACCACGGAAAGAGTTTGCGATAGGTTTGAGGATCAGTGTAACTAGAGCACGATATTTGCGACGATTGAGCATGCTCTCAGTTTCTGTTTTGCCGTCCATGAAATAGCTTTCAACGGCACCTTTAACATCAGCGACCATATCAAACTTGTCTTCGCCCTTACGGTGACCGTTGCTGAGATCCACTTCATCACCACGATCAGTTACCACGGTTGTTTGAGAAGTTTTCACCGCTTGAGCAAACATCTTGCGGAGCACCTCAAGAGCTTCGATCAAGTCAAAAGCATCCAGATCGCGCTTACCTCCTGTGTCGAGGCGCATGATCTTGTTGAGATTGCTTCGAATCAGCTGCTTAGGGTCGGAAGCCGTGCTTTCGAGAATTAGATGTTCGGTGAAAGTGATCATGTGTTACTCCTGGTTACCCGCAGCAGCTTGCTGCGCCTGGCTCATACGCATCTGGAGCTTTTCGAGATGGCTCGCTAGCTCCTTTGGGTTTTCTGCAGCTTGTTTGCGAATTGCGGCAGCACGGCTCTTCATGCGGGTTGCACCCATATCCTTGAGAGCCTTTTGCACCTGTGCATTACGATCGAGAACACTTAGTGCCCGAGCTCGCTTGCGTTCGTTCGGAACAAGAGCATCTTGAAGATCTGGATCCCCAAGACCATCAAGCGCTGCAAGGATATCTGGATCTACAGTACCCTGCTCGACGGGGTTCTTCGAAGCACGGAGACTTGCAATCGCTTTGCCAATATACTTGTCAGCGCGTTCGAACAGAGCTGCCTGCTCTTCGTTGTCGAAGATTACAGAGATATTCTCTTGAAGGCGACGTTGATGCTCAACATCCCCTTGAATTTCGTTAATCAGGGTAAACATTAAATCAACTCCCTTGCGTTACGTGATAGCCACCCATCAAGTTTTTCACCAGACCAGAATGTTTCGAACACATGCTCGTCTTGTTCACCAAGACCTTCGAACCGAACCCTCAAAGGGGTTGGGTTTTCAATGTCTTCATACAACCAACGAACGACAATGCGCTGCTTTGGTTTCAGCGAAACATACTCGCGAGAATCTTTAGACTCACCAAGAGGCAGTTTGCAGTACTTACGCACAACATAGCTGATCTCCTGTTCAGGCGTACGCTGAAGTGCTTCAACGAGTTCTGCCTTAGTCTCTAGATACCGTTTGAATGTGAGCTTTTCCATTGGTTCCTTACTTGACGTTTATGAATATTTATACGGTCTTACTATTGGGCCGTACTAAAACGCAAGGAATTAACTATAATACTGGGTCACTTTTCGTAAGGCAACAAAAAACCCGGCCTAGGCCGGGTTTTTCGATACTGCTGACTTCGGTTTCGATTACGCGAAGGACAGGTCCGTCACGTTGATCTTACCGTAGTAGTCACCGGAGTTGCCCAGAGACGTGTTGACGTCTGTGAAGAACGTCTTACCGTAGCGAGTCATCAGAGAGAAGACAGGCTGGAACGTCTGTGGATCCATGACCACACCAGAGGACATCAGTGGGATGTATGGGCAGTAGAAGTAACCCGTATCCGTTTCACCGTTGCCGCCCTTGTAGCCGACGAGGATGACGTCATCCGTACCAGGTGCTGCAACACCCATGTCGATGCCGGAACCAGCTGTGTTCCACAGGTAGCTGTAGACCTTGATCTGGCCGCCGAGTGTACCGACGAGAGCTGTGTTGTTAGGACCACGGAAGGAACCTTCAACAGCTGGTGCGAAGACCGACTTAGCTGCTGTCTGCAGAACAGAAACAACCAGTGGAGACACCACGATGAAGTTACCCTGGCCGCGACGAGTACGACGTGCGATCTCGTTAGCAACGTAGTTGATGATTACGCCGAGGTTTGCAAGACGATCACCGACATATGCTGGCTGGTATGTAGGACCACCGTAGGTACCTGGGGAGGAACCGTCGAAGGTCTGAACCGTACCTGCAAGTGTCAGAAGGTCTGTGATGATCTCTGCGTCGATGTTCTGAACGATCTCTGCGGACAGAGCCTGAGTCATCTCACCTTCGATGTCCATGCCGTGCTGGGACTGGAAGTCTTGCATTGCTTCGACTGTCCAACCTGCCTGCAGCTTACGAGTCTTGGACTCAACAACCTGCGCGACGACGTCAAGAGACATCTTACGACCACCGGAACCTTCGATGTGCGAACCGGAACCGCCTGTTGTGCAGCCAGACAGAGCAGACTGAGAGGAACCGAATGCTTCACCATCTGCAGTAGCAGCAGCGATGTCAGTTGTGGAGTCGAAGCCTGCACCGATACCGGATGCGCCTGGGTTCTGTGGGCCACCGACACCACCGGAGTAGAATGCACGGATTGGCTTGGACGTTGGATCGTTCTCCTGGTTACCGAATGCCTCGTCACCGTCTGCGATGTCGAAACCACCGAATGGCGAGTTCGCAGCGTTGTGAGTCATTGCCTCACGGTAACGGTAGCGGAGGGAGTAGATCTGCGCGACTGGACCTTGCATTGGCTGAACACCAACCAGCTCCATAGCGATTGTACCAGGAATGATACGACGGATCATTGGGATCAGGATCTTACGGAATCCTGCGATGTCGTGAGCCTGTGTAGCACCAGCTGCAGCTGTCTCACCGAGCATCGAATACTCTTTCTGGTTCTCCAGAATAGGAGCTACGACCTTGCGCTGACGAGGCGTTAGGCCTTCCATCAGTGCTTCTTTCGCTTCGCCCCAGTTTTCAAACATCTCTTCCATTGTTTTCTCCTTGTTTGAATAATGGAATGGTTAAATGGTAGTCCTTAGATACCTAAGGCTTAGATACCTGCCAGGCGCTTTAGACGCTCACGCTGAGATTCAGTCAGTGTGTTACCTGCCTGCTGATCAGCTTTTGCTTCTTCGTCGAGACGTGTCTCGTCGTCACCTGTTACCAGGTTGCCCTGGACCTCTTCTTTACCATCTTCCGAAGCGTTTTCAGCCAGTACTGAATCTTCCTTCTCTGATTCAGCTCCATCAGATTCTTTTAGAACACGACCGATGAAGGTTTTGTAACCCTCTTCGAGGTGTGCTGTGTCTACGTGCTTAAGGATTGCTTCCATTACCTCGCGCTGACGGCCAGATAGTGGTGCAAGAACCTCGTCAAGCTTTTGTGCACGCTCAAGTTCGGCTACACGTGCAACCGCTTCCTCGAGTTGTGCTGTTGTATCTTCGAGTCGGGCCTCTGTCTCACGAAGTGAGCCGGCGACGGACTCGTCATCAGCGAACTCAGCCTGATACTCCTCAACAACTGCGTCGAAGATGCGGCGACCGAGATCGTTCTTCTTGACTTCCTGGATGTCTTCCATGAGCTCATCCAGCTCTGCTGTCAGGCGGATCTCAAGGAATGCGTCAAGTTGCTCGACCAGTTGTGCTAGGTCCTGCTTGACTTCCTCTGCGAGAGCTGCCTTCAGCTCAACTTCCTTCTCTGCGAACTCAGCCTTGAGATCGCGGAAGCCTTCAATGTCTTCCTTGAGTTCGCTCATCTCTGCATCAAGGACATCGCCAACTTTGTTGTCAATAGCCTCAAGTAGAGCATCGCGTTCATTAACCCACTGTTCAGTCAGCTCGGCACGAACATCCGCTGTGGCTTCTGCCTTCGCTGCTTCAACAGCCTCAGATAGGTGCTGACCGAATGCTTCCTGCAGTTCTTTCTTTGTGTCCTCAGAAAGAACGTTTGCTTCGAACAGCTTTTGAAGCAGTTCATCCATTGGTGATTTCTCCTTAATGCTCACGTTTGTGTTTACGGGTACGCCAAAACTCGGTATTACCCGATAAAGATATTTATATGGTGGTTTGATTGATGCGGGACACTTTTAGAGCGGTGTGAGTGGGCCCCCGCAGTTTATGCGGGGTTACACATCGATGTCCTTTTACATAATTTTTGGACTTTTTATGAACCGTTACTTCTTAACGAACAGATTCTCGGAGAGAAATCTTTGAAATTCGCGTTTGAAATACTTCTGAGCAGCGGGGTCATGACGCACTTGCTCAGCTAGTGAAACAGCTTCAGCTCCGTGGCGATTATGCATCAGAGATTCGTAAATGCTGTCAGGAACGGCACCCGGAGCCGATGGTTGGGCAACGATGTCAACAGTGACAAACTGGAAGCTTTGAACACCGCCATCTGTCCCTACCGATCCAGCTCCGCGGCTGGAAACACCAAGACGAACACCTGCATTGACAAGCTCACGAGCGATGTTACCCATTGGGGTGTCCATCAGGCGCGCCTTACCATATGCGTTGTTTCCTTCCATGCGCATCTCGGTGATCACGTGGGACACACGATCCAGGTTAATTGTGAGTGTCTGTGGGTGATCAAGCTCACCCAGGATCCCATTGGAATCTTTGATGCGTTCGTTCGCTACATTTACGGCGTTTGCAATTTCTTGGAGCGGGTAAACGCGGCCATTGCGATTCTTGAGCTCAGCCTGCATGTAGACACCACTCAGCCAGACGTTCTTACCGTCGCGAGATGATTCTTCAATCAGGTTTGCCGTTGCTGGGCTCAGCTCTTCTTCGAGTAGAACAATGTCGCCGCTCATACTGCCTCCGTTATTCGTCGTCTGTGTTAGCTTCCTGATCAGGCTCGACAGGCGGTTTAACAATAGACCGCATCTTGTCTGCAACATATGAGTGCAGATGCACTTCAGCCTGTTCAGCGTTGCCGTCGATCATGTTATCAAGGAACTGCTTGAGTTCTTCTGTACGATCTGACATGGTTTCTCCTTCTATTTATGGGGCTATGTATATAGTCTGTTATGTTTCGGCGGTTGCTGCTGCATCGGCACCTGTATCACCGTCGGCATCTCCCGCAGCGTCACCGCCACCTAGTGGGTCGTCAGCACCAAGTGTTCCAGCTGTCATCCCGCTGAGATCTCCACCGCCCATGTCACCTTCCATACCCATCGCTGCGTCTTCGGGGCGGTAAAGCTGCTGAAGATCTGGATCAAGATTCTTCTCGTCCGGTGGTAGATTTTTCTCTTCACGGAGAAGCTGCTCGTTGCGAATGATTTCCTCATCCTCAAGCTGCAGGTAGCGTTCCATGATAAAGCGCTTCGACAGATAAGGAATCTGATCTGCCTGCGCAAAGCCGTTGAGTAGGGCGGCGTCGAGCTCTTGCTGGCGATACTTACCGAAGTTCTGCGGTGCGGGTAGCTTGACTTCCCAGTCTTCATCTTTAATGATGATTCCACAGAATCGCAGATACTTCTTGAACTCAACGTCAAGAACTGTTTCGAAGAAGCGCTGGAGACGCTCAACATACAGGGCAAAGCGAAGCTCCTGAATGTAAGCGACACCAGTTCTACCATCATTAAAGATACCGCCTGGTTGATCTTGATCCTGGTACATGTACGACAAAGGAATACGAAGACCACGGAGTACTTTGTCCATAAAGTACTCGAGGTCCGATAGTTCGCCAAGACCAGCTCCACCAGGAAGCGTATCTACGCGGGAACCGCGGCCGTCTGCGCGCTGAGCGAAGAAGAAGTCTTCAGACATGGACTGCGGGTTATACACGGAGTCAACCTCGCTAGTTCCACCGTTAAACGTTGGCACCTTCTTCTGCTTGATCTCGTTCTTAATCTGCTCGAGATACTGCTTGGTACGTTGCGGTGGCATCTTACCAACATCGATGTAAAATACACGGCGCTCGGGCGCACGTTGGATGCGATAGATGACGACAGAATCTTCGAGCAGTTCCTTTTGCTTGTGAGAGCGGTACACAGGGCGGAGCACCGACTCACCGAAAGGAGCGGTATCGGACATGTCGTCGTTTAGCGAGAACCGAACGATTTCGTTTACAGGAATGATTTCTGTAGCGTCTTGTGCATTGCTAGAGGTCAAAGCAACGCCGTACGTCTGCTTAGCGTGCTTGATTTGCGTACGCACCTGCCACGCGACAATCTTTGTGATATCTTCGCGATCTACGATGGCACCAACAACGTGCTTAGGATGAATGAATTCCCAACCACCGTGCTCTTTGCGCTTACGGAAAAATACATCTCCATACTTGATAGTCATGCGCACGATATTGAACAGGCGTGTACGCAGATTGTGTAGATCGATCCAAGATCGAAGAGCTGTGCGGAGTGTAAACACTTCCGTATCAGATATCATCGAGTCATCTTCAGCGACAACGTTCACGATCAGCGGTTCGTCGGTGTACTCGTCGTTACCGCATATCTCTTCGGCGATCGTGTCGAGAGCTCGCGAGACGTCAACGTCATTATCCATGAGGTCATACTCACGGTATCGCGTGATCCGAGAGCCGGATCCCTGGATTAGTCTCTGGTACCAAGAGTAGTTACCATAGATGCCAGCATCCGATAGGGATTGACTGTCGGTGAGTCTAGCAGTCTCCGGAGAGGGTTGTACTACTTTGTAGAACCCCTTGAATTTTGGTGTATCAGCCATGTAAAGTGATCCATATACGTCTAAATTCTATTTATTGACGTACCAGAACCAGCTCCCCCGGATTAGGCGAACAATGGATACACCCCACTGGCGGGCGGCGTGTCTACAGACGCAGTTGGCGTTGGTCCTGCTGTTTGAAGACTACGCTGGATTTCAACCAGTTGCTGAAGAAGATCGCGCTGCTCGCGCATTACAGCGAGGCCAGCTTCTGCTAGTGATGTTTGGTTGGTGAGGTTCTCTGTAATGATTGGAATATTGGTTTCCATCATTTCCATACCAGCAAACATTGGCTGGAATGTAGGTACTGAAGCTGCATCCGATAGATTGTCTCCATCCGGTCCGAAGCCAAAGAATGATTTCACACCGTCACCAAAGCTATCGATGTTGTCCCAATCCTTGTAGAGATTGTATCCACCATACAGAGCCCCCGCCGCTAGACCTATTGGGCCTGCAAATCGAAGAGCTCCCATGCCTGCGCCGAGCAATCGAGACCCCGCGCCTGCTAATCTTCCCGCGGCACCTGCACCCCGAGCTCCCGCTGCAGCGGCGCCCGCGGCACCTGCACCCTGAGCTCCTGCTGCTCCCGCCGCTGCTGGTAGACCGCGAAGACCGCCTCTAAGGATGGCCGCTCCTCCCAAGGCTCCAAATATTTGACCCGCCGATGATCTTAGAATTTGTCCAAACTTCTCACTTAAAGAGTTTGAAAGACCATCAATGGCGACTGCGGCAGCACCCGCGCGCTCACTCAACTTTTTTGCGTTATTGTTCAGTGTTGAGAACTCACTGTTGGTCTTGAGAAGAATATCACGACGTTCCATTTCAGTGAGATTCGCATCTTGCTGAACACGCGACGCGTCCGTTAGTGCGCTGTTAAAGTCGGAACCTTTCCCAACAAGATCTGTCAGGTTGAGCGACTCAGCCATCTGTTGAAATAGTATCTCTTGACCGATTGAGCCGCCTGTCTCTAATCTCGCCCCTGTTTGTGATAGCTGGTCGAGTACTTGTTGTAGGATACGTTGTTGCTCAGGCGAAGCTCGGCGACCCGCTCTTAGAGCGGAGGCGGCTTCAGCTCCGCCTTGAATACCAAACGCGGCGGCCATTGTCTGTAGTCGAGCTGCTTGCCCGATACGATCCTTAGCGCTACCGCCCGCAAGTTCTTGCAGTCTTGTTGCAGCTGCGACCGCCTGTTCGGCAGTCATACCCATGGCGCCGTTCAGCTGGATCTGCAGACGAAGCGATTCCATGCGGCGGCGACGTTCGTCGCGGTCAAGACCGCGCAGCGATTGTCTGATGTCAACGTTTTGTGCTAGCTGATTGTTTAGCTCTCTGAATTGCTCCGGAGATGTTCCAAAAATTGTTCGGAACTCATCCATCTGAGCTGTGAAGTTTCCAATAGCCTGATCACCAGAGATACCAGCTTTCGCAAGGTCACCCGTACTGTTGACGACGAACTTGAACGCTTCATCGATTCCACCTACAGTTCTCGCAAGGCCGTTGATGTTGGGGATCGTGGACATGATCTCCGAGCGGAGATCTCCGAACACGACACTCGAACCACCCATTGCGTTGATTGCTTGACGGTTTGCGGTTTCGAGTTGCAGCATCTCTTCGGTAGAGATACCAAGAACAGTACTAAACCCTTGCATCTCCAGCGCTGCTAGCTGCGATCCGGCTTTCAGCTGTTGCACTACATCTTTTGCAAGCGCTTCAGTCAGAACGGTGCCGATACTGACGGCAAGCATTCCAAGTGCCGCAGCGTTCTTTTTGAGAAGAGTACCAAACTTACCAAACGTCGGGAACAACTCTCGGCGTTGCTGATCGTTTGCTTTCTCCTGGAGATCGATAAATTCGTTGGTCGCGTGTGCTAAGTTTTCAGTAGCCTTTTCGAGCTCGCGTTGCGTGTCGAGATACCTCTGTTGGGCTTTAATTCCTTCCTCAGTACCCTCTTGGTACTGCATAGATATCTTGCGTGCGTTCTGCATTGTAGCAGCAGCACGGCGCTGTTCCAGTTCAAGGTCTCTATAGCGCTTAATCTGTGCTCGTTCTGCACGCGTAAGCCCCGTCTGCGTGCCGGCGACAGCCTTTTCGAACTTCTCCATTCGAGATGCTGCGATGGCTGCTTTATCTGACATCTCCTGTACGCCATCGCTACCACCAGATGCGGTTGGATTGGCAGGAGAAAAAGAATTGCCAAATGAGGAGCCGAGGCCCGCTTCTTGCATGCCCCGTACAATCTCTCTGCCAATCTTTACGTAGTCGATATTTTCAGCCATAGCTCTCTATCCGCGCGGACGATGTATTTACTCTGTGGTTCCTCGCGCGATGGGGCCCAGTGAACCTCCCGGTTTAGGTTAGTTTCTAAATAGTTCGCGATCATCATGGAGAATCATATGAACAACGTAAACCCTTTGCTTGGCCGGATAAAAATCCCCGGCGAAACGTTTCGACTACCTTCGCGCGGAAAGTACTACACCAACGGTGAGCTTAGTGAAGACGTCGTCGACGGCGAGGTACAAGTGACACCAATCACAACGATTGATGAGCTTGTGATGAAGTCCCCAGATAAGCTGTACACAGGTAAAGCAGTGGAAGAGGTCTTTCGTAGACGAATCCCTCAGATTGAAAAGCCAATGGATCTTCTATCGAAGGACGTCGACTATCTACTGATGTGCTTGAGACTGGTGTCGTACGGGGAGAACATGGAGCTGACGATCACCCACGACTGCGAGAACGCAGAACCACACAAGTACCTGATTCATCCTCGTGAGATTCTTCGTGCAACAAAAGAGATGGACCCAACCAAGAAGTTCATCGTCAATCTTCCGAACGAGCAGGTCGTAGAGATGCGTCCACCGAAGTATCGAGACGTTGTGGCGATGTTCCAGGCGCGTGATGACTTCTCAGAGATGACAAACGAAGAAGCAGCTACAATTGTGATTCGCAACGTTGCTAGCATGATTCTCAAGGTCGACGACGTCGACGATCGCGAGATGATTGAAGAGTGGGTATCGGAGATTCCAGCCGGCTGGATCACGCTTCTCGCTGATCAAATGATTGATCTCAGCGACTGGGGTATGATGCCGAAGAAAGCCGTTGAATGCCCCGACTGCGGTACTGAGTGGCAAATCGACGTTCCTACGAACCCAATCACGTTTTTTACGTAATCCTGAAGTCAGGCGACCCACAAGCCTTCAGGAAAGCAGTGGAAGACATGCAGCGCGAGGCTGAGGCGATGTTGAATTCAGCCGTCGAGCTAGCATTTCACATGAAAGGTGGTCTGACGTACGAGGAAGCGTTGGACCTGTGTCCTGCCGAGCGCGATATTATCACACGCTTCCTCGAGCGTCACTACGAGGCTGAAAAGAAGGCTGTTCAACAGGTCAACAAGAAGCGTTAGCCTTGAACGAGATATGCATCCTTCCACCAGTCGGGGATGTACTTCGACGTCGAGCGATATAGATAACCCCACGATGCGTCGAGGATGAACGTCTGCCCCCAGTCGTCATCGGCGCGCACCACACGGCCTGCGCCCTGAATAACATCAATCAGTGCCCGTCGCTGATACCACTCTTGTGACATCTCGAGCCGTCTCTTGATCCACTGATCTCCTAGGAATCCAAACGGAATCTTAACGAAGATAGCAAATCGAGCTAGGTCATGCTTCAAGTCGAGGCCTTCCGTGATGGACGGCGATATTAGAAGCGAAGGCTCGCTAGCGCGCTGGAAGCCATTAATGATGTCATTCCGATCGAAGTCACTACCCGGGTTATGGTGCCAGATTCTCTGAGGAATGTTCCCTTCAAGGCCTTCTACCAGCCACTGTGCAATCTGGAAGTTACCACTGTGGATGATTCCGTTTTGGGGAGTACCATCTTCGTCAGTGTGCATCTTGCACAGATCGATGATCTGCGTAAGCATCTTGTTGCGGTTGTTTGCGTTTTCGGGATCCTTCCACTTAGCGTTCATCTTCATCTGCGGCATGTAGAATACAGGTCTACTTTCCACCGGGAATTCAGATGTGAGGTCGAGATAAGCTGCATCCTCCTCGTCAATCATCAAATCGTTACAGAACCCTCTGTAGTTGAGGATCGTCGACGACATGAACAAGAACTTATCTGCCTGTGGTGCTAGGATCTGGTGGAAAGTAGGGCCGCCGTGGATGCGTTTGAATTTCAATGATACCTTGTCGGCCACCATGACGAAAGTGTCCTTGACAGCTTCCGGACTGAGATACACAATACCGCGCATGTTGTCGAGGTGTTCACCAAGACTGCCAAGCTCTTTGAGCTTACGTGCCTCTGTAGCTGACGGTGCGTCTCCATACCCTTCGATTAGGTGTTGGACTTCACCGTACAGCTCATCGTAGTACGTCTGAGCTCTCGGAATGTATTCCGATTTGACCCATGCCATTGCTTCGAGCATATCTGTCTGTGGTGCCCACTTAACACCATATTTCTCTGCACGGTGTTGGTTAATGTCAGCTGCATCTAGCTCGGTGAGGTACTCTTCGACGGTGTGGCATTCATCGAGTACACAGAGAGGGCGTGGCTTCCATACGTCTGTGTAATGGAACATCAACAATGCAATCTTGTAATTGAGAATGACGTTCTGTGATGCTTTCGCTTGTTCCCTAGCCAGCTTGTACGGACATGAAGGGCATGCTTTGTCCAATACGGATCCAACATCACATGTCGACTTCACCTTGCTGCAAGGGTAGTTCCCTTTACCGTAAAGGGATGCGGCGAAGTGTCGTTCAAACGTCTTCTCATATTGCTCTTGCAGAATCCGTTGTGGTGTCAGGATAAAGCTACCGTGATTGGTTCCAGCCTGTGCCTGCAGATAGGCAGCGTATGTGGTACCAATTAGGGATTTACCTGCACCAACCGGTGCTTGGAGAAACAAGTATTTCTTGTCATGGTTCTCCGCCAGCCATTCGAGTGCACGAACCTGGTTAGGACGAGGGGTAAATTCTGGCATAGGCCAGTACGAGAGGATATCAGACATAGAGAGATTATAACGCCAATCGGGTGGACAAAGCAACAGTAGCTTCGCGATATGCGTACCAGTTCACTTCGTTCACTTGATACGCATATCCGGATGTCTTTCAAAATTTGCTTAATACAGACACAGTTCTAATTCCCCCCAGTTTTTGGTTCAGAGAACCGGGAAACTTTAACGGTGAGGTACCGCATTAAAACCCTATTTTACAGACACACTTCGAGTACTGAAGGAAACGGTCACCCTTTGGCTTCCCACACAACTACTATGGAACTACAGGCATCACCTCGTAGTGTGGGCGGTTTACGCGTTACCTTTCGAGCAGCTTCAAGGCTCACGGATCCCAGGACATCACTGCCCTATCTGGCGCTACCCAGTTTCGCAACCCCGCTAATTGAATAGCCGGGGAGTCGGTCCGTATTACTTCTCTAGTTGTTGGAGCATCACCGCAACGTTATGCACGTCGGTGAACCCCATTCGCAGTTCTTCTAGTCGTTTCCACGTCAGCTTGTTTAGCTGCGTTTGCTCACGATAACCAGACTCTTCGATCATCGAAGGACCGAAGCGCAACCATTGCTCGAGCCCCATGATTGTGAACGAGTTGGCGTATTGAAGATAGTACGTCGGATAAATCTGAAGCTCGCTAATCCAGTACTGAGGGATTGCAACGTGAGCTCCTTTTCGGTCAGTCTTGAAGCAAAGCATCGGATGCAAGTCTTGATTGACAGCATCAAAAACAGCTTCAGCTAACCAATGATCTAGTTTCGTATCATTCTCTTTGATGATCGCGGCGTAGTTGGGTTTGTCGCCGTAATGCTTGCACTCAATAGCGAAAGGATACCATTCGGGCGTGATGATGTCCGAGCTCAGTGTGCGCTGCACACCCTCAGAGAGGCCTGCGTACTTCGCTGCATTCGAGCGTCCCATCATTGCACCGGAGTTTGGTGTGCGACGAAACTCTTCGGTCTCGTGTAGGTCGTTGAACGCCTTAACGATGTCGTTCTCGAACTTGTTTCCTTTCGTCTTGCTTCTGCTTGGCATTGTTGATCTCTTCGGCGATTAGACTTGACTCGAAGTCACCCCAATCTCCGCCCTTTTTATTTTTCCGTTTATATGGGTCAGTCGTTCCCGATGTATAGTACATTTGTGGCTTCCTCGAATCGTCGATGAAGTTCTGAGTGTGCGAGCATGACCGCCGCGAAGCAATCGCTCTTCGTGACAGCTGTGAGCTCGAACGTTGTAAGTTTGCTGATTTCGTCAGCCAGAGCATCGGCCAGGGACTTTACGATCTCGACTCGTCCTGTATCGATGGTGTGCTGCTCGTTGCGAGATTTGTTGACCTCAGCGATCAGCGCTGACATATAGTCCTCGGCGAGGCTGGGATCGACCCAGTTATCTTCAGACACGGTCCACCACCATCATTGCGCGCTCATAGCGCTCGTTAGCAATTGCGCGGTCGGCTCGCTTGAGCTCCTCAAGAAACGGATTTGTTTCCGGAAGACGTGCGATGCGGTAGAGTTCGATGGCATCCTGCATCAGTGCTTGTTGCTTTTTAGCTTTCGCGCGAGATGTACGATCAGCGGCGTTCTGTACCCTGTACTGAAAATACCTCAGATCACTCATCTTGCTTATGGGGTTCACTACTTCAAAGTCACCGTTCGGTAGCTTTTTAACTTCGCTGTTCATTTTTCGTCCTTATGTGTTTCACGAACGCTTTAGGCGAGAGATCGATTGATCGAGAGCGCTCATCGTTATTGAATAGCTTCCCAATCGCTGCGAACCACTCGCGTGTTTCTTGTTCAGCCCAAGCGCGCTCTTCGTCAGTCATTTGGTCCATACTTTCGAGCTGACCGAGCTCCTCAAGGCTTCGCATGAACTACCTCCATCGCGCGCAGGTAGCGCTCATGCGAATCGTTGACAACCGACACAGTAAGAAATACAAATTCAGCAACCGTATAGGGTTGGAATTCTACCTCGTCACGAAGCTCACCTTTTGGAGGGCCTTCAGTCCCCCAATCGGTGGTGTTGTCAATAAACGCCATTACACTAGAGCTCTCATGGCTCTTTCATAAGACGTTTCGACGACGACACGACTGGAGCCACTCAGCTCTTCTTTAACCGCGAGTGCTTCTAACTCTGCTGGGGTCGTGACAATCGTCGGAACGTGGTTACCGTCGGTACGGTGCATGTCTTGGAGAATCGAAAGTACGTTCTGCATGCTTTCAACCCAATGCTCTAGTTTGTCGATGCGCTCGCTGAGTTCAATAGCTTGCACAGCACTTTGCGCTTCTGGATCCGGTAGAGTAGACAGCATGCTGTGCACTGCTTGCTGCAACATGTAGTTCAATTCTTGTGTTGCTTCATATGTGCGGTTTTTGTCGAGATGGTCCTTCAAATCGTCGACGCAGTACTGTTGAATGTTTGGATGTCCTAGTGTAGTCGTATCCATTAGATCCCCTTCATCGCTCGATCGTATGCATCGAGCGCTTCTTTATCTGTGCCGTTCAAAAATGCTTCGGCTTGTTCTTCGTCGTCGAATGTTCCTTCGACGACTATCTTGATCCTACCATCCTCATCCGTCTCATAGTACTTGACATGATCGATATTGATGTGCTCGATAACATGATCGAGCAGCTCTTTATCTCTATCGATTAGGATGGGCTGTTCGCTATCGCTCACGGCAGGAAATACTCACCCATGTCACGCCACACCTGCGCATCGGTTGGCAGAGGTCCTGCAGCTATCAGTTCCCAATCACCTGTTGTGGGGTTCTTGATGTGAATCTCAAACAACGCAGCGTCGTGTTCTTCGAGGGTGAAACTGTTGTAGTTCCAAAACTCCTGGCGAGTTTCGGTGCCTGGTATTCGCTCTAGCCAATACTCATTTTTATCGAGACCAGCGTACATGAACCCGGTTTGTTTGTACCGTTTGCCTTCGAGGATCTCGTCACCGGGAAGGATATCGCCCTGGTTGATATCACGATACACAATTTTGCGTGCGTTCTTATTCATTGTCAAAAATCCTGCTAAATCCGTCTCGTTTTTGTACAGTCATCACGCTGTCGAACGCACTATCAATCTCATCTCTATGGCTGATGATATATAGGCTCATTTGTTCGTCGCGTGCCTTTCGTTTAATCATCCTAGCTGCAGCTGTAACCCCAACAGAATCCAAACCTACATCTAGTACTTCGTCTAGCATACAGATATTAATTCGGGTATGCATACTCTGCACTACGTCTCTGAAAGCAAACGACAACGCAATATTAACCCGTGCTCGTTGTCCATTCGAGAGGTTACCGAAGTCCATCTCTCTACCGAACTCCGTAATCTTCGCAGTCATGTCGTGTGTAAACTCAACCTGATGTGCAAGACCCAGACTGGTCAGATAGTGCTGCAGCCGCTTGTTGAGGAACGGTAGAGTCTTGTTGAGTAGGACCTTACGCACGAAGCTATCATTCCGCGTTAGCAGTTTGAGCAAGAACTTCATGTGATCACGCTGGGTGATTAGTTTATCGACTTCGTCGTGATCTACAGGGGGTAGTTCGACCTCCTGGAGTTCCTGTAGTGGTTCTTCAAATGGATTACCGGCGCTGTGAAGTTCTTCGATTCGGCGTAGATATTCAGAGCTCTTGCTCTTAGTTTCCATCAGCTCCTGCAGATCACTTACGGTGATCTGATTCTTGACTTCTGTCCGCTTAGCTTCCCATTCTGCCACAAGCTGATCGATGTTGGCGATCTGCTCTGTGAGACCTTCTAGATCAGCATTGGCGTGTGTTAACTGCTCTTCACAGACGTGGATCTTTTCCTTAGCACCGTCATACTGCTGCAAACACGTTGGGCAGCGATCATCGCGATAGTGATCAAGCTCATGCTCGGCGGTTGATTTGGTCTTTCTAACCTTTTTGAATTCACGTTCGAGCTCCCGTTGACGCTTCAGGGCTTGTTCAAGCTCATCGTCAATTTCGATTAGTTGTTCGTGGAGCTGTCGCTGCTCGTCCACATCTACCTGGGAGACCCGTGCTAGCTTTCGCTGCAGCTCGGCGATATCAGCGGTTCGCCCCTTCTCCCAATTCTCGACGCGTGTCTTAGCTGACTGCAGCTGTTTATCGTGGCGGGCCTTTTCCGCCTCAAGCAGATCGTTACGTTCCTGCTTAGTTGTGATGGTTGTCTCGACGGCTTTGATCTGATCCTTAAGCACCTTCGCTTGTGCAGCAAGTTGCTTCAGGTCGAATAGCTCTTCGATGATATCCATCTGGTTCGGACCGGTCTGGCTGCGAACCGGCAGATCGAGAAAAGGAACATTCGTTGCAGAAAACACAACGATCCGCACAAACAGTTCATAGGGGAGACCGATGATCGACTCAATGTGCTTGTTTGTGTTTGCAACGCTGTCGGGAGTGATATCCTCGCCGTTTTCGAACAGTTCTACATAGTTACCAGCGGCGTAGCTCTTAGCTTTACGGACGCGACGGATCAGGTAGTGGGTATCGCCTTTGTAGAACTCAACAACCACCTCCATGTGCTTTTTGTTAACGTTATTGACGAGGTTGTCTTTGGAGATGTTGGAAACGGGTCGATCGTATACACCATAAGTGAGAGCATTGATAATTACGGTGTTGTGTGTCGTAACAAACTCATCGGTGATGTATAGATGATCAGGGTGATTGATCATAATACACTGGCACTCCACATCATCGACGCGTTGAATGTCGGTGATGCGCAAACCCGCATCAGCATACTGACTGACTTCACTTAGCCGCTCAAGCTTGCGATCTAAGGTAAACAGATCCCGTGGTGACCGGTAGTCGATCGATACGTTATACGCGAGCTGTCCCTGCTTGACTTCTCCTTTATACGTGTAGCGAGGCGCTCGTGTTGTAATCTTCGCTGCCCCACCAATGCTTCGAACTAAGTACTGAACATCTTCGGCAAGCTGTTTACTGACCGTCGAGAAGCTAATGTTTTTGGTTTTACCGACAGTACCATCGGTATCTAACAATCCTTGAAGTAAGCGAAGTTTCTGCTGGAGCGAAGGACCTTCAAGGTATGTGCTGGGAATGAACTTCGTGTTGCTTTTGGTCCCTCGAAGAGACAGGTCTTCCAATATCTCGATCAGATCGATGCCGTTGATTCTGTAATCAGCTTGAGCCTGTTCTTTGTAGAAACTCGCATCGGTATCAGCTAACCCCTCCTTCATGAGCTGTACTATGCTAGGGTCCATGGTAGAAAATCTGGGTTGTTGTGTGCTGAGGCAGCCGTCGCCCAGTAATGCTCCGAGGACGTAAGGATCGAGTGGTAGCTCGGCATCTCCAAGTACATCACAATGCTTGATCCGCGGTACAGAGATGTTGTACCAAGCCTTTTTCTTTTCTTTAGCCTCTTCAACAAAACGAATCAGCTGTTTTGTAGTAAGAAACTTCTCGCCGCGGGTGTCTTGTCCGCCCCACCGGTGCGATTGGACTTTCCAAATGTGGTTTTCATCGGCGTCCACGGTTCTCCCATCTGCAAACGTTAACCGATATACAGGTCGCTTTCCTTGAGGAAAGATACCAGATACAGCCGCTACGTCGCCGCTGGGGGTTGTAATTAGATCACCAACAGCAATCTCACCCATTGTGGTCCAGCCGCGAGGGGTTTTGATTCTTGAGTATAGAGGTTGTGCTTTCCCTACGCCATTCGCTCCTGTGCCTCCTGATGTGTTATCGAGGTCCTCACCAAGGATCAGAGTCGTTCCGACGCGCTCGAGCGGAATAACCGTAGGCTCCGCCCCATACGAGAGGAAGTTTCTGACTGTGAGCGATGTAAATCGAATCATACCCTGTTGTTCAACTTTTTCAAAGTGGTGCGTTATGGTTAGCTAACCTTTAGACCTCTGTAAATTTCCACCAACATATCGTTGTTGATATGCTGACTGTCGATGTCCGCAAGCATGTCCACCACAAGCTCGTTAACGCTCTTGAGTTTCGTAGCTTCGTCCCAAGTGACTGATGAATCAGTACCGGTAAGGGCTTCAACAATCTCTCGCGACTCTTCCATTTTGAACTCACGCAGCTCGTAACGTTCAAGGAAGATGTTGCGCAGCTGTTGACTCTCCTGATACGAAATTGGGATGTCAACTACGCACTTGACGTTTGCGCCGGGTGCTAATTGCGATTCATCCTCAAGCAGAGCTGAAAGGGTGGTTTTGATGTACTTGGGAGCATCTGGCCAGTCAATGAATACAACCTCGTCCTTTTCGTGGTCATACGTCATCATTCCGCGACCCTGCGAATCACCAGCATCACCAAAGTCCATGGGAAAGCAGTTGCCCATATAAATTACTTGATCGTGTGCTTGGCGCTTGTGAAAATGCCCTGAGAAGATATGCTTGGGTCCTTGATAATCTTTCGGGTCGGGTCCGACGTTCATTGTGATTGAATAGCCGGTGATCACAAAACCGCGAAATTCAAAATGACCCGCCCAAATTGGGATGTCAAGATACTTCTGCAGATCCGGATATTCCGGATGGAATAGGTATGGAGACCATAGCATCCCATTCCCGATGTTCTCGGACACCGTAGGTTCATCGATGATCTGGAAATGCTTGAGTTCACTGTAAGGCACAATTGAATGCACGTCTCTTGTGTGTCGACGACCCAGATCGTGGTTACCAACCACAAAATAGACGGGCTTACCCATACCGTCGAGGATTCTAGCCCCGTCGTACGAGTAGTTTAGTGTTTCGATGTGGATTGCAGCGCGGTTTTCGTGCCAATCGCCAAGAAATCCAATGTGATCAACATCACCAAGCTCTTCAACCTGATCGCGGAACCATTTTAGGTAGCGAATGCAGTCTTCGTTGTGAAGCTTGGAGTTGGATTTCTTGCCGAAGTGGATGTCGGTGCAGAAGGCACCTTTATTCAGCTCGGCCATACCTATCCTTTTTGTTATTGTTCTACGGAATCGGCTTCCTCGTCAGCAGGTACTGATGATTGGTGTGCGTAATCGCTCCCCTCGCCACCATACCCATGCTCAGTTGCGTACTCCAGTTGGTAAGTATATGATGGATTGAGTCCAGCTTCAACAAGGGCTTTGTCGCGAATTTTACGTTGATTTTTCTCTTGCTTTAGGTATTGGATGAATGAGTTCTTAACGCACTGAGTAAAGAACGCAAAAGCGTTACTGCTTTTTTCGGGGTTAAATGCACTCCACGTTTTCGCCAAGGACATCATTGCGTATGCTTGCATGTCTTCGTTGTAGGTGTAGTTTGCAAAGTTCGCGCGACTTCCGTAGCGCTTACACAGCATCTGAAGCATTCGTGCGAGCTTGTCAGTCATCCGACCCTGCTCTTTGCTTTTGATTGTTTCAGCTAGAAGATCGCGGTTATTCAGGTAGTTGGTCTTGCGTGGCTTTTTAGTTGGTGTGGTAGACATAGTTACTCCATAGTGAGGGTTACAGTATACCCAACCAGATCCCCCAAGGTCCACACCTATGTAAATATATGGACGTCAGGAGATACATACGTGGCAGGTTTTAGTCAGTTCGTTGCAGAGTCGAAAGACGCTGAGCAAGTTAATGCATCCGACCTTAAGCCGGTGGTGATAAGTCCTGGACGCTTCAATCCGCCCCACCTTGGCCACAAATCGATGATCAACGAGCTGAAAAAGCTCGCAGAGCGCAAAGGCGCTGAGCCAGTTGTCGTAATTGTCGATTCGGGTAAAAGGAACGAAAAGAACCCTCTTGATGGGGAAGTCCGTAAGAAGTATTTACAGCAGATGCAACCAGGGGTTCGCATGTGTATTGCGAAGAATCCGTATGATGCTGTCGAGCAACTCAAGGAAAGTGGGTATGTCCCAGTTGGCGGTTGTTGTGGTTCAGATCGAGCTGGCTCTTATAAGAGCATGGTAGGTCGCATCTATGGTAAGGACGTTGAAGACGGATACGAAGCTGTAGTGTTGTTTCGCGACTCTGACTCATCGGATGTAGCTGGTGTTAGCGCAACTAAAGTGCGCGAGGCCGCCGCGGACGACAACGTCACAAAAGTGCGTGCGATGACGGGCCTCAACGATGAGGATGCCCGTGAGATGATTGCGCTGATGAAGGAACATCTCAACTAATGGCTGAGAATCTATACAAGGTCAAATTGCGGTCACGGTTGACAAATGTCACCGTGACGTTTGACATTGTGCCTGACGTATCTGAACAACGGAACGTTGAATACAAGGCGTACAATCCAATTCACGGTCCAGGTACGATCTATACGTTCTCACACAGCGCATCGCGTGTAATCGCTGTTAACAACGCGCGCCTGATCTCACGCACACCACAAGAAGCAGCGCGAAACCTAGCGAAACTCCAGATTCTACGCAGCTGGACGTTGCCGTACTTCGGCAACGCTCAAGCAAACTATCTCGGTCTACCACCCGATGTGCTATCATTTTTTGCGTTTGCGCGTGGACCTTCTGTCCGTAGTCAGTCATCGGACTCCAAGTCGACAACGCCTGGTCCTCAGACACTAACGTCAGCTGATGAAATCCGCCGAACGCCGGCGGGTATCACAAATCTCCACAACATTCCTACGGTGATCAACAACCTGCAGATCACCTACCCAAGTGATATCGACTACATTCCTACGGCCGCGGATGAATTTCCTATTGGCGATTCAGGTGATTCGATCGTTGTGAATGCGGGGGAACCGTTTCCGACTGTAATGACGGTTGATATCCAGTTGTTCGAGACGCAGTCGCCGGCAGACTTCAATCGCTTCTCCCTTGCGGATTATCGCTCTGGCAAGCTGGGAGGATTCTAATGGCTAGGCAACTACGACCTCGCTCCACGGATAAAGAGACCTCCAGATACACACAAGGTGGTGCGACGGTCCGATTCCCCCGTAGACTTGGGTGGTGGGAACGTCGTACAATCAACCAACGCGACGATGACCTGTTTATTACTGTCAACGCGCGACAAGCTAAGCGTCCAGATCTGATTGCGTTCGACTATTTCCGCAACTCCGATCTTGCCTGGCTTGTATTACAATACAACAACATCGTTGATGACAATGTGGAACTCCTCGAGGGAGCAGAAATTAGACTCCCGGCGCCGCAACGCGTTCTTCTATCAATTCTGACGAATTCGACAGGTGGAGTCCCAGCACCACGATAAGAGGGACTCATGTCAACACCTCCTAACATACTCGATAGATTTAACACTTATAGCTACCACCACGTCTTGATAGCCTGCAGCAACCAAGCTGTAGTTAACAAACTGACTTCTGAGTACGGAAACGATCTTTCGCGCTATGAAGACATCCGTTCGTTCGGATCAATTCCGATTGATCAAGAAAGCGATGGTGTAGAGTCGGATGATGATTCAGCGGGCAAGTACTATGTTGTTGTTAATGGATTCAAGGACTCCGTCTATACCGTGGAAACGGTACAGTGGGAGACGCTATTGTCAGGCTCTGTGAACCTCACGGACAACTCTAATTCGATCTCCGTGACAGGTAGCATGAAGATTCGCGAAGCACGCGGCTTTCTGTTCTTGAACACGCTGGATCGGATCGCTGATGAGTTTCGAACAGAGCCGACCGGTATAGTATTCCTACTCAAGACGTTCTTTGTTGGGCATACGGCGAACACTGCTCAAGGCACACCCGAATCACCAACGATCATTGCAGACTTGAAGCCTCTTCAGTTCCTTCTGCTTGATGTCAAGGGATCTTTTAGTCCTGAAGGTGGAATATACAACCTTGACTTTGTGTCACTTACAAACGGTGCGACAAGGTTACCACAGGTCGCACGTGCAGCGCAGAATGTGAAGTTCACGCCGCGTACGTTGATTCTCAAGGACGTGATGAATGCGTTCAAGGATGCACTTAACAACAAATCTAGTCAAACGTTTCGTGACGTTCGTGAAGCCGCGAGGCGACGCGTAGAGGCTGATCCTACAAACAATGTTAACGTTGACGAGCTGTTCCGCAAGATCAGTTTTGACATCGTATTAGCGGAGCCATATCAATCCGACGATTACTTGGTTAACCTGTACAATCCGAGACTGCGGAACGACTCAGGGGAAGCTGCAGCATTTGACTTTGGTCGCCAGTACACTGTCGATCAGGCGCTCCAAGAGATTCTTCAGCGCTGTCAGAAGATCCAGGATGATCTTCTGAAACCCGATGCTATCGGAAACAGGTACCGGTACAAGATTCATTCCGAGATGACGATGGTAGATAAGTCTACCGAACAGCCGGGGAGTGATACAGCAACGGGCGATAACGATGGTGTTTTGTTCCGTTACACGATTAAACGCAGCCTAGAAACGACCAACGAGGAACTTCTTGAGTTTATCAATCGAGATCTAACACAGGAGTCCACCGAAGAGCCTATAGAAACATCTGTTGAGGGGGTAGGCGATCTACGAAATAGCATCATCGAGTTCGATTATTTCTTTACCGGCCGCAGCATTGATATCGTGAAATTCGACATCAATATGCAACAGGGCTTGGCGTTTCTGCAGATTCTGCGAACCACAAACAATTCACCGGGAGCAGCAGAAGACCAAGTTGCGGGCGGTTCCGCCAATACAGAGCTGGCTGTTACAGGTGTAACGCAACGCCCCGCCAGCGAGCTTTCACGGCGCGCCCGTACGCCTATATTCCCATCGACGGATGTACAAAACCCGTTGGTGCGAAACATTGGTAACCCGCTATCTACTATGGCATTCAACGCTGCACTGGCAAGATTTGCTGCCTACGAGCAGATAGAGACAAACTTCACCATTCGAGGTAACCCGTATCTGTTGGCCGTAACTAACACTCCAATCTCCGACAAGACCGACGAGGGAAATGATCAACCCCCGGACGAACGCCGTGTGCTATTGAACTGGGATAGAACTCCCGCAATTGCGAAGGTGAACATCAAGATGCCAATTGACAACAACTCACCGTCCGCAGCACTAATCAACCAAGGCGACCAGGCGCGCTTGATCGATTTCTGGTACACGGGGTTTTACAACATCGTCAAGATTGTGCATAGATTTGAAGGTGGGTTGTTTACGCAGGATATTGGTGCGATTGCAACCCCTTCAGATGATCTATTCCAACAGAGTGGGGAGAACTCATCTCGAGAGGTTGCGGCACAGCCGCAGGTTGTAGATGCGTCTACAACGACGGCTGAAACGGAAGCACTTAGTGGTGAGACGGCATCTGCAGAGAGCTCGACTCCCAGGGCTTCTAACCAACCGAGAACGGCGTTAGATATGAGAACTAAAACAAAAGCAGTGGTTCCGCGCCCCGCGGATAGGGAGCGGCAGGCGCCACCGCAAGAGGAACAAGAGTAATGGCCAGCGATGAGCGACAAAAGCAGTTAACACCTCAGCAACCATTCAACACGGGTATCACTCAGGGTGTGGTTGTGGATACAGCCGATCCCATGCAGAGTGGTCGCCTCCGAGTGCAATGCCCTGCGTTCGGTGATCGCGACGATATTGCACTCGCCGACATTCCATGGGCGGAGTATGTTTCCCCGTTCGGTGGCAATGTTCAGGTCGGCACACGCGGTCCCAACGATTCTCCTGTAAGAGGACCTACTTCATACGGTATGTGGGCGATTCCCAAGGTCGGCGCGCAAGTTCTTGTGATGTGTCTCGATGGTAATCCCTCGCATAGGTTGTGGCTTGGTTGTGTATACACTCCACTCACAGCTCACACAATGCCGCACGGTCGCTACAACGAAGAATCCGGAGCACGAGCTGACGACGATCAGAAGTCAATCGCTGGCCCGTTTGACACGTTTGAATCTTCAATTGAACCACTGCACACCAATCAGCAGCAGGCATTCGGTGAACCGCCATCGGGCAACATCAACTTCGAATTCCTAACACGCGCGGCTGATTACCAGGTTGCACGAGTGCGGGAAAATCAACTGCAGATCGATGCCTTCTCGGCGCTAGCTGATGATGCGGATCAAGGTTACCGCACCAGTTTGATCTGTCCTGAAGACATCATTCTTCAGGATCCAAACATCCAGACAGATGACCGTGAACAAACGACTAAGCCAAACCTTGACAACATGGTCACGTCGATCGTTTCACCAGGTTTCCATGCTATGTCGATGGATGACCGCCCTGAGAATTCTCGCATGCGCTTCAGGACTGCTGCGGGACATCAGGTGATTCTCGATGACACAAACGAGCGGATTTACATCAGCACGGCAAAAGGTAACAATTGGATTGAGATTGATGAAGCTGGTAACATTGACATCTATACGTCGGGAAAACTAAGCGCAACGGCAGACCGTGATGTAAACTTTAAGACCAACGGTTCTTTCCGAGTTGAAGCCAAAAAAGGCATTCACTTGAAGAGTGGTAAGGAGATGCGGGTTCAGGCATCAGAGGACATTCAGGTCAAGACAGTGGGGAGCGTTCGCGTCGACGCTGCCAGTGATGTTCGAGCAACGTCTGGCACAGGTATCTTCAATGATGCTCCGAACGTAGATTTCCGTGTTTCGGGTAAAGACACCACTGTAAATGATCTCATGGACTTCCTCGATGAGTTCGTTGGAGAAGTTAATCAGTTCCGCGACAAGTACAACAGTCACCACCATTATAGTGGATCAGTCCCACCGCCTTTCCCAGGCGCGGAAGCTGACACGCCCGCTGTCCTCGAAATCAACGATGAGGGGTTGGGAGCTAATCCAGTTACAGATCCAGCTCACGTCCCCAACCGTCAGCCGGCTCACGAGCCGTGGGCTCGTATAGACCTGAATGACACCGGTGAGCCTGTGCTGATTCCGTATGATAATGAGCAGGTCGGTATTCAGTTCGCAGCGACTGGCGATGATGGCCTTACGAGTGATACGTTTGAGGTTCAACGCAATCCACGGTGGCGCCGCTAACGGTTCCCCGACCCCCTGATAAATATCGGTTATGACAACGCGCCAAAACTTGTACAGAGGCTACTCATCGTTCGAATACGAGCGTAACGGAACATTCCAACTCCGCGACGTAGAACTCGTGAAGATGGACCTCCTCAACCACATCTTCACGCGTCGCGGAGAACGTCTGCGCCTTCCACGTTTTGGTACGATTATCCCAGATCTGGCGTTTGAGCCGCTTGATGAGGACACACTCGACACGTTGGAATCGGAGCTGCGCGGCGTATTTGACTTTGATCCTCGTGTTGAGTTGATCAGTCTAACCGTCATACCAACGCCAGACGAGGGGACAGTAGTAGCGTCCGCACTACTACGCTACATCGAACTTGACGTAACAGATCTAATGAATCTGAACATCCAATTTGGGGAAGGTAGTCTGTAATGAGCCGCATTGTATCACGAGCTGAATCTTTCGAGAGAGCATACGAAGTCTTCCAACAGGTGAACTTCTCAGCCTTTGACTTCGTCACTGTCAAAGAAAGTATGATCGAGTATGTTAAGGCCTACTTCCCAGAAGACTTCAACGACTACATCGAGTCGTCGGAGTTCATTGCGGTCCTCGAGCTGTTCGCCTATATGGCTGAGCTTATTTCGTATCGTTTGGATATCAATGCTCACGAGAACTTCATTACCCAAGCGCAGAGAAAAGAATCTGTCCTTCGTCTCGCCAAACTAATTTCGTACAAGGCCTCTCGCAACATTCCCGCACGTGGCTTTGTTAAGATCGGTAGCATCCGCACTACAGAAAACGTATTTGACACCAATGGCACAAACCTTGCGAATCGTCAAATTCGTTGGAATGATCCAAACAATGTAAACTGGAAAACGCAGTTCCTACTGATTATGAATCGGCTGCTTGAGCAGCCATTTGGTTCCGTTTCACCAGAGGATCGCATTCAGGTTGAAGATGTGGTATTCGAGCTGTATCAGCTTGAGAACACGCCGACCGCTCTCGGTGTGCAAGGATACAGCACAAACGTTTCAGGTACGAATGTACAGATGGAACTTGTGCCCGTGGTTCTAGATGAACTGCTTGGTCCGGTCGAGCGTCACCCTGAGCGCAACCGCCCGTTCTCGCTTGTATTTGCGAACGATGGTCTAGGCGATGGGTCGAGCACCACCGGTTTCTTAATGTTCACCAAGCAAGGTACGATGAACATTCAACGTGCAGCGTTTGATGGCATCACACCCAACCAAACGTTTGACCTCGCTAACACAGGCATCAACAATACGGACGTATATCTAAACAACGTCGATCCGGACACCGGTGAGCTTGTTAACGCTGAAGGTCGTTGGGCAGAAGTTGACACCGTTGCCACAGAAAACATCGTATTCAACACACTTAACCAGCGCAACAAGTACGAAATTGAAACGTTGGATCGAGATGGTGTTCGTCTAATCTTTGGCGACGGGGAGTTTGCGAATATTCCATCGGGCACGTTTGATATCTGGCATCGTGTATCTTTGGAAGATCCGCTAGTCATTCCTCAGAACTCGGTTGTTAACCGTCCCGTATCGTTCAACTATCTTGACGTCGCTGGCAACGTTCAAACCGTGACGTTTACGTTCTCGCTCATCAACTCTCTTCAGAATGCTGCTGCTTCTGAATCGATTGATCATATCCGTCGTACAGCACCATCGACGTACTTCGCCCAGGATAGAATGGTTAGCGGTGAAGACTACAACACATTCCCGCTGCAAGATCCTTCAATTGCTAAACTCCGAGCACTCAATCGCACATTTGCAGGAGACAGTAAGTACATTCCATGGTATGACCCAAGTGAGACGTACGAGAATGTCAAAATCTTTGGTAACGACCTTCTACTGTACTACGACACAGACACAGTGTTTCAAACGGTAACCCAATCTGTAACGACTACTCAGATTCTCGATACGTATATTGAACCAATTTTGTCGACATCAGATTTTGCGTTGTCGATCGCTGGCATTGTACCTCTGGAATCCGTTCGAACGGAATTCACGCCTACGGAGCGCTCAGATATTTTGGCAGTTCTTGGTGACGTAGCAGCGTTCCCACCAGAAACAGCGTCGTTGTACTACGATGCAAACACTGATACGTGGACAGCTATTCTCAGTACTGGAACACCACCACCGGTGTTCCAGTATCAGATTGATGCTAGGTTCCAAGACAACATCTGGACCATTACACGAGACACTCGTCGGATTATTGCCGAAAGTCCATCGACGCGCTTCTGGAACACAAATGGCGGTGATAACGTTGTGTCCCTCGAAACGCTTACAACACTTCAAGATGAAATTGTGATCTTGAACGCCAATGTTAATCCGCAGTTTGATGGTTCGCCGTCTCCAGCGGGCATCTTGCAGGGTAACGTTACATTTCGTGTCCTCCAGCAAGCCAACGACGCTAGCGGGCTACCAGATATCACTAAGCTGGTGGTGATCCCAGAGGACCGTAATGGTGATGGTGTTCCAGATTTCGACATCGATTTTGACAATGATGGCAACCCTGATATGAGCGTCAATAACATCATTGCCCGAAACCGTAGTGAAGCGCTGGATCCAACACAGGCACCAACTGGTGGAGTAGCGGGGTCGACTCCTTTCAACTTCGCCTGGTTCCATTACACGCCACGACTCAACCTTGTGGATCCGGCGGCCTCCAACATTATTGACATGTTTATTCTTACGCAGGGGTATATTAGTGCGGTGGCGGACTGGGTTGCCGGTGACACAGCTATCGAACCGGTTGCTCCTACACCCCTGGATCTGCGCCGATCGTATGGAGATATTCTAACTAAGAAGATGATCTCCGACACGGTAGTATTGCGCCCAGGCCTTATTCGTTTGTTGTTTGGGGACAAGGCAGCTCCAGAGCTTCAGGCCCAGCTCAAGGTGATCAAGTCGCCCAATTCGACATTGACAGATAACCGCATCAAGACAGAGATCGTCGATGTTGTTAATGAATTCTTTGCGATTGATCTTTGGGAGTTCGGCGAGACGTTCTACTTTACAGAACTTGCGGCTGCTATCCACCAGCGTCTACCTGCTGACATCTCGTCAGTTGTTGTGGTTCCAACGCTAACGGATAATCAATTTGGTGATCTGTTCCAGGTAGCCGTTCGCGAAGATGAAGTGGTGCAGCCGGATGTGACTGTTGACGACATTGTGATTGTAGCTGCTTACACGGACGAAAACCTTCGCCTCGATCCATAAAGGGGTCCGGTAGTTGACCCCTGAACGCCCGCGATAAATATCTCGAACGCGGAGATATCAGCAAGTGCCTAACAAAAACAGTGACTTCAGTCAAGAGTTTTCGGATCTATTTGAATTCCTACCAGAGGTTTTTCGGTCCTCGACGAATGAAAGTGTGTTTAACAACGCTTTCAACCGTCTATTTTCGAAGCCTGAGATCGAGCGCGCCAATGGTCTAGTTGGTAACATTCCGCCAGCGCTTCAGAATCGACAAATCGAAGAGCCGACGCCGCACCGTCAGGCGTTCCAGCTGCAGCCGTTGCTCAACACACGCATTGGCGGTCAGAATTTCACTGCTTCCTACGTAGATCTCCTCAACGAGCTCGACCGGCTAGGTGTAGACCTGTGTCGCCAAAAGATTTGGGGTAGTGCCAAGAGCTTCAATTGGATTCCACCTATCGATCTTGACAAGCTAATCAACTTCCGTGACTACTTCTGGGTTGATCCGGTAGATCCTTCGTCACCGCAGCAATATGTCACGATCGAAAATCGTTGCACTCGAGCACAACAGTTTGTGGCTGCGTACCAAGAAACGCTCGATCTCTTCGGCACTGAGTTTGACGTTGTAGATTTGAGCGCCGCAGATAATACGATTACTGTTGGTGGAGATCAAACGGAGTTGTTCCGTTCGCAGTTCAGATTTTTCGTTCGTGGGTCAACTAACAGCTCAATCAACAACACATTCTTTACCACCCTTTCCTCATCCTTTGACCCGGATACGGAAACGACGATAATCGTTGTGGATCAAGCGATTGCTTCCGCGTCGCCAGTCGACGGTGTAGTTTCTCTCACAGAGCTTCTCACGCTATTCTTCCTCGAGCGCACGTGTCTATGTGACGGTGACATTGGTTGGGATCAGGGCGTTTGGGACGGCAACAACTTGGGCTTCCTCGGCTTCCTCGTTGGAGCTCCTACCGGTACTTTTAATGCGATCAGTCAGAATCAGAATGCCGCGGGCGAATCCGCACCAGGTAGACTGGACGGGGACTGGGTAACTGCAGGTAATGGTGGTCAGCCGCCTGAGCTGACAGACATTTGGTATGACCTGACGGATGGATCACTGAAGCAGTTCGACGGAGCAAACTGGGTTGTAGTCGTTGCGAACTTCCAAGATATCCTCGATTACATACAGTCACGATCGGAGTTCGGTGAACTGTTCTGGGATCGTGCTGGAAGCTGCGAGACAGAGACAAACCAGTGGATCGAGCAGAATCGCTGGGTACACAAGAATGCTGTCAACAATACAGCAACAGCGCGTCAGGCGACGCAACCAATTATTGAATACAGCGCGCAGGTGCAGCTTAACGAGTGGAACTTCCGTCAGTACGTCTGGAAGTATCGTGCCAGTCAGTTCACAGCATTTGCAGAATCGACGCTGAAGCCGTCGATCGTTGAGCTTGAGCCTCTCAAGTATCTCATTACCGATTCGACCACAATAGTTCTTCCGCCGGAACTTGGTGATCAAACAGCAACGTTCGTCCCTGGTTTTGAGTTTGCGATCGAAGGTAGTCCAGCCGCTGGGAACAATATTGATTACGTAGTGTCCTCGTCAGAATTTGTATCTGACCCAGGTCTGGTCCCTACTGGCCAAGCCGTCACTAAAATTACGATCAATGGTACGTTTGCTACCTTCCCAACGCTTGCGGGACCAGGTCGCATTATCCCGGTGTTCACATCTTTCGGTGATCCGTGGCGCAACTACAATGAGCACTGGTTGCTATCGGATACGCTCGATACAGTGCCTGTAACACCTAAGCTACCGAATCCAGATGTGAATATTGATCCTACATCGACGGTAACGCCAATTCTTATCGACTCCGTGTATTCGGCACAGATGCTGCTGAGCTCACTCGTTGACCCAACGGCATTTGGTGATTCGGTGTATCGATACGCCGTTGAGTACACAATCACACAGCCTGGGGGCGTACCTGCAGGCACATCGTTCCCTATAGATTCTGTTTTTGCAGATCCTACGCTAACAGTGCAGAACATCTACATGGACCAACGGGCAGTGGTTGGTCAGAATGATATTCGTGTGTTTGTCGACGGCATCCGTCAGTACGGTCAGTTCGTTGAGGATGATAACGGGGGTACAAGCAGCTACGTAGTGGGTGTGATCTTCGATAATGATATCCCCGCAAATTCCAACGTTCGGATTGAAGTCGGTCCACCTAGTGCTCTTGATCTTGGATTTGATTCCATTGAAGTTCGAACGATTGAAGACGAGACGCAGTTTGGCACTGACGGTCCTGAGCTTCGGTCGCTGGTCGAGTATCGTCGCAGTGAGCAAGTGAAAACAGCAACAACCCAGTATCCGTTGTTCGATGTAGTCAACGTCGACGGCACTGACGCTTTCCAAGCAAACTCGTTGTTCAGGTTTAAGACATCACAAGATTCTCCTGTCAACCCGCTGACAGGCTTTCGTTTGGAAATTGGACCTAACGGTAATTACGTTTTTGAACAGCTGCTGCTAAAAGATGACGGCGAACGTATGCTAGCCTTCCTCTTGAACGGTACTCCGCAAACGATATGGCGCGAAGGTCTTAATGGAGAGGTGTATGTTCCTGAATATGTTGACACCAACCGTAACCCACTTCCTGTTAATGATCCCGAGGGATTCTGGGAGATTCCTGATCAGTTGTATTTTAACAGCGAGCACGAGAATCGCCGTGAAATAAATCTTAGAGAGATAGTGTCACACTTCTCTTCGATCATCGCAGAGCAGGCATCTCTACCGGGTATCGTTAACCCAGGCAACACTTTCTATCTGCTGCTTAACCCTAACTACGGTCTCGGTGGACTGATCAAGGAGCATAATTTCAGCTACGATACGTTACTGTCGGCTCTGTTTGTTGACAATGTCACGCCGCGTGGTGTTATTGATTTCGCACACCAACAGTATCTCAACTCTCTCAGCACTCTGAAAGAGATTTACCGTGATAATGTGGTCTCGTACCTCACAAACCCAGACGTGGGGTTCATTAGTGAGCTTGGTGCATCGATCACCGAGGACGTTATCCGACGTTATGAAACGAATGATTATCTCGCAGTACTGTACGGCGATAGCAACGCATACGATGCTGCAACTGATCAAGGTGTGCGCAATTGGCCAGCTACGCTTCCTTTTGTTCGAATGGCATTTGCGCGTCGCCCGCATCTGATAGAGGATACTGAATTAAGCCTGCTGCAGCTGATTCACCACGATGGGCACAGATCAGCGCCAGCTTTGACGCAGACCACCCGCGAAGCATTAATTCAAACGACAATCAATGCATTCGACCCACGCTCTCTGGAAAATGAGCGTTGGGGGATTCAGTCGTCGTCGGCTCCACCTACTACGTTTGTGGACCTGAGCAATGCTACTACGCCGCGCGCGGGCATCTATTGGTATCAAGCAGTCGGGTCTAACCGTACGCTGTTCCGCTTTGCGGCAACAGCTGTCAGCGCGCTGGCTCCAATCGATGTTGGCGTCGGCGCCCTGTGGTATGATACTTCGACGAATACCTTGCGTCGTCTCGACACATCATCAGTATGGCAGCCGGTTACAGCTGTTGGGGACGGTCTGATTGGTGATGCATGGGAGGAAGTTGATCTAGATCGAACACTTGCGCAGCTGCTACTTGAGGTCGAAACACGCTTGTATGATTTCGCGCCAGAGCTCGAAGAGCTTGCTTTCGATGTACCAGCTCTCGCAACAAGTGAAATCTCATGCCCTGATGTCAACCCGACAATTACTGAAGCGGACACGTTTAATCAGTATCTGCAGGACGCATTTGTTGCGTGGCTGCGAACGCAAGAAATTGACGAAGCGTTCTCTTCGGCTCAATTCTACGATCCAGCGGATCCGTTTACGTGGAACTATAAGCAATCGATTCCAATACAGTATCCGCGAACAGGCCAGACGGGAACCGGTGGATGGTGGCTAGATCTGTACAACCGCCTCTACAACACTCCTTACCCGCACCTGGAGCCATGGCGCTTGCAGGGATATGATGAAAAGCCTGCGTGGTGGGACGATGAGTATCTCGACACATCTGGTGCCCGCCGATGGATCTATGATCATGCAACTGCATCCGGTATGTGGGAAAATATCCGCGTTGGGGCCGTTCCCGCCGGTCAGCTGCTTCCAGACGGCGTAAGCGTTGGTACGGGTCTTGCTGGTGATGTGCCATTTACATACAACTATTTCTCTGTCAACATTGACGACAGTGTTCTGGACGGCTATGCACCGGACGATGTGTTCCCACCATATTGGGATTATGTTGCAAACGGTGGTTCTGCTGTGGTTCGTTCTCTGTACCAATCTATCAGCGAAATTGTAGCACCGTCTGCAGATTACGCTTTCGGTGATCGTGGACCGGTGGAGTTTGAATGGACACAAACAGCACAGCGTCTATATGATGATCTCACTGTTGGCTTCCGCATGGACCCTGTGAGATTTTTCCATGCAACGTTCGGTGAAGAGTTTATCGACGTTGGTGGTCTGAACATCAACGTCGATCTTGAGAAGGTGTATAGCCATAAGGATGTACGCTTTCATGGTGATATCCAGAACGTTAACCAAGTTCTGAGCTTCGAGGGGTTGAACCAGTGGTATGTGAACTTCAATCGTAGCTCGGGCTTCGATACAGTTGCATCGAACTTCCGACCACTGTGGACAAACTGGAATCCACTGCTGGCGTATCAGTTCGGCTCCGTGATCGACACCAACACGTTTACTGTCGATACGCCAAACTTTGATGTTAATGCTCGCGATTATCGTGTTGTTCTAAAGAATTCTATCGGGATTGACAATCTAACGTTTGATGCCCTAAAAGTTAGCGTTCTGAGAGTTCCTAATCGCTTGATCAGCCAAGATACGGAGTCGCTGTGGAACTTCCAGCTTGATACGTTCGCACCGGATGTACGCCAGCTTTCGTACTATAACGTACGCAACTATCCGGTTCGTGTAGCAACCACACCAACGACAGGAAGTAGTATCTTTTCGATCTACGAGTACAACATTACAGCACTTGATCAGATCACCGGTGTGATTACGCTCCTCGGTAATCAGACGGAAGCATTCTCTCTGAACAACGACTTTACAATCACACAGTCGGCAGGTAATAACGGTTCATACACGGCTACAAACGTCGTGTATGATTCAGGTAACGATGTAACATACGTGTCGATAGGCACATCATTCCCAAGTCCTGCTGTTGACGGGGTGTTGGTTGCCGACTACCGTAAACTGCAGTGGCAGGTGGGTGATCCTGTCGAGATTTCATCAACGATCGGCGTTCCGGTACCACTGCAGGCGAACACAACATACTACGTGATCCCGGTGTCGGATACATCTTTCCAGCTGGCAGAGTCCCAGCACTTGGCACACGAGGGTGTGGCCCTTGACGTAACTACACGCGGGCAAGGTCGCATTGAAGTCGGTCAGATTAGCTATCGATTCGTGGCTCTCGACGGCGAAGCGACAGACCGTGAGTGGAAGCACTTCGTCCTCGACCACGATAGTCTACTAACGATTACGCCACCAACTTCGATCAATGGTGTCCAGAACCTAATCAATATTGTGGATGGGTATGCGGCGGTCGAGCGTGAAGAGGGCTTCGTATTCAACAGTGATCATGTTGAGCTAGATCCGGATCTTCGTACTCCAATTTCGTGGGAGACGGAAACCGAGCGCTTTATTGACAGCATCTTCCGGTTGCGGTCTTTCCGTCAGGCACAGCCTGAAACGTTCCAAGCTAGTGTTGATATCTTGACCGATGAGTATGTGTTCTCCGGAGATGTACCTAACTGGGTTACAGGACAACTGGTGCAACCAGGCGTGCTGAACGGCACTGTCCCAACGCCGTTGTTGCCAAACAACCCTTACTTCTTGATCACAACAGACGATCCGACGCGTGTTAAGTTGGCACTAACGCGCACTGATGCTTTGCTTGGTAATGCGATTGCGCTGACGGCGGGTGGATCGGGTCCACAGTATCTTGCAGAGTTCACGCGTGGTAAGTACACAATTCCTTCGTATGAGATTAACCCAGCTCGTACGAATCTCTGGGTGGAAACGCCTCGAGGGATTCTGGCGGATATTTCCAAAGCTACGGCTGCTGATCTTCGAGGTATTCAGTTAATCACTGACCAGAACGGCAACCAACTAACAACGGAGCAGCTAGCGGTATTCCGCCTTGATCGCCTCGCGAGAATCAACGTACAGAAACAACAGCGCAATCCAGAGCTTCCGGCCGCAACGCAGAATCCAACGAGAGACTCGCTACACATTGCAAGTGCGAACCTCTTTGTCAACGGTACGGAACATGTTGTACTGTTTAACGATAATTCAGTCGAAGGCTTCCTAATCTACGATCCGTTCGTCGGGTTGAACACCTCGCGCTTTGAGCTGCTGTTCTTCAGGCAGCGAGAGTTCACACAGCGTCCGGTAGTTGGTGGCTATTATCTAACTCAAGACCAGCAGCTGCTTCGCAACATTGAATCGTCTACGCTAGATTTGCAGAATGCTTACGATAAGTATCGCTCTCTTGAATCCACAGACATGATCCGCGAAGGTCGGAAATCAATCGGATATCCTGGTGCGGGTACTCAACCATACCTGACGGAACTTAACGTAAGTCCTAAGTCTCAGTTTGCGTTCTGGACAGGATTCATTGCTTCTAAGGGTGCTGTGCAAGGTTTGAATGCGTTCGCGAACTCTCGCACGTTTGATGGCGCTGAAGTGGATGAGGTGTGGGCGTTTAAGATTGCTGAGTTTGGTTCAAACCGCGAGCAGGAGTACATTCCACTTCGATTAATCGAAAGCGATGGTCGCCGCGTTGAGAAGCGTATCCAGTTTCTTGATCCAACACAGGACCGTGTGGCTGATACACCTGCGACGTTTGAAGGGATCTTCCTCTCAGATCAAGCGCGCTGGGCTGATCAGCCTGATCAAGTAGTTTCGCTTGCGGACAACGGTACGACGTTCTACTTTGACACGGACATCACAGGCGTACACGAATTCACTACTGGTTTCTTGGGCACAAGTGGACAGTACTTCATTCGATTCGAAGATGATGTATTCTTCGACGCAGCTGTTGTAATCAAGATCGCCTCGGATGGTACTCCACAGACGCCTACGACTGCATTCACATACTTCAATAGTCAGCATGTTGTGAGCTCAACAGATCCGGCTGCCGAGCTTGCGCTGGATCCGGGTGCGGTATTCCGCCTCTACGCAATCAACCCGCATAAAAATGCGCAGAATCCTGCTAAGGTAATTGATACGGTTGACAACATCGTAATCAGCGACGTTCCGTTGTGGGATCCTCGACGCAACAGTCACTATGCCGTTGCGGAAAATGTAGTTACAATTGAGTCGCCGAACGATCCGGCGACTTACGGCACATCGCTTGATCCTGCCAATGTCAGCAATGGTCCATGGGTAGAGCCGCAGGTGGGCGAGACGTGGTGGGACACCTCTGCGCGTGAATACGTACCATACCACGATACAGTGATTTTTCCAGACGTAGATACACGCTCGCGTCGTTGGGGTCAATTGTCAGAGTGGGCAGATATTGTCCTCTATCAGTGGACAGAATCGGATGTTCCGCCCGAAGAATACGATGCGGCCGCCGAGCGCGAAGGGGTTGACATCACGCGTGATCCGCGGATTCGCAAATCCGGCACAGCAAAAGCAGATGTGTTCACTCGCACTCGCGCGCCTCTGACAGTGGTCAGCGAAAGCACATCCACCAACGATATCTTCATCAATGATAGCGCCGGTGTGATTTCTCTTGGTGACCAGGTATTGTTTGCAGGGGACGACCTAGCAGCTCCTCTTCAGGAAGACACGTTCTACTACGTTATTGACATCGATGCGCCAAGCGCCAACCGTCGTCTTCGTGTGGCCTCCGTGGAGAATGGTCCTGCGGTCAACATAACAACCACAGGCACGAGCAGCACACTAATTCCACCATTTGACGACGGTCTTTGGGTGCAATTAGAGCGTGTGATCACAAAACATACCCCCGGTGCCACAGGTAATGTTGGCAACACAACGTTTGCTGCAATCACTGGCATCGCGCCTAACAACATCGCTGTTGGCGACAGTGTGGGTGTTTATGTTAACGGTTTCTCAGTAGGCACTTACACTGTTAATGGCGCCGGAAATGTTGTCATCCCTGCGACGCAAGACACAGATCTCGTAACAATCGTTAAGGAGATTGTGGAACCAACAGATGATGAGCAGGATTTTGATCCTACCGTTACTCCGTCAAGTTCTACTTTGACGCAGAAGCGCCGCGATTACAACTATACTGTTCGAAATGTTGTCGATGAATTTAACCAGACGGCGCAGCGCTACTACTTCTGGGTTCGTCGCAAAACTACACGCAGTGGGACAAACCCATCACTGGCCAGCGCCGAGCAAACGCTGCGTGAGATTCCAACGCCATTTATTGTTCCGGCGGGATACGTTGATCAGGAAACCAAAACAATCAACGGAACACCCAATGTGTACTTCCCGCGGCGATATACACAATGTATCATTCGCGGACTTGCGGGCATCGTTGATGATGACGACAGGTACGTGTTGAGGTTCACTCATGACTTCACATTGCGTGATGAGTTCTTCCCGCGTAGTAATCCAGCGGAGTTGCCAGCTGCTGCGCCGGTGATCGGTCAGCAACCTCTCGATCTCAAAACACTGCACTCGGAGTGGACGCTTCTACGACCGGGACAGCCAACAAAGATTCCTCGAAGCTTGTGGGATAAGATCACTGAAGCTGTTATTGGACGTAAGCTCAACGATCCTACTATCCGTGTACCTTCGTTTGCACGCGAAGCATACGATGCTGAATTTGGCACACAGACGCGCTTTGGTCTGGAAGATCAGCAGGCGTTTGTTAATGGAAGACTAGCTTTGGCGACGGTACTTGACGATCTAACAGATCCGACGAATGATTTTGCTCCGATTGATATCAACGTGTTCTTCCAGAACAACGAAACGCTGACGGAAGGTGGCTTGATATCGTTCTTCGATACTATCTACAACACGTTTACGGTCAAGACTGTCAATCGAATCTTCTTCAAAGTCTTGCTCGACGCTTTGTCAACGAAAGATAGATATCCGGGTGTGTTCAAAACATCGTTCGTAACACTTGAAGGAAGACAGCGTTTGCAGACGGAGGCACTGATTAATGGCTAATCCAATCCAGGGTTTGCTAGACTTTGTTCTAGCGCAGAAGCCTTATCACACAAAGATTCTGGATGTTCTGGTCAACTACGTGCACGAAGACCAGATTGATGCTAGTGTGCTGGAACAGGTTGCGTTTCAGATTGGTCTGGTATTCGATACGAAGCTGTCTGACGATTCAGGAGACTTGGAGTCGATTGTTGAACTGTGTCCGCGCGCTTTCGGTGAACTGTGGGATCAACCAGGCCAGTTCCAAGTAATCTGGAACTCTGGCAACGTTGTTTACATTCGTGGTGATGTGACAGAAATTCTGATTAATGGTGCTGTGTTCGAAGTGCAGGAGCCGGATGGTGGACCGGGTCTGCTCACGCTCACAGTTCAGTCTTCCGTATACGATGCGGTGACGGATCGCACAGCTGTCACGGTTGATCCGTTTGCACCGGTGCTATGGATTCCCAACGCACCTCCTGTAGACAACACGAACACAGCTGGAGAAGCATACGCGCTCTACAGATTGACGGATGGGTACGAAGTCGAACTGACGGAGTCCAGCAACACGATTGTGATTCGACAAGGAATCGCCGCAAATCCGCCGCTCGCAGAATACTTTATTTCGGGTCTAGCTCTCGAGATTCGAGACGCACCAGCTTCGGTAAACAACCAGTACCGTATCATTCTTTCGCAGCAGTTGTCTGGTACAGAAGTGCTATTGCTTACGACGACCATCATCACAGCGGATGAAACGCTTGCGGCACCAGCGGAATTGTTGACGGCAGGATATGGTTATGATGAGCCAACGTTCTGTAACACTGGCGATCCAACAGTTGTTCGACCTGCGGTACTAGACAAACTAAGCATTCGTACATTCGATCAGACTAATACAACAGAGTTGTTCCAATACTTCATACTAGAGGCCGACAGTATCGGAAATACGTTTACCGTTGAAGGTAACGCAACCTTCATCAACGGTCAAGCATTTAATGTCATTCATGCGCCAACGCCTCTGCAACTCCAAGATCAGAGCGCTTACATTGACGAGTTTGAGGTACCACTCAGCCCTCCTCTCCCCCCGGGGGCAACAACAAATGTGAGTTCACCCATTCTTCTCAATTTTTTCACTGGCGGCAGTGGGTATGCTGTATCTGACACAATCACTCTGAACAACACAGGTGAGGGGGGATCTGGAGCTGTAATCACTGTGGACGCTGTCAACGCTGGTGAGGTAACGGAATTCACCATCACCAGCGCTGGTGATGGTGTGTCGGTCTATACGTCAGTTGAACAACAAGCTACGTCAGGCGGCGGTACTGGATTCGCACTAGTTCCACGCGCGCAGAACGTTGGTGATCCGTTGGTTGATGGAAATAATGGATCTTATACGGCCACTAGTGCCACGTTTAACCCAGTTACCAATAGAACAATTATTGGAGTGGCAAACGTTCCTTTAACGAGTCGTACCGGCTGGATCGTCCCTTCCTAACTTTGACCCACGAATAAATAGGATAAAGACCGAAGGGACTCACTATGCGCATAGATTTTCGACAAGGCCTAGTACGATATCAAACCGATACAGCAGGAACTCCGACGTTCATTCGAGGATCCAACGGTGATATCGATCTGGTTGTTTCACCTGATCCAACCATAGCGACGTTCGCTGACGGTACAGAAGATTACACAATTGAAGAGCGTCAGACGGTTCCCGCAGCGTGGCCAGGGCCATTCATCAATGGAACAAACTACTGGCTATACATCGACATCGACACACAGACGGGTGTTCGCACATTTGGTCAAACAACGATCGAACCTGTTGTCAGTTTCAACCCTCCACCGGCCGTTGAGGGTCAGCATTGGTTTGATAGAAACGAAAACGTTCAAAAGGTTCGCACCAACAATAGATGGGTTCGTGTACTAAGAGTGTTCACAGCACTCCTACCGTCAGGGTCTACGTCGAATCCACAAGCATACGCTATCGGTTCTCAGGCAGGTCTGTGGACGCCAACAGAATCTGGTTTCATCGTCTTCGATGAGAATGACCTAGCTGTACAGCGCCAGGGACCTCTACGCCAACGGCGCTTCTTGACAACGGCCAGCGCGCTAGCTACGCAATTTAGCGGCTCTGCTGAATTCCAGATCGAAGGTTTGCTCTCGCGTGCCGAAGCTATTGAAAACGTGCCCGCGTGGCACGCCGTAGCAATCAAGGGACCTCGTCAAATTGGTCTAGCGTCTAACTCTGTTCCAAGCGCTCCTGCCGTGGGCCTCATTAACGAAGATGCTGTTCCGGGTGAGGTGGTTCGTATTATCACCAGTGGCTTTTTTACTTCATCTTCTATTGACTTCGGAAACGCTGAGCCAGGTGATCCGGTATTTGTCGGTACCACAGGAAACCTCACAACAATTCCACCGCAACAGTTTTCCATTCAGCAAGTTGGTGAAGTTGTTACAAGAAATTCAATTTACGTTGACGTTAAGTCGTTGATTCGATACCAGGGATGAACGCATGGCTAACCTAGTACCACTTCACATTGATAAAGATACAGGCGAGCTTGTTGCAACACGCAATCCGGGGATTGGCGGCGGCGCGCCGCCTGGCGGCGGTGGCGGTGACGGGGCAGCTGGATACCTACACATCCAAGGTCTAGCAACGGACGTATGGACAATCACGCACGGTCAGGGTTCAGATCTTCTGCTCGTTCAGGTGTTTACGGCAACTAATGACGTTGTTATTCCTGACGAAATCTCGATCATCGATATAAATACTGTCGAGATTACTTTTGGTACACCAACAACAGGACGCGCACACATTATCTTCTTTGATGCGTCGTAAGGATTACGAGTGACACCAGTATTCAAGACTAGCGATATTGTACTTGCTTCCTACCTCCGTCTGTCTGGTTTCACCCTGACAGAAATCACAAAAGATGGCAACAAAGGAACGTTCGTGTTTAGCAGCGTGACGGACGAAGCCGTTAATGACTACGACCTCGGTAATGCACGCGTCGAGCCTGTTGCTTTCAACAATACTATTCGTCAACTAACAACCAGCGTTCGCAGAATCCCGGCCGCGTAATCGCGCGGTTCACCCAAAAATTACATCACCCCATAAATACCAATCAACAGATATCAATACAGCCGCCGGGCTACATATAAACTCGAGTTTTACGAACAAACGACAACAACTTTGATCAAAGGAGTTACCAATGAGAATCAATGGTGATTTAGAATTTTTTGCGATCGATGGAGCAGCTAACTCTATCAAGAATGCTTTCTTCGAGCGCGTAGCTGGCGGCGTAGGTGGTGTAAGTCTACCACTTAACGGTGGTGCAGCAACCGGGGCAGCAGGCGCCGGTCGTCTTGTCTACAACACAGACGACAACGCTTTCTACTTCTACAACGGTACGACGTGGCAGGAAGTAGGAACGGGCGGTGGTGCCGCTGGTATCCAGGCAGAGCTAGATGACACACAGGCGTCGATGGGATACGTCAATACTGACGGTACCTTTAACGCATCTACTCTTAACGCTCTATCAAATGTTACAGGCCTAACGGGCGGCGATACTCTCGTTGATGCTCTAACACAACTTGACGCGGCCATCACAAACGCTGCAGGTGTTGATACGCTTGGTGAACTAACAGACGTCACACTTGCTGGTCTTGCTGCTGGCGACGTTCTTTATTCCGCTGATGGTTCCACATTCGTTAACGCTACGCCAAACGCAGCTGGGCTTGTCACGCTAGCAGGCACACAAACGATTTCCGGTGCAAAGACATTCTCTGCCGTCGCTACATTCAGCGAGGATATTGCAGCTAAGGCTGGTACAGCAGCGGATCCGGCTATCCACTTTGGCGGCGACACAGACACAGGTTTCTACCAACTCGGTCCTAACGCCATCGGTGTTAGTATCGGTAATACTGGTGGCAACTTCTGGGGTGACGTTCTTGGTGACCACATTCTCCAGGTAGGTGGCGTTGGTGTTAATGGCTATGTCGTCGCGGGCGATGGTGGTCAAATTGTTGGTCCGCTGTCCAATGCAGACGGTCAACCAGGTCTATCATTTGGTAACTCTTCCGGCAATGCGGCAGGTGTATTCTACGGTTCCGACTTCCTTGGTGGAGGCGAAGCTGTTGGCATGGGCTTCAAGGATGCCAACGGTGGTGTAATCTTCGGCGCATTTGGTGGCGAAACGGGTTACCTTGCGCACAACGATCCTAACGGAAACGGAATCTGGGACGCACTTACGTACGAGACCAATGTTGCAAACGGCGAAGATTATGCGATTCCTAACAAGCTATACGTTGACAACGCTATCGCAGCTGCTTCGATCAACAACCTAGACGAAATCGGTGATGTAAACACACCATCTCCAACAAACAACAACTTCCTCGTTTACAACACAACGCCAGGCGAGTGGCAAGACTTTACGCCTGCAGAAGCACGCACAGCACTTGGCCTGAACGCAGGTGGTGTTGGTGACATCTGGGTTGAGAAAGCAGGCGACACAATGACGGGTGATCTCGTCATGTCTAATAGCGCTGTTATTCAGGCTGAGCTTGGTACAGCTGCTCTACCGTCTGTTACATTCACAGGTGACACTGATACAGGTATGTCGGCAGCGGTTGCTAACGAGCTCGTGCTCTCCGCAGGTGGTACAGCGCTGCTGACACTCACAGCAACAGAAATCACAGCTTCCCAGGAAATCCTGGCTCCAGCTGGTTCTGCCGCTAACCCAGCGTTCTCGTTCTCGGTCGATCCTGACACAGGTATGTTCCGCTCACTCGCTAACCAGCTGTCGCTCGTTACGAACGGCACCACTCGCCTGAACGTTGAGGAAAACGGCACACTGAATGTTGGCGACACCGTCGCTTACGAAAACCTCGTAACAGACGACGATGATATTCCTAACAAGAAGTACGTTGACGACCAGATCGTTGCGGGTGTTGGTGCAACATCTCTCGACCTGCTGACAGACACGACACTCGTTACACCAGTATCCAACGACACGCTGCAGTATGTCTCGGCAGGCTCCGCGTTCATCACGTCTCAGGATGAAACTAACTTTGACGGTGTTGGTTCAAACGGTACATTCACGGGTGGTACAGGCTATGTGGTGGCAGACACAATCGTACTGGACGATGATGGTTCCGCCAACCCAGGAACGGTTGTTACCGTTGATGCTGTCTCCGGTGGTGTAATCACACAGTTCACGGTTACAACACCAAGCAACTTCCCAACAGGTGATTCTGTAACACGCAGCCAGGCTTCCACGTCTGGAGTGGGTACGGGCTTCACACTGACGCCAGGAACCAACAACCTGACGGCTCTTGCGCCCGAGTGGCACAACGTTGATCCAGCTGGTGCACGTTCTAACCTTGGTCTGATCGCGGGCGGTGCGGGCGACATCTGGGTTGAGAAAGCTGGCGACACGATGTCTGGCAACCTCAACATGGATTCCAACCTGATCGTTAACGTTGGCGATCCGGTTTCGGGTGCTGATGCGGTAAACAAGGCTTACGTTGACAACATTGCAACAGGTCTGTCCGTTAAGGCTGCGGTTAAAGTAGCAACGACAGCTAACCTTGCTGCAACGTACGACAACGGAACTTCCGGTGTTGGTGCAACTTTGACAGCATCCGCAAACGGTGCATGGCCAGGCCTCGACGGTGTAACAACAGGGTTTGCTCTCAACGACGGCATTCTTGTTAAGGACCAGACTAACGCATTCGAGAACGGTCGTTACTTCATCTCTGACCTCGGTTCCGCTGGTACACCATGGGTACTAACACGTTGCGGCACATGCGATGAAGCAGATGAGATTCCTTCTGCGTTCGTATTTGTCCAGCAGGGTACAACATACGGTAACACGGGTTGGGCAGCATCTGTCGATAACCCAACAACGTTCGTTGTTGGCACAGACGATATCGATTGGGTGCAGTTCTCCGGTTCCGGCGCAATCAACGCTGGCGTTGGTCTGTCTCTAACCGGCACAACACTCAACGTCAACCTTGGTGCTGGTATCGTTGATCTACCATCTGACGAAGTTGGTATCGATCTGTTCGATGCCGCAACAGGTGCTCTGATCCTCACGACAGATGGAACGGCTCGCACATCAGGAACGGGTGCACAGCTGCATCTACTTCTAGACAGCAACGCATCCCTTGTCCAGGGCGCAGGTGGCCTGTCTGTTGCAGCAACGACATTTGCTGGTGACACAGGATCCGACGCAACAGTCCTGCCAGGTGAGACGATTACGTTCGCAGGTGCAAACGCTATCAGCACAACGGTCACAACGAACAATGTTCAGATCGATGTCGCAACAGCAACGACAGCTGCATCGCAGGGTGCGGGTACGCTTGGTGTTGCCGAGTTCTTCGGCACCGATTTCTCGGTCACGTCTGGCTTCGTTGAACTGAACCCAGTAGGTGTTCAGGAAAGCGTTTCGTTCACGTTCTCTCCAATCACCGGTGACGACATTGTCCTCACAGGTACGACAGACACGCTGAACATCAACTCCACAACACTGACAGTTGCTGGTACAGTTGGCACATCCACAATCGACATTGATTTGAATGCTGTACTTTCTGATCTCAACGATGTTAGTGGTGATTTGGCACCATACGGCGGCGGTGAGTTTACTGCACCAGTTAGCACGCGTGACCTGATCGGCGCAGCATACGACGACTGGTTCGTTCGTCCATCCGATGGTAACCTTGTACCATACAATGTTAACCCAACGCCGTTCTCGGCAGGGTTGGTTACGCCAGGTCTCCATCGCGGTGCACAAATCCTCGTGTGGGACACAAGTGCAGCAACGGGCACACCTGGTGCTGATGATGAGTATGGTCAGTGGACGTCTGCATGGTCCGATTCTCTGCTAAATGCTTCTGGCTTGGGTGCATTCCATGAGTGGGAAGCGAACCGAAGCTACTTTGCGCCAACAGCAGCTGATCACTATGCGTACACAGGGGCTGCCTGGTCAGGCGCAGAAGGCGCAACCGCAGTGTTTGCACGTTGGGATACGACTACTGAATCATGGCGCAACTTCACGCCAGCACAGATGGTTACCATGCTCAACACGCAGGGTGGCCTGACAGGCGTAACAGCAACGTTTGATGTCGCAGGCGACACAGGTACGCCTCAGACGATCACCACGGGCGTCGACACGGTTACGATCGCAGGTGGCACAGGCATTGACACCGTTGCTGGTGCAACAGATACGGTAACGGTAAGCCTGAACGCTTCGGTTGGCGATCTGAACGATGTGACGCTAAGCGGCGCGTCGGCAGCAGGCGACGTTCTCGTCTGGGACGGTGGCAACAATGACTTCCGTGATGTTCAAATCCACTACGTGGAGACAACAGCGGTTGCGGGAACAAGCCACACGATCACTCACAACCTCAACCAGCAGTACGTAAACGTAACGATTGCGGACACTTCCGACCAGGTAATCATTCCACAGTCGATCACGTTCACAGATGCTAACACAGTAACAGTGACGTTGAGCTCCTCGGCAAACATCACTGCAATTGTGACGGGTGTTCCAGGCGTCTAATCGATAGCCTGAGTAAGATACGAAAAGGGGGCCTTTGGCCCCCTTTTCGTTTGCGCTAAATAAAGCTATGTACGTCACAGATAAATTCGTGTTTCTTCATGTCCCCAAAACAGCTGGAACAACAGTCATGCGAAAGCTGCTTCCTGCCATGTCGCGTGGAGCATACGGCTTGCATCTCAAGCGTTTTGAAAACACATACCACAAGCACATTCAGTTTCTTCCGGAACAATATGCTGATTTACCGAGAATCGGCTTCGTGCGTAACCCATGGGCATGGTATGTTTCGTGGTTGAGTTGGAGCATGCACATTGGCGATCAACCAACACGTGTTGTGTTCACGGAAGGACTCGATCCTAGCACTCCTCATTACTTTACCGATACGATAAAGCGTCTCCTTACCATCGACGATGGTACAGATGGTAGTACTAGGAGAATCAAGCGGATGGAAGCGATGTACAGTCGTGTTGATCAAATAACGCTACAGCGGTCGTTCATGTGTCCTTACAATTATACGCGCTATGCTAGAGAGTTCGGCGCAGGATACTTCACCTGGTGGTTTAGAAGTGTACTGTACGGGATTTTTAAGCCGCAGCCAGCTGATTCAATCGCGATCGGGAAGATGGAGAAGTTCACAACTGATTTCTTAAGGTTGGTGGGTAAGCACGTTGATCTGACTCCAGAATACATAACCTATGCAACAGAAGGTCAGGCAGAGCGTGTGCGTAAAGATAAGTTTCCGTATCAGGATCATTACGACTTCGAACTAGCAGCGTTGGTTGCAGCTAAGGATGGTGGTATAATCAATAAGTACGGGTACCAATTCAGTCAACAAGAGAAACTCGCATAAATAGTAGAATAAACAGGAGTTTGTAAATGCAGCTGCACGACGTAATGCCAGTGAAGATTCACGGTCACCTCCACATTGAAGATGATCTAGGTAATGTCCTTGTTGATAAGGACAACGCCATTCATCCACAGAATATGGCACGAGTTTTTGCCCGCGCACTTGCTAACGAACCCAACTCTTCGATCCATACGATG